GGACCCTGTGGCGACCGCCTCCATCCTTCGATAGAACGCCCGACTAGCGGGATGGTGTGGGAACACCTTAATGGTCTTGGTATTGACACGCCGACACGCAAGGCGAAAGAGGCCGCGACCCAGGCCGCGATTCCGATACCTGATGTTGATGAACACGTAGAACGTAGTGGTGGTACGATTCTCTCGCAAGAGTGCCCATCCTACTATGCTACCGCTGTCCAACGCCAGCAGTATCTTATCCCTGTCCTCACGGTAGTCGAGATAGTCTTCCCGAATGTAGTCAAACCCACGCCAACTCAGCGACATTAGCTGCCGCTTTTGGTGGGTACTCAGCTTTCGCTTCGTGGTTGTTCTGTAGCTTATCACGGTCTAGTCCCTCAGTAAGAGCCATGCGATAAAACCTATGAGGATAAGAAGCCCAATCCCCATAATGGCATCTGGCCAACTTGCTTGTGCTATCAAGTACATCGTATCACCCCTTCTGGCATTGGAGCCGGTTTGGTTTCTCTAGGTTCTGGTGGTTCAATCCCTTCATACGTTGATTCTGTCAACCAGTAAAGACCGTTGAGAGGAACCGTAATTGGTGAAATTACCAGCGATATGCTTCGCATAATGGGCGATGGCCCTATTTGGTTTTCTCCAAGGAACCATTCGTGCGTTGGGTCGTTGTTGTAAACGCCCACGGCATTCCTCATCATCATAAAGTTGCATGGATACATCGCCAAGCAAAGTATGATGACCATAAACCAACCAAAATGAACTCTCATGGCTTTCTCCTCCTATCTAATCAGTTTCAACCTTTTCAGGTATTCGTTGAACATCCTGCATGGAACACCTTGGTAGTCGCACACAGGACTAAATGTCTCAACCATGCCTTGTGTCATCAACAGGGCTGCTGCCGCAGCCGGGAAAGCTGTAGCCTTCTGCATGGCGGTGAAGCGGCCATCGGCCAGAATCACAAACTCCCTAATTCTCCGCTCTTTAGGAAGCCCGCTCCATTCCACTTCAACCTTACCCACCACAATATCTTCCGTAATAACCGGACAGTTTTCTTTCAATGCGGTCGTAAACTGTTCTTCGGTGTAGCGATGGTTGTTTAGTAGATTGTCGAGAATGTCCCAGTGTCCCTTGTAGCGGAGTGTCTGATATTGGGCACTGTGGACGCCTCGGGCCATCAGATTGTGAAGGCTCAGCCCCATACCACCCTTCGTATTGAAGGCTTCCAGGTTACCAGCTAACGTAGAGACATGGCGATGGCCACTGAGAGCCGGGGCGGTGGCTTTGACATAAAGAGCTAGAAAGTCACAGTCTCCCGTATACTCATTGTACAGACCGTTCGGGCTGAACACAATACCATACTTCCAGGGCAACCCCTCTGGGTCACGCGGTAACCCGCCGACACACATAGAGATTTTGGCACCGTCTTCCCGGCCCCTTATCAATTCCTCTGCTATGATAGAGACCCAGCCAGGGGCACAGCCCAAGTCGGTAAAAACCGGCGACTGTGGAACACTGCGTTCTGGGTAGATGGCGACGGCGTTATTTTGTATGGTCTCTGATACAAATGGATTGCCACCGAGGTCAGCGTATGGGACACCGGCCCGGTTACACTCTTTGGCAATCTCAATGTTGACATTGTATGGCGCGGCTGAGAATACTAGGTCCAGCGGCTCTCCATCAAAGTCGGTAGGGCTGTTGCTAGAAACAACCCTGGTACGTTTTGGTTTGTTGATACGCCTATACGCATCAAAACACACATGAGGCGCGTTGTCCACCATTTCGACCACATCCATACCCAACTCGATTAGGGCATGAACAATGGCCTCTCCCTGCATACCCCCCGCTCCGATTACTTTGGCCCGTATAATGGTAGCCCCTTTCGTTTTCGCATTTTGTTCTCTATGGTACACTTACCTGTTGCGTTGAAGTGTTTCACTTCTTCGGCAACCTCTCCATGCCGGGGACAAGTAATTCCATCCGGCAGATGGAACCAGCAGCGACCTACACAGTGGCCGTCAGCCGTTTGTTCTTTGATTGGGCAGTTCATAGTTTGCTCCAGCTAGTTTGGGTGGTACTATCCCATTGCAAAGCTAACAACCTTGTCAAATCGCTTCGCGTCATAGTCACAATCCAAACACAGGTCTGAATGTGGACCCACTGTTCCACCACACTTTGGACAGGTCATTTGGGAACCTCCCTATGTAAGTAGTACCAATACCAGCGTTCAAAAAAGAGCCCGGCCCGCCACCAAAATCCAGAGTGTCGGGGATGGCCAAGTTTGCAGCTTCCTGCGTATCTGAACGCACAGCACACAAAGCACCGGCCCAGTATCTTCCGCCTTTTCTTTCTCCAATCAAAGCTACGCATGTTACCACCTTATCCTAGTTCCCATGTCAGCGGTAATCATAGGTTTCCCCTTTCAAGGTCTCTCAAAATCACCGCCGCGTCAGCTTCGCCTCGCGACTTTACTTTGAGGCTGACGCTCTCGCCCCAACAGGATACGTTTAGTTTTCCAACTGAATCCACTTCGTCATACTCTGCCTGTACCGAGCAGAAACCAGCGGCTCTGACGTAGTGTTCGTTGTTGTCGTTGTACTTCACAATCAGTGCGTACAATTCTTCATAAGTCATAGTCCCAACGCCTCTTTCAAATCCACCATTTCGTAATCTGGCGCACAACAGCAATCGGCGTCGTTCTGTGACACATGACGAACGCGAGACTTGCCGACCAGTTCCTTGACCATTTCAACCACGGCTTCGGCCTTCTCACAACCCTTGTCGTGATAGTAGTCACCAAACTGTCGTATACACTTGCCGTTAACGAATACGGAGATTCCACAATAGTCGCCCCCACAATCTTCGTCGTCGGGGTCATGGTGGATGACCACTTTAATATCGGTGACCTTTTTTCCCATTTTCAATTCCTGTTCTATTTGTTTTCAAAATCCGGCAATTACTCGTCTTAGCTGTTGCAAGCTAATGGATAATCACAGATTGGTTCTTGCTCACAAGTGTCGCAAGGTGGTTTCAAATCCTTCACTTCCCCCTTTTTCCTTATCATTAAACACACCCCATCCCTCCATCCATCTCCCCACCATGCCCACTCATTAGTACCAACAGCGTGAGGATTGTCTTCCTCGCCCTTTCGAGCAGCAAGCCAACCGGCCCGATAGCAGCGGTGCAGGGGATGGTCAGAATTTTCGTATGGCATGACTACTTTTCCTCGGTTTTCACCACTGTCTGTTACAACAAGGAGATTAAACGCCAATTAACCCTTTAACTGGCTGTCTGGGCTGGAACGGACGGCCCCGAAAGGGGGTCAACCGCTGTCATAAATTGTCCGGTAGTGTAGTATAGCACAGGATTCTAAGTTGTCAATCGCTTTTCTCCAAAAAAAATGTAGGGAAGGTTGACAAGATAGGAGGTCCAGGCTATACATACTTAGGAGGAAAAATCCTCTTACAAGCCAAACCAGCAAACGGCAACTGAAATCGGGCGGGCTGGCCGACATTCGTGGTGTTCCACGTCATAACGAGCCCCCTGTAAGAGCCCCTAAATCCTCGGGAGTGCGGATAACCCTGGCCCGAGGCTCGATGTACGTAAAGGAGGCTAAAGCCTCTAGCCCTGTGGGTGTACCTCGGGAAGTCGCCTAAGCGGCCCTCTCTTTTTTGAGGCCGTAAGGTGCCAGGGGGAGTCTCTGTAGTTATATCGGGGCTGTTAGGAAAAATTGGTTTTTGGAGCGGCTTCGCCGCAATGTAGGAGGAAAAGGGATGTAAGATACAACTAGTAAGTTGAAAATAATTCTTGCGTAGCCCTTGACTTTCTTGATTTGTGGTGTATACTATATTGTAGGAGCGAGGCTGGGTGTAATTTCTACGGGTAGCCCGCTAAGACCTTGTTCCTCTTTTTGGCCTTGTAGTGTAAAGGCAGCACGACTGACTTTGAATCAGTCAGAGGTTGGGTTCAAATCCCCCCGAGGCTTCTGGAGGCTCCGCTTCCCCAATTTCCCTTCGGCCCGCTCCCCTGCCACAAAGGGGGCATATTGCCCGGTAGTGTAGTGGTAACACGCTGGTCTCTGGAACCAGAAATGTAAGTTCGATTCTTACTCGGGCGGCTTAATTCAGAGTCAATTTGGTGTATAATATAGTAGGAGAAATCCACTATGAAAATATGCACCAGTTGTCACGAAGAAAAGCCGAAGTCGGCTTTCTCAAAAAATGCGCGTCGAAAAGACGGGCTTCAAACCGTTTGCAAACAATGCAAGCGTCTATACAATCGCTCTTATTACACCAGTCATAAACAAGAGCATCTGGATAAAAACACTCGCATTCGCCAACGCAATCGGGCCTTTCTATCCGAGGTCAAGTCTAATAGTTGCTGTGCCGAGTGTGGTGAACATCATCCTGCCACCCTACAGTTTCACCATTTAGATGGAACCGACAAGGACGAGACTATTTCTACTCTCTGCAATAGCCTAGCCTCTATCAATCGCATCAAGGCTGAGATGGCCAAGTGTATCATTTTGTGCGCCAACTGTCATGCTATTGAACATTGGGGGTAGTACCTTTGGCCTGCAAGCAAATTCCATCCAGACTACCTCTCCTACATTTTTGCTGACTACCATCTATTGCCAGACTTCTCGGGCTGGTTGGGGTATGACAACAGACTGCTCCCCAGACCCGCCTTTCTAACCACGGCGTATGGGGTAATAAGAAACCCCCAAGCGGCGTCCCGCCAGGGGGTTAGTCACGTTTAGCCAGGGTGACCGGCCCTGTCAACCAACTGCTCACCTTTCGGGAGCATGTCACTCAGGTTCTTTTCCCACTTCATCATGGGTGTCGGAACCTTCAAATTCACAGTCTCTTCTTCGACCTCATTTCCAATCTTGAGGCCCTCGATAAAGGCAGTATACCACACCAGTTGTCTCCCACCCGGAACGCCGCGTTTATAAAACCGGCCTCCGAGGTAGTAACCTACATCAGTGGTGAAGACACCATCGGGGGTTAGTCGTACAGTGGTGACTTTCATCCACACCCCTCCTCTTTTTCCCAATTCTCAAAAACAAAACCAGCGCCCCTAATAACATCCCCTACATCGAAGACCTCACCATCCTTCGTGCAGGCGTCTGGCGTTTCACGGAACCCACACACGTCCACAATAACGTAGCGGGCGTCTAGGGTTTTACCCCCACCGAATTTTCCAAGGGCTTGTACGGCGGCATCCATTGGAGTTATCGACAGAATCACGACGGATAGTTCGCCGCTCCACACATACCACTTTGTTTTCCAAATGTCCATCCTACTTTCCTTTGGCCTTAATGGACCGGCAGAGTTTCATTGCCTTTTTGGTTATGGTGTCGAACGCGAACATTCTTCTCCACGTTTTCTCCATCATCTGTCCCCACCCACTACACCCATCGTAGGGCTGAGCAAAAGCCGGGGCTTGGCGTCCGACTACTTTCAGCGCGGTGCGTAGTGTGGACCAGCGGTATAGCCTTTTGTGGGGGGCTCGCCGCCTGCCGTTTGACGATTTTACACGCTTGTCGTTTTCTCATCTGTTTTTTGCCTATTCGAGACATGGGACAATATCTACCATCCACTCACAATAGTAGTTCTTGCCCTCTGGATTGGTAATGGTCTCAGGCAGGACGCCACAACCGGCCACATCCTTGACGGCCTCTTTTAGCTCGTCCACGCCTTCAAACTCTTGCACTTCACCGTCTGCAAATTTGACCTTCCACATTTTGGATTCTCCTACGTTCTTTTGAGATTACTGACTATCCTATTATAGCACAGGAACCGGCTTTGTCAACCCCCAGACTTTTGGATTTGTTGTCAACCCCTCTTGTGGCCACCCCCTCTTCCCTACATTTCTTCCCCCAAATGCTTTTCCCTTACACCCAGACTACCACATTTTCGCTGACTACTGACCATAACCAGACCGATGGGGGAGGATTGGGTGAGACTGAGACACCCATCCGTGCCCCCTCTTCTGGGGCCGCCGCCTCTTCCCCTCTTCTGGTGTTGCCTATACCCCATTATAGCACGGTGGCCGAACGTGTCAAGGTGTTTTGTCGTAAGTCCTTTGGTAGTAAGGGTTTAGGGCGTGCGGGGCGAGCCCCGGCTGCCGTAAGTCCTTTGCTGTTCACTACTTACGTCGATTTCACTGCGTAGTGAACACGCCGGTTTGAGTGAACACCAATAAACAAAGCCCCCATTTCTGGGGGCTAAGCCTAACCTTCGTTTTGACTCAGAAGGCCGAGTATAATCCCGACACACACAACCAGGAGGACGAGGATGTAACCCGCCATACGGGCTATACCGCTTGCGTCACGCACACGGCGTCGAACAGGCCGTGCAGCTTTTGCGTGCGGGTGGGTAACTCTGCCAGCGAACTACCCTTGAGGGTTTCGGTGAAGGCGTTGAACAGCCGCCAACCGTTCTTTCCCTTGAACTCGGGATGATTGGGAGCGTGCCACTGTTCCAGCACCTTGGGAACCCGCGTTGCGTTAATGGCCCTGCCGCGAAGGGCACGGCACACAATGTCGTGAGCCTGGGCATCCACCAGTTCGGTTTCCTTGTAGGCGTTGATGCGGGCATCCTGGGCGGTTCGCATATCGACCAAGCGACCGATGGCCTTTTGTACCAAGCCGGGAAGGTCGCGGTTGATGAAACGGGTATGACGACGACCCACAACTACCTCGGACGAAAACGCGAGGTTGTCGCAAACGAACACGCCAGAACCCAAGCAGATGCCAGCCGGGATGCTTTTGTCGTGCGAGTTACGCAAGCCGAAAACCAGGGAGTAGTCTTCGTGTTGGGCCTCACCGTTCTCGACCTGAAAGAGGCCGAAGTAACGCAAACCGTCACGATAGATGGCATGCGATTCGTTCACAACACGCAAGCCGTAGCCCGGCAGTAATTCTCGCAACAGGTCAATCAGCTTGGTGTGGGGGATGGGGCACCAACTCTGGGTGGGTTCCGGTGTTTCGATTCCAATGAGGGCACTTGCCTCAATCAGACGCGAACGCCCGGTGTCCAAACACAAATTCAAACTTCTCATGTCTCAAACTCCTCAAAAAAAACGAAAGGTTAGTTGGTTGATGCTTTCATTATAGCATATCAGTCGAGATTGTCAAGGGCCTTTGCACAAGGTTCGCAAAGATTTGCTTCCTTGACGGTTTCCCTACCCCTCCCGAGAACTATCGTCTTTGGGCCGTACTTGCCCTCCACCACCTTGGTGTAGGTCTTATCACGGGTCTGGATAACCCGCTTGTTTTGGGGGGTGCCATTGGGGGCTGGCTTATTGCAGCCGTCGCAGATAAAACTCATGGTCGCCTCGTAAGTTAGGATTCAGTTGGTCTACTGTAAGTATAACATAAGAATTGAAAATGTCAAGGAACTCCGCACCAGCTATTTTGTATCCGGCTGGACCCTCTTGTTACGTCGGCCACTACTAGCGGCGAACGCCTAGCATACCCCCAAGGAATCGAACCCTGCCACAGTGGGTTGGAACCACCGTCGCCACCTTGGAACATTGGGGTATGTCGGCCCTTGCGGGCCACGCTCAGTCGGCCTTGTCGGCGGCGGCTTGAGCCTTCAACGACGCTGCAATGGCGGCGTAGTCGTTCTTCTGTCGGCCACCCTTGGGTGCGACCTTCGGCTTGAGCAACTGCATGTCGGTGTTTTCCAGGCCCTTGCGGTACTGTCGCTCACGGCTGGCAAAGTTGCCTTCCTTGAGCCCCATACCTTCGCGAATCTCGCGTCGGGTCTTTCCGGCACGGCAGCCTGCATTGAACTGCAAGCAGAAGTCGCCAGCACTGATGGTTTCGGTCTTTTCCTTGGTCGCGGTTGCTTTTTCGTCGGCCATGTGTGGCTCTCCTATAAAAGCGGATAACGGTGGTACAGCCTACACTGGCTGTTTCTTTCCCTTATTATAGCACACTTTCCTGATTTGTCAACCATTTTTCTCGCGGCTTTATTAGGATAGTTTTGCTGATACAAAAAAGAGGTAGGCAACGTGACTAGTCGCGCCGTGTTGCCTACCCCTCACTTTCGCGGCCCAGAGGCTTGCTTTCCTTGTCGGGAGTGGCGGCTGCTTGGACTGGCTAAGTGGCTCAGAGCAAGATGATTTGCGACACGATAACCTCACCCTCAACAGGGAAGCCATCGACCAACACGACATACCCCGTAATGAGGGTTTGGATGTTGGTGTAGGAGTCGTCAATCAACAGTTGGAAGTCGATAATCTCAATCATCATTCTGTTTTCGGTTTGTGGTTTGTTCCCTTCAATACTCCAATTATAGCATACCAATCGAATAAGTCAATCGTTTTCTAAGGAATAGTCGTAAGTGCTGTTGTGCCAACAACTTACGTCACGCGGGGCTGCAAGGGTTTAGTGCGAGCTATATTTCTTCCACAAGTACAGGTCGAAATCCGCCACACTCACACCATCCGGCAGGAATCGCATGAATTCATCAGCGAGTTCCTTATACCTCTTGGCACTAGTGGGGGTGGACATCGGTGCATCAACCCCACAATCCCGTAGGAAATGTAGAATGTGAGTATCCAGAATAGGGTAGTCATACCCCTCCCTGCTGTGGGTCAGAAAGAAATGGGCCGTTTTGTGGCTAACTCCCTTTATCCCCATCAAATCCTCGAACGAACACACAAGAAGGTCGAGGTTGGCAAGGGCAGCACTGCGGAGAAAATCCGCCTTCTGATTGTGCGGCGTAATACCACAGCTATGAAGCAACGCGGCGAACTGTCCTATTCCCCTATGTCGGCAATACTTGTTGATTGCAGCGAGGTAGTGACGTGGCACCCGTAGCTTCTTGAGTAGCTTGTCAACAGCGGGGGCGATTCTCTTGGCTTGCTTGTTGGCTACACAGATTGAGAAAATCAGAAACTCTTCCAACTCCCTCCCATCTCTTTTGTAGTTGGTAATCTTGTTGGGGTCTATCATGCTAATATCTCCACTACTTTCATTTCTTCTGCTAATATCCAAGTTCCACCCTGAGATTGTGGGCGATTGAACTTCCGAACCCGTCGCAGTTGTACACGCGCCCACACTCTGCCCTTCTCAGACAGGTGGGGTGCTACCTTCTCAATGGTGGCGTGCCAACCGGGGCGATGTGCGTACCCCTTGGTGGGGTGGTCTTCTGCGGGATACCATACCCCAACTCGATACGCAATTGCCCGCTTACGCCCTCGCCCCCCTCTCCTTACGGGAGTAGCCCCCCTCAGACTTCTTAATCTTCTGCCACGCGGAGGCAGCGTCCGACCCCTTCGGTTGGGTGCCATGCAGCAGAAGGGCGAAGTTCCCCCCAACAGTGGCAGCGTGACTATCATCGTGGTCAATCGGCATAGCCGTTTCATCACGCGAAAAAACTACTTTTGCGGTACGGATTTCCAGCTTCTTAATCAGGTGGTCATACTTCCCCCCAGCCGAACCAGTCAGCAGGAAGTTGTGAAGCAACACCCCCTTATAGAGGAATGAGAGGTCATACCCATCGAGGTACAGCCGATGGACAAAGGGTAGACTCTTGGTGTATGCGTAGAACAACACATCGGGACGTTGCTCAGCGGCACGCACAGCCCCCAATAGGTAGGTATACTTGAAGAAGTCCCCCGCAACGTGGTAGCGAAGCACCTTACACTTGGGGGGTAGACCGGCGAGGATAAGGTCGCAGACTTGCGAGGGGCCGCGACATGCCTTGATGCACTCCCAGTTCCGCAGACGGTTCTTATACACCGCCGGAAAGAGTACCTCTTGAGAGGCAGAGAAACACCTGAATTGGGTATATCGTCCGTCCTTGACAGACCGCTTGCCAGCGGCATCGAGTACCACCTTAGAGTGACAGTCCTTCGCACCGGGGCACGTATACCCCGAAAGGAGGTCGAGACTATAAATCTTCTCCCCCTTAACCAGACCTAGCACCTTACCCAAAGTCTCTATCTTCGCATTAGCTTCCGAGAAGTACAGCATACCACCCTCCGGTGTCATAGTGTAGTTGGTTGATGCCCTTATTATACCACCCCAGCGGGGAAAGTCAAGCCCTGTCAAGTCATTTTGTCCTAAGTCGTTGCTGTGTAACGGGTTACGTCGCGCGGGGCTAGCCCCGCTCGCCCTAAGTGCTTACGCCACAACGAGTTACGTCAAGTTCTGGATGGTCGAGGGTCCAAGTCTCCACAGAAACTCTTGCAGCCCAATCTCATCATCCATGCTACGGGGCGGCACTGGCAGTTCTCCCATCATGCAGCGATGTCGCCACCCATCAGGGTCGATAATTCTGACGCCAACAAGTTCCGCCCACTTGTGAGCAGTGTACTCATTATCAGCGTGGTCATACAGCCAATCCAGTAAGTTGTTCACGGGCGTAACCTTTTGGGCAACTGATTGTAGGGAATGTGTAGCGTGTGGCTATCGGGGTGATTCACCTTGCGAACCACAACGGCGGTTGGCGTAATGCGAAGTACCTTTACCTTGAAACGCTGGTAAAGAAACAGAGCCCGCTGTTCCCTACGGCGTCTAGCGCTTTCAAGAACTATGCGGGCTACTCGCGAGGCTCATAGAGGGAAAGGTGGGAATCGAACTCACAACCTATTGGTTAACGGCCAATCGCTTGCCTTTCAGCTTCACTCCCTTGCGTGTGTTTCTCTGTGGCAATTTGCACACATTAAATCACATTTGTCGAGTTCTTTTTGAATTTTCTCCCAACTGATTGTCTTGCCTGAGATTTGGAAGTCTTTGCCGTCTGGTTCTCGGTGGTGAAACTCTAGGGCATCAATACACTTATCGTATCCACAACAAGAGCATTCGCCGCCCAAGTAGTCAATCGCTCTTTGTTTCGTTCGTCGTCGCCAGTTTGTGACGTGTTCAACGCGGCACTTCTTGCAACGCCAGCGGTTTGTTTTGCCCTCTGCCACAAATGTGGTTTTACCATGCTTCGGGCATTTTCTCTGTGTGGTTTTTCTCATATTCTATTATATACCAAAACGGTGTAATTGTATGAGTTACACCACAACATTGTGGAAAGTAGCCCCTTTGGTCCTATCAACCTTCATTACTTCAATTAAGTGCTGTTGGAAAAAGGATTGTAGGAGCAAGGTGCTACTAAGTGGCAGGGGAGGGAGTCGCACCCCCAAGGCTCGGCTTATGGGGCCGTGCTGGAAACTGTTCCCCCTGCGTTGTTTATTTCTTCGGCTTCGGCTTCTTGGGCCTCGGCTTGGGCTTGCGTTTAATCGCTAGGCCCCCTGTCTCCACGAATACGGCTGCTTCGTCGCCGCGTTCGGTCTTCAATGTTCGTCCGTTGGCCAGCTTGATTTCGATGGTCACTTATTCACCTTCTTGAGTTCGTCGGTGTGGATTAGTGTTCCGTACTCAGCTTCCAATTCTCTGGCTTTCAATCCCAGCCACATTACAATCGCGAATACCTGATTGCCGTTGTTCTGGAACTTCCTGATTTGTACTCTCTTACCGCGATGGGCACCGCTACCCCAGTCGAGGCTCACGGTACACTTGTCGCCAATCTTGAAGCCTTTTGTGTCCATATCCCTATTATACACCACTTTCCGGCTTTGTCAACTCATCTTCCTGCAAAAGCGGGCACTTTGTTTGAGCGTCGGCCACATCCTCAATCTCAGGATTGTCCCTACATTCCACCTTCATCCGGCTTGTTGCCAGAGTATCCACCGGCCTATGCTCATTCGCTGCACACTTCCAACACATAGCAAACATAATTCGCCTCAGATTTTCGCTGACTATTACCCATTGCCAGACCGAGCGGGCTGGATGGGGTGAGACAAAGGCCAGGGCCTACATTGTACGGGTTTTTCGTTTAAGACTCGGGAACCGCAATAGACCGAGCCCCCTGTAAGGGTTCTAGCCAAACCTTTGCCTCACTCCCCTATTATAGCACACCGCCCCGAATTGTCAAGCGGGATTCTCTGAATCCTCCTAAGTGCTTACGCTGCAACACTTTATGCCCGGCGGGGCCAGCCCCGCTCGTCGTAAGTCCTTATGTGGCAACCACTTATATCACTTTCGGGTCATCTTCATAATCCTCGGGGTATTCGTTGGCCATGTGTAGCAGTTGAATGATGGTACCCAGCCCAATCTCTTGTTCTTCTGGGTGGTCTGCGTGTAGTGCCTTGACGATGAAAATATCAGCGGGTAGAGGTTCCCCCTCGGCAACTTTCTCCCTTACAAGCACCATGCAGGGCTCATACGGGTTGCCACCATCACGGTATTCGGTATCCTCTCCCCACTGAATTTCATACATGGTCGCTACTCCACGATTATGATGGGCTTGGCGTCATCGAGGAACCTAACACCACGGAGGTAGAGAACCACCCTCGCAAGCCAGCCAAGCTTCATCACGTCTTCCGCAATGCCTTCCTCATAGAAGGACCGGAAGATACCATCAGGGCACAACCCAGTAATGAGAAACTGAGTACGGTCGATAAACCTTGCACGTTCGGATTCCGGCAGAATCGGATGCTTGTGCGTGTCACGCACGGAGGTCACCTTGCATAGGCGATTCTTTTCCCCATGCTCAGGCTGGTTGTAGACGAACCGAATCACGTCGCCGGGGCGAACCATTCGGAGTCGAGTCGGGCCAGTGAAGACCGGCAGGAACAGGGAAGCGGCAATCAACAGGACAGCCACGACTAACGAAATCTCAAACATGTGCTTTTCTCCTTCTTGTGTAGTATAGCACGAAAAACGTATTTGTCAACCCTACGCGGGTTGCAATTCTTTCTTTACAGCTTTTTTGTAGCACGTTCGCACATTCCCGTACTCATCTTCTAGACTTGTCCACCCGTCGAAGACGTTACCTATAACGGGGGAGCCGTCACACCCACATTGAACTATGTCGCCGTTGGGTCTGATGATATGGTCTTCACACATGCAGAACTTGGCCGACTCGACAATATCCTCGTAATCCTCGCCCTCGTAGTAGGTTTCCAATGCTCGGCCAGTGGCACTGGGTTCTTGCGTGTCGGTGGTGTTGCGAATCCCAACGGGTTGCCCCCACTGAGAGTTGCCAAGTGCCTCAAACGCACTGACTACTTCGGGGTCAATCTCTTCGTGGTATTCATCTTGCGACAACTGAGCCGAAATGGCTTTTTTGTTCGCCAGCTTGGCAAGCATAAGAGCCCGCTTTTTGTTTTTGCCGTTGGTGATAACCAAAGGCTCGTCAACCGTTGCGACTACCTCAAGCAAGATACGCTCGAAATCGGGATGCACGGTGGGTTCACCACCCCCAATGGCGGCGTAATCGTCTAGACAATCAAGAGCGGCCAGGAACGTTTTGCGACTCATATCCTCGCCCTTGCCGGGCTCACAGGAAAAGCAGCAGTGGTCACAACGCATATTGCAACGGGTGGTGATTTGGAGGTACATGGTTTCTCTCTCGCTGTGTTGTTCTCTCAATAACTAGAGTATAACACAAGGTTTGAAAAACACAAGGGGAAAAATCAGAAAAATCTCGAAAAGACGTAACCCCTTACCAGCAAAGCAGTTAGGGCGAGCGGGGCTGGCCCCCGGCGTTGTAACCCTATATGCTGTAAGGGTTTAGGGAAATTTTTGGATTATGTCGTCACCGTCAAGATACTTTTGGTGTATAATATAGTAGGGAAAAATTGGCTCCAAAATGAGGTTTATTATGCCACTTACAGCAGTTCCAAGTAAAGACAAAATCTCAACACATTTTTATTGTGGGTATTGTGCTGAGTATCTACCCCGTTCCGAATTTTCACCCAACTGTAATAAACAGAGTTGCCGAAAACACAATTCTTTATATGACAGAATACGGGCCGACAATCTAAAGAAACGAGTGATTGAATATATGGGAGGCAAATGTTGCAGGTGTGGTTATCAGCAATGTATAGCCGCTCTTGAACTTCATCACCCCAATCCTGTAATTAAAGAAATGGGTTGGGATAAACTCAGAAAGAGAACTTTTGAGTTCATTATCCAACACATTGAAGAACAGGGTTTGGTTTTGATATGTGCTAATTGTCATCGAGAGGAACACTACGAAGAAGCTACTCTTCCTCAATGGGTGCCCCGAAAATCTGCTCTTGACACTTTGCACAAAGGCCAGAAATCCGATACTCCTTTTCATGGAGGGGAGTGCGGAACTCTGTAGCTGGACCACCGCAGCCGATGGGCGGGGGCACGCACATGTTGGCCCTAATCTGGGCCTCGCGGTCACCCCCGGTCAGGGCATTGATGAGGCCGTTGATTGCCGGTGCTTTCTTCGTGGGTTCTGCCATTACCAATCCTCCCCATAATCGTCAAACTGTCCGTGGTCCCAATCGTCACCACCCATGTAGTCTTGCCACTCGTCATATTCGGACGGCTGACCGTCATCCTCATAAAGGTCGTCGTACTCGCCTTCGTCGTACTCGTCGTTCTGCCAGTCGTCGCCCTCGGGGTCGTCGTCACCGAAAACATCCGTAAAGGAAACGGGTTCCTCGGGGTGCTTCTCTTCCTCGGGGCCGCAGAATAGGCAATCCTCAATAATCGCACCGTTTTCGTCGGCGGAAAAGACTTGACCGCTGCCATCGCAGTTGGGGCACTGATTGTCGGACATGATAAAACTCCTGTGATTTGGGGCTCTCGTTTCAACACCTGTATTATAGCATGGTGACACGGCACGTCAAGCACAAAATCCAAAAATTCCCAAAGTTTCCCTAAGTGCTTACTGCGTAAGCCTTTACGTCGCGCGGGGCGAGCCCCCGTCGTCGTAACCCCTTATGCCACAAGGGTTTAGATGATACCCGCGAGCATCAACGCACTCATCACGGTGCCCTTGTTACACTCTTCACACCACCCGTGGCCCTGGTCAGGCTCAACCTCAGTGGTGTACGTACATCCAGGCGTCATGCAGATGCCAGGGCTAACGCTGTCGAACGTCGCGTGTTCAAGCATTTCCATCACTTCCATGCCCTCGATGTCTGCCAACAAATCCAGTTTCTCACACATAGCTCATTCTCCCTTGAGTGTTGCCACCACAGTCCAGCACCGTTCCACATAGTACGCTGCTTGCTCTGCGGCTTCTGCTTCGTTCTCACCCTCAACCCAGTACCGTGTACCGTCTGCAACGTGTTCCAGTATAATGTACCACATAGTTTCCTCGCCGCCCGAGCGGGCTGGTTTAGCTATTCCAAGTATCGTTGCACACGTCCACAATGGCCGCGATAAACACAACGCCGACAAAAAGCATGAGGCCAATCAATACTATTGGGTTACTTACCATGTTTGTATTATAACACCACGATTCAAAAGGTCAAGAGAAAAAGTAGGAAAAGCCCTAAGTCATTGCTGCGTAAGAGTTTATGTCGAGCGTCACCCTAAGTCCTTTTGTGGTAAGGCTTTAGGCCGTGTTCCTTTTCGAGGCAAGCCATGTGGTACACCTTGACATCGCAATCAGGGGTAGTACCTTTGGGTAGGCCACCTTTGGTGGGCAGACCACAGAGGGGGCATATCTCGCGAGGGTCACAATCCGGCATTTTTTTTGATTCTCTCATAATCAATCTGCATTTTCCAACAACAAAGGAAACCAACAACCCACCCTAATAGAAACGCAAATCCAGCTAACATGACTAGTCCTTTCTACTGTATAAAAATCCCCCCCGACTACTGTATATCAGTACCATCGGGGGGAACCGAGAGAGTATGGTGGGCGTACTCGGTTTTTGTCCCTTGCCCGTGTCTAGCGGGTGTCCTGGCCATTAGACGACACTACGCCGGGGAGTCGAACCCCGAATTTCCCGCATTACTCAATGTGTTTCAATCATTTCGGTGGGGCTTGCACCACCCCAAAAGTCGGCCCACTCATCGTCAGACTTATCTACCACGTTGGCGGCATCGGCTTCCACCCCACCGTGGGGGTCGGTCAACGCTCGGGGGTCCAGAGCATAGCCACGCTTGGCCCACTCATCTACCCTCTTTTGCCGGGCCAGATTATCCTCCCTACGTTTTGCCTCATCCTTCTTACGGGTGGCGTTGGACAACCCGGCGAGGGTCTTTTCGGTCCAAGGCCGAATATCGTAAGCGGTGGCCCGACTATTGGGGGTGAACGGCTCCCCGGTCTCGGGGTCTATCACCTTATCCAATTCGATGGTAAACAGGGCAAATTTGGCAACTTCGGGGCTCAAGTCCTCGGGGCAACCAGTAAACGCGGCAAACTCGGAATTGCTAAACATGATTTTCTCTCTTTTCTCTCTCGACTAGTTCTATTCTACCATACTACACGGAATTGTCAAGCGGTTTGTTCTATTTTTTTTCCGCTGTTTTGCAGGCAGTGCAGACCTTGTAGACCACACCATTGGGGGCTCGACGCTCCACCTGACGACCACCACACACTTTGCACATACCACACCCCCTAGAGTTGGGATACGCCGAAACCGGCGAGGATTGCCAAAACTGCCGAAACTACCAAAGCTACCATAAATTCGATGACCATGATTTTTTCCTTTCTACCTATATTATATACAGCAGGCCGGAAAAATCAATAGTTGAGATTCAGTGTCAAGTTGTAAGTCGTTGCCACCACAGTAGTTACGACGAAAAATTTTTTCAAAGTCGAGTTACTGGACACTTTAGTGAGCAAGAATAACTACCTTTTTATGTTGAGAGTTTGTGTTTTTCCTATTTCTTTGTGTGTGTTTTCTGTTTGTCGAGTGACCCGTATGGGAGTCGAACCCATATTTCGGGGTTGAAGGCCCCGCGAATTAACCATTATTCAGGAACGGGCCGAAAGCCAAACCCCCCGAGCTTCACTTTGTACTTCACACGGGGGGCCACTCCAATCTCTAAGTGGGTACTTACCATCAGGAACTAGCCTGGGCAGCAGGCCCTCTTTCGAGGTATGGAACGTAAGGCTATGGTAGTAAATAGAACGAGCTTAACCCTTCACCCCGGTTTGTTAGCCGGGAGCCTACCGCCTCACGACAGTATGGGGACTCGAACCCCACGTTCTATGTAGTATGTAGGGGTCTACCCTCCTGCAAATTATCCTCATTGTTTGTGGCCGTCTGCCAGCTACTCACCGGCTGCCACGTCCATTCTCATATTATACCGTATGAGGCCGGTTTGTCAAGGGGAAAAACAAAGTGAATCGCCGCAGCGTTGTCAACTTGTGTTTTTCTTTCCTTTCTACTGTAATTATACACAACAGAAGCCAAAAAACAATACAACCCCCCAGATTACCTATGGCTCCGTCGCCGTAACTCCTTTCCCTACAATCACTTACATCAATCAACTATTTTCTACAATCCGAACTGGACACCTTGGAAATGTGAATCTGCTCCCACTCTGCGGTGGCCCTTCCTGTGGGGGCGGGTATAGCAGGCTGGATTGGGTAGTACACCAGAGGCTACGCCTCGTCGTAAGTCCTTTGATACCAACACCTTACGTCACGCGGGGCGGGCCGGGCTCGACGTAACCTCTTACGTGGCAAGGGTTTAGGTGACCGAGCCACCTTCCTTCTCTACCACCCGACAGAAGAGATACCACTGGCCCATGTCGGTTATCTCTTGGGCTACCTCTTGACGGGTAACCTCATCCATGAGGTAGAGGTAGGCAGCACGGGCTACCGTGCGGCTGACGTTGTGGGTAGTGGCGAGGTGTGTGATAGTCTCTCTCATGGTGGTACTCCTATGTGGTGGTGCCGTATAGCTTGGCCTTGCGAGCTTCAATCTTGGCTTGCCGCTTGGCTTGCTCAGCCTGAAAAGCATACACTCCAAACTTCCCATTAGTGAGGACAACTTGCCCATCCAAATCGGCGTAGTTCTGCACACGCTTGTGCTTACCACTCACGGTGTACTTCTCTTGTGGATTGCGGCCATAACCGTATCGACATGCTTCTGCGAAGGGGGTATGCTTACGGGTGAAGAACACATACACGCCAGCGGGGCACTCGAATGTGATGCACACGAATCGCTCGGGGTACTTCAGATTGACGTGCCAGTTCTCCCTCTCAAAGGGGGTGATGCTGACAATGCGAGCGTCGGTGATTGTGATGGCGGGTTTTGACATGGTGTACATTCCTATATCTGGTTGATTCCAAAGATGGCGAGGATGGCCAGGATGGCGGCGACGATGAGGGCGATGAGCAGTTCAAAGAATAACATGGTTTTTCTCTCCCTTGTGTGTATGCCTCTATTATAGCCCCCTTTCCCCATACGTCAATAGCAAAACCATTTATTTTCTCGGAATTTCCAAAATAGTTGTAAGTGCTTACGCTGTAACACTTTACGTCGCGCGGGGCGTCCCCCCCCGGTCGTAAGTCGTTATCCTGTAACGGTTTACGTCAATCCCATCCTTTGCACCCACAGTAGAATGAGTCCGTCGAATAGGTGGGTCGCTCCCGAAAGAAGGGGAGGCTCTTGTTGCTCTCCCTCTCTTCCCCACAATAGGCACACGATGCAAACCGTTCGGGGAAGGGGAGGGGCAACTGATTGGGGGCCGCTCTACGGGGGTAGTTTGGCTCATCCAATGGGTGAGGTTGGCCAGGGCCGGTCTGTTTAGCACAATGCTGGGAGGGTGGCATCTTCATACCTCAAGAGGTAGTCATGGGCAAGGGCCTGCAACCAGTTGGCCTCGACACACTCATCGTGACCCCTACGGCAGAGCCATACGCAGGCACCCGTGCGATACGATTCGTAGGTCTTGCGGAAGTGCAAGAGGTATTCGTGCCACTGGGCATCTGTCCACTTGTAAGGCTTGGAAGGTTTCGACATTCTCTCTCTCCTACCCACAGAGGGGGCAATGGGGACCAGCATACTTACTACCACACTTGGGGCAGCGGGTATACCGCTTTTCAACTAGCTCGGGATGATTTTCTTCGATGATACGGAAGGCCATACAACGGAGGTCTTCGCAGTTCTCTGCGTGGTTATTACCTTCGGGGTATTGGCGAACCACTTCCTCGGTTGAGATTTTGGTGATTGCACTGGTCTCAGTGTCGTATTGAAGGTCGGCAAGTCCAAAGCTGTTAGTCATAGTTAATTCTCTCTTTCGTTACTTCTATTGTAGCATATTCTCAAGGTGTGTCAAGAGGCAAAGACGAATTTTCCGTAATCTTTTTCGATTTTTCTTTCGGGCTGGCCTACCTCGAACCCCTCCGCTTGGAGTACCTCGCAGAAGTACATCCACTCAGCCATACTGGCCTCACACTCCCCACTAATGGGGTTCTTGCGAACCAACGCCATAACTACGTCGGCAACGGTATCAATCCCCTCTGTGTAGCGGTATACCATAACGGCGATTTTGCGGCTTACGCCGTAGTGGTCCATGATATTGTTGACGGTTGCGAACATGTTAGGATGCCTTTCTGTATTCTTGGCAGTTGACCGGCTTCCGGTCCTCTTGGGGGGTTCCGAGTTGAGCGAAACGACGGTTGCGATACCAGCCGTACCACTTCTGGCGGGGTTCGCCCCGCTCACCGTTTCGTCGTTTTCTTTTTTCGCCATCAACCATTTTTCTCTCTCATCTACCTTAATTATACGCAACGGATTGTAAAAGTCAAGGGCTGGCGTTTCAGAATCTTTCTTTTTTTTTCATTTCGTGTCATAAGTGCATACTATCACACGGGTTAAAACTTTGGGTTTCTTTGAAAGTGTACGAGCGTACACCTCTACTGGACACTTAGTTTTCAAGACAAGAATCCGCATTGGTGGGGGCTACCAGAAGGGTAGTTAGAATGGGGAGGGGGTTTTTATGAATAGGCTCGGGGAGTCCCATCCCCCCCGTTTTGCGGGGGGTGGTGTAAACAAAGCAAGCCCCCTCAGAAATGAAACGACTACTTTTCCGGTTTGTCTTTGCATTCGTGGTAGGCCAACGCAATCGCCGTCGTTGGGTCAGGCATCTTTGTATGCCTCCACCATCTTGCCACCGACAGGCCGTGGCTTATCGCCATTGTATACATCAACAGCTTCACCCTGTATCGTCCCCTGCAATAAATACACTGTCTCAGGGTCCAATATCCAGCCGTGACACTTAGCTGCGTCTATCAGTAATACTCCAGGCCCATCATCCATATCAGTTCCCCTTCATGCGCACAAACCAACACGTAAACGGCTTTCGCCTCCGCGTTTTTTTCACCACGTCCCACGGCACCAGTTTCACAGTGCGCTTGCGTATCCACCAGTTGACAGCAAGAAATCCCCTTGTTCCATAGCTAGTGATAAGGGCAATGTGGTCGTCGCCGTCGTCATACTCAAAGCAGCAAAGCACTGCATTTCCCTTCTCCAACTCAACCTTTATCTGTGCTACCGTCACATCCTTACGAAACCGAACGGCCCAGTTGTACTCTCGGGCTAGCGCCAGCAGCGTGGCATAGATGAATGGGTCGGGCGAGCCATGAAACGGCTTGCAGTTACACCGCGTCTTTATCCAGCGGTAGCGCTCACTATCGTAAGCACAGCTTACCCCCGCCCACTTACAGAGGTTCAACAGCGCCACAGGCGCACAACTGTATTCATCGCGTTGTTTCACGTAGCGGGGCATCACGCCTCCTCAATCTGTCTTTCAGTCACATCATTCCAACCCGACTTTACTATTTTCCACACCGGGTCATTGGGCATTGCGTGTCTCATTAGTGTAGCCAGATGCTCACCTCGCTCCTTCCGGTACAGGTCGATGAGAGCCTCTACCCGCCTCGCCCCATATCTTCTGCTTAAACTTGTCCACGTTATCCGCAAGATGCCGCTCAAGCATACAGCCCAGCCACGCCCCAATAAAGGTGCCCACAGTGAGCATTGCCATCACCGTGAATATCCACTGACCTACTGTTAGTTTAATCAGTTCGCTTTCAATCATGGCGTTTCATAAACCCCACAACAAAGACCATTGTTCCTATAAGAGCCAGCATTATTATGGCAATAATGGCATTGACTGCTTGAAATTCACTCTCCATTCTAAAACACCGAAACACATAAACTGCATTCCAGCATTGATGTCGAATGAACATTCAGCCTGTGGACTATCGTTATCCTACCAGCGCATGACTACTTCTTCCTTCGGCGCAAGCTGCTCGCCACGTCGTAGATGGCAAAAGCCCCTAGTCCGACGATGAACAGCGTGAAAATGATTCCCGCAATGATTTGACCCATTTCCCTAACCTCCCTACTATTTTCTGACCTATGGTCATGTCTTTCTCAACCAGCGGAACTAGCAGCATAAGGCTGGCCATTTCTAACTCTTCGATGCCCTCGGCGTCCAGAAAGCCTTCCGGCTTCCAATACCTAGTGTTACCTACCAGGGTAACGCTTTCAGTTTCATTGCCGTCGTCATCCAGACTCGTACTCATCGAGACCGGATAGAAGCCCGCCTTGCGAATTTGCTCCATCCACATTCGCTTCTCAATAATATCCCCATTCCCCAGACAGTAGTAGTCTTCATCGTGTTCCGAAGGCTCACTTATTCCGAGGCCAGCGCGGGAGCAGTCGCCCCCCAGTTCATCCAAAATGAACCTCTCCATCTTCCACATGAACCGGCCTGTGGGGTAGATGCCGTATTCATCGGGGTTGTCGAGCATCTCACTCATCAACTCACAGACAATACCGCGAATTCTTTCATCAGCAATCTCTGTGTAGTCGGGCTCGGAGCCAACCATGATGCACTTCTCATCCTTACACTTTTCGTCGTAAGTCTCACCGTCGTAAACCTGGATAAACTCAGGGTCTACAAATGTCTCTGTGCATATCCACTCAAGCACCTTATCTCGGGTCAGTTCGATAATAGGGTCAGCGAAGACCACAATTCGTAGTTCATTCATTCCTCTGCTCCTAGTACACTGTGTACAAATTTCCTTGTTTTGTCGTCAATGTAAATGGGCTCCTCGCCCTCGGCTTCGCCGGATACGTTACTTGCCAGTATCCGTATAAAGCGCCGCCTATCAGTCGCATAGAGATGGCTCTCACCATCATCAAAAGCCCCCAGGCAAGTAGCAAAGCCCTTATAGCTTCTATCATGGCAGCAAGCCATAAAGTGGATTACTTTAGAGCCGGGCTGGTGACACTTGCAGTCACATGGGTAGTTGGGGTCAATGTAGGTAACTGCATAGACCTTACCCACTTCTATCTCTTCAAACTTCATCCCTCATCCATCACTTCAAAGCGTTCGGTTACGCTATGGTCCCCATCTTGGACGGTGCGTTCAAAGCAGATTTCACGGGCCTTGTCTAGTATCAAGAGGCTGACAACGGCGGCGAGCAGATTGCTCTCCCCATGTAGGTCATTGATAAGTTCGTCTTCGACACCCTTTCGGACTGCCCTTGCCTTCTGGGTCTCCGTGGGGGCACCCTGTGGCCAAGGGGGCGGTTGTGGGGCCAACCTGCGTGGCAGCATGGGGTCGCGGTTTTCAACACGGGCTTTCCGTTCTCGCAACGCCTTCTCTGTATCAGACTCCTCCTTGACCTTTTTCACGCACGGCCCCATGTTGACGTGAACATGATAGAAGGCAATACAGTCATTACACAGTTTGTACATGCCGCGCGTCTTATCGTGTAGCGCAAACAAATAGGCACTTTTACCACAGTCTTTACACTGGCCCTTTTCTATTGCCATCCCCGTCACAAATAGCTCGTCGTAGCTAGGTTCATTTACTTCCGCCATCTTCCATACTCCTTGTTATGGCGTCACCCAAATCATCTTTGGGCACCGCCTCTTGTTCTTCTTCTGCCACAAACAGTGTATCCCGCGCCATGTCTCGAATCTTTTGCAACGCCTCTTCCAGAGTTACCTTGCCGGGCACCCGAAGGAGGCTCTCGGTGTATTGCAATATGCTACACAGGCCATTGTTCAATGTGGTAGCATTAAAGTCGAGGCACTCAAAAGGGAACCGGCGCTTTGGGCGGGGTTTCGGGGTCGGTCTTGGGTTTGGTGCTGGCACCTTGTTTGCTTGTGTCTCGTCCATCCTTTGTCTCCTTGTCTAGCTTACAGACTCCTCGGCCTGGGGCCTTTTTCAGCCCTAATTTCTGGCGTTGTTTACGCCATGCATGTATAGTTATAGCACGTCCAGCAATCTCACTGAGCAGGCGAGCGCCCTCTTCATCAGTGATTTTTCCTGCATTGTCGCGTATAAACTGTCTCTCAACCTCATTCCACACGCTATTCATATCATTTCTCCTTGATTTTTGCGGCCATTACGGTGTATAATAAAGTAGTCACCTAACATAGAGGAAGTTCAACATGTCAGATGAAAACCAATCTACGCCCCCTGAACCAGAAAAACTTGTCTCTAGTGTATTATACACTCAGGGCACGGCGGAAATCAAGAAAAAAGTGGCCGATGAGCTAAAAGTTCCCGACCCACCCCAAGAACAAGCAGAAGCAGCGCTCGAAAAATTCACAGAGGAATAATCCGTGTCCCAGCCAATGCAGCCAAATAAGCTCACCGCTGGCGGTAACCAAGGAACTGGCACATGTCCCATGTGCGGGAGAAGGGTGGCGCAGTCACAGACTCGCTCCGAAAGGACAAACCCTCATCGTCCCTACGTTCTTAAAATAGTTACCACGTTTTACCCTTGTGGGTGTAAGCAAGAGCAGACATGAGCTACAAGCTGATACTGTCGCCTGACAAAGACGACGTTCGGCCACCAGAGTGCGGTGGCAGAAAAAAGATGCACTTAGAGGATGAAGCAGGAGAAGTTTTGGACGCGGTTGTTGTGAAGGTAGAACCTACGATAATGACCGTGATAGCACATATTGGAATTACAGACATAGAGGTGAGACAATGAAGGAAAAGATTTGTATTTGGATAGCGAGCCTATTGCCTCGCAAAGTGTTGGCCCATTGTATCATGCGGGCTTGGAGACTAGCGGAACGGCGCTATGAGGCGCTGGGGGTTGATGAGATTACCTGGGATATGGTAGTTGAATTCTTGGACGAGGGAGAGTAGCATGAAATGTCCCAAGGGCTACACTGAAGAGGAAGTCCTTGAGGCTCTCAATGGTGCCGTGAACTCGTTAGCCTCTAGCTTTCGCTTTGGCTACCATGACCTTGAGGATATGAAACAAGAAGGGTTAGTGTTTGGGTTGGAGGTTCTTGAAAAAGAGAAGTTCGACCCGAACCATAGCAGTGGCAGCGGCTTGAAGAATTTCTTGCGTTACCACATACGCAACCAGTATATCAACATGAAGAGAGACAAGTTTTCTCGTCCCAACTCTCCTTGCAGCGGGTGCCCCTTTAAGTGCCCCAAAAATCAGACTGAATCTGGATGCGCCGAATTTACTGCTAAGTGCGAGTGCCCAAAGTATGCGGGCTGGGAGAAGCGCAACGCAGCCAAACGTAACTTAATGGAGTCGTGTAGTGTCGATAGCATACGAAGCCAGACGGAAGTTGCGACAAGTAGCAAACCCCTTGAAAAGATGGAGCGAGATGAACTTGTACAACTTGTTGACCGTCATTTACCCGTTGGATTGCGTTCTGATTACCGCCGTATGGTTGAGGGCGTACACCTTCCTAAGCGGCGTCGTGTAAGGGTTGACGACGCAATTCGACAGATACTCAGGGAACATTATGGCGAAGACGAATTTGAAGAGGGGTAAACTTAGTGCCGACGAAGTACAGTTTATCCGTGACAATCTGGACACGATGAGTGATGAAGAGATTGGGAAACGGCTTCGCCGCTCTCCTTCTCTCGTCGCTAAATATCGTGGCCAAGAGCCCGAGGCTCAGCGTGAAGATGACCGCGACCCCATCATAGCGGAGCTACACGCCAAACATTTCTGGCCCGACATCAAAAAGGTGTTGCTGGTTACAGAGATTTCTTTCTTTGAGCAAGAATGGGCCAAGCTGATTCACCAATTTCAAACCAATGAAATTGTGGCCACTGACGAAAGTATGATACGAGACCTCATTGTTGAGGACATTATGTACTTGAGGGCGTTGAAAGAGCGTCGTCACGTCATGGTTGAAATCAGCGAACTAGAGCGACAGCTTGAGGTAGAACAGGCTAAGCCGCGAGAACAACGCAATGAGGCACTAGAGGCTTCAATTCAAACACAGATAACGGCCTTGCTACAGGCCCTACCAACGCTCACCGCAGAGCAAACCAAACATGCGGAGCGCAAAGATGCCAAGCTGAATCAGTTGAAGGCTACCCGTTCCGCGCGGTTTAAGCAAATAGCCGAAAGCCGCAAGAACTTCTTTGAGTTGACTAAGGAATTAGATACTCGCGTCAGCCGTGAGAAGGAAGGTCGCTGGATGGAACTTATGCAACAAGGAGGAGACAAGGTGAAGGAGGATTGGGAAGAGTTGCATGAGTATGCAGATGGTACAGTGGACAGACCTTTGTTGACGCCAGAGGCGGTATTAGCAGAGGATGATAAAGGAGAAGAAGAATGAAGGCCATAATTACTGGAGTGACGGGACAAGATGGAAGCTATTTAGCGGAGCTTTTGGTGGAGAAAGGGTATGATGTTGTTGGGATAGCTCGGCGCAGCAGTACAGATAATCGCCAAAGGTTGCGAGGTCTGAAAGACAAGCCTAACTTCCGTGTTGTCGAGGGTGACGTAGGTGACCCTATTTCAATGGATGGCATCATACGGGATAATCCAGATGTCGATGAGGTGTACAACCTTGCAGCACAAAGTCATGTTGGCACCAGCTTCAAACAGCCAGTGTACACCTGGGATGTAAATGCCAAAGGCCCAGTGTATATCATGGATGCCATCACGAACTATGCTCCACATGCGAGGTTCTACCAAGCGAGTACAAGCGAGTTGTTTGGAAACAACTTTAGTGTGGTAGCCGAGCCATTTGGTATTAAGGTGCCAGTGGTGTCATGCAAGAACGTACAATGCTTTCAGAATGAGACAACTCACTTTGACCCTCAATCTCCCTACGCTGTCGCCAAGCGCGATGCGCATGACATGGTTAAAATTTACAGAGAAAGAGGGCTCTGGGCCTGCGCGGGCATTCTCTTTAACCATGAGAGCCCAAGGCGGGGCTCAGAATTCGTCACACGCAAAGTGACCCAGTGGCTTGGGAAGTTCCGACCCTGGTGGTACGAGGCCCGTCTGAAAGAGGAGATTTCGGCTGCGATTCCATACATCCAATGCGAGAAAAGCGGAGAGAAGTTTCCAAAGCTACGCCTTGGTAATCTGGAGGCGTGTAGAGACTGGGGTTATGCTCCTGATTATGTACAGGGCATGTGGGCAATGATGCAGCAAGATAAACCAAGAGACTTTGTTCTTGCTACTGGTGAAACACATGGCGTTGAGGAGTTTGTAGAAGAGGCGTTTCATGCAGCGGGAATTCGCCAATGGCGTCGATATATCTACATTGACCCAGAGTTCTATCGCCCCTGTGAAGTGAACTTCCTACATGGTGATGCTAGCTTGGCGCGTAAGGTATTAGGCTGGGAGCCTAGCGTTACTTTCAAAGAGTTGGTACGCATCATGGTAAATGCAGACAGGCCAAATGAATGTCTAAGTACACGATAATTCGCGACACGCGAGAGAAAGAAAAGAAAGGCTGGCAATGGCGCAAGTCCATGTACTGTGAAGGTACGGTTGACGGCACCATGAAGACAGGAGACTACACGTTGGAAGGATATGAAGGAGTCCTTACCATTGAACGTAAGGGCAGAATCTCAGAGTTCGCCAAGAACATCAATGAGGCTAGGTTTGGTAAGGAATTGGAGCGCATGACGCAGTTCAAACACGCTTACGTAATCCTTGAGTTTACGATGCGTGACCTATTGAACTATCCAGTGGGCTCAGGAATACCGCGACATAAGTGGCGCTACTTGAAATTCAAGGGGCCGTTCATTTTGAAGAAGCTGACAGAGATGATGAGGGACTACCCAACAATTCATTTTGTGTTGGCTGGAGATGCGGGAAAAGAGACAGCATCAAGTATTTTCAAACGCATCGTGGAGAGTGAACGTGCCAACTCTGATTCAACCGGAGGCGAAAGCTAAACGCGCCCAACGCAAGTCGCAAGAACAGCGACTACAGCAACTCATTGATGAGTATTACATCGGCCTTGGCGATACAACCGAGAAACAAGTCCAAAATATATTGTTGGACACAGAACACGCAGACATAGAGCATCCCATCTACGAGATTCTCGATGTCATGCGGCAGCCACAGTATTTCTCATACACCTGTCGCCATCTACTCAACATAGAACTGATTCCATTCCAAGTCGCGATTCTACAAGAGTTGTGGCACCGCAAATTCCCCATGCTCATTATGACCCGTGGTGGAGGCAAGACTTGGATGCTGGCTCTATACGCACTGCTACGTGCCCTGTTTGAACAGGGTACGAAAGTGGTTGTGGTAGGTGCCGCTTTCCGCCAATCTAAACTCATCTTTGAGTATATGGAACAGTTCTGGCGAGGCAGTCCAATTCTACGAAGTATAGTAGGGATGGGCAAGCATCAAGGCCCCAAGCGAGACATTGACCGCTGCAACTTCTATGTGGGCGAGTCAGAGATTATCGCTATTCCATTGGGTGATGGTTGTTTGTACACTAATACTTTAACAACAAACAAAAATGGCTTTGGTTATATTAAACACCCAGCAGAATCCATTTGGGGTAACGGTGAATTTCGTGTTGTAGATGAACATTATAATAATGGTGTGAAGCCAACCAAAATTATTAAGACCAACAAGGGTTATGGTTTTGAAGGCACCCACAATCATAAAATGAAAGTGCTACGTAATGGCAGTATAGATTTTGTTCGTAGTGACGAAATGGTGATTGGAGACCGTATACTTCTTGACCGCTCGCGTCGTTGGCATGATGGTGATTTTCAATGTACTGATGAACAAGCATATGCTCTTGGTCTAATGATTGGAGACGGGTGTTGGACTAGTATATATCAATTAAGATTTGCCACAACCACCCCAGGAGAATTTGTTCCATATTTAGATTATGTAGCTAGCGGCAACGAGTGGACACAATTAGATGAACAACATTGGCAGTGTTGTGGTAAGGATAATATTAAGAAGTGGATTGATTTTTGGGAATTAAGAGAAGAATGTCGAACCAAAGACAAAACTTTGCCACCAAAAATTTTATCTGCTAGACAATCGGCAATGACCGCATGTCTACAAGGTCTCTTCGACACAGATGGACACGTACAAGTTCAAACAACCAAGGGAGGCATGGCCATTACTATTGGCTTCACTAACACCAGTCAGGAACTTGTCCGTCAAATGCAATATATCTTGTTACACTATGGCATTGTTGCGCATGTTAGTGATAGAGATAGGGATGAGAATTGGAATCATATTTATGAACTTATAATTACTGGTGCAGATGTCAAAATCTTTGCAGAACAGATTGGGTTTCGCTTAAAACGTAAACAACAATTGCTTGAAGCTGCTATAGCCAACAAATCACGTTGGGTAAACGCTGACGATATTATTCCAGGCGTGTTGTCTGACATGGTGCGTATTGCAAGCCAATATCGTGTTCGATGGGGACACAGCAATGCAGATTCAACGGCATGTTCTGCATCTAAATTACAAAACTATACCCAGGCCACACGTTCATTGGTGAATAAATTTTTGAATACCTATGGCCATATAGACGACCCACTTATAGCAAAACTACACATACTGAATGACGATAACGTTTATTATGATACCATAACGTCCATCGCAGATGGAGAAGCCCACACCTACGACATGCATGTTCCAGACGGACACGAATATTGCGCCGATGGATTCTTTAGTCACAACACCAAGATTCGTGGTCTCCGCGCCAACTACGTCCTGGCTGACGAATTTGCATCCATCCCACAGGAAATCTTTGAAGTCGTTATTAAGGGTTTCGCATCTGTATCCAGTAGCCCCGATGTAAGGGTGAAAGACTTTGGTAGGGTTGCAGCTTTGAAGATGTTGGGATATGATGAGCAAGCAGAGGCGGCAGAAGAGGAACTTGGTTTTGGCAACCAGACGGTTATCAGTGGAACGGCATACTACTCATTCAACCACTTCTACACTTATTGGAGGCGCTACAAGTCTATCATAGAATCAAAGGGCGCAATCAATAGACTTGAGGAAATCTTCCACGGTGAAGTCCCCGAGGGTTTTGATTGGACCGATTACAGCGTCATCAGAGCGCCATACAAATGCCTACCACGCGGTTTCATGGACGAAACATCCGTCGCCCAATCCAAAGCTACTGTTCATCAATCTATCTACCAGATGGAATACGAGGCTTGCTTCGCTACCGATAGCGACGGATTTTTCAAGCGTAGTCTTATCGAATCATGTGTAACCAAGGAACCCGTCTTGTTGGCTAGCGGCCCAGTCCAATTCCATGCTACTATTAGTGGTTCTCCCAATCTTCGCTACGTTTATGGCATTGACCCTGCTTCTGAAAAAGACAACTTTGCCATAGTAGTTTTGGAAATTCAGGGGGACCATCGCCGCATTGTCTATTCCTGGTCTATCAATCGCCAAACACTTCGGGAACGCCTAAAGAACCAAGGCAAGAAACTAGACAAGTCGTTCTATTCCTACTGTGCTAGAAAAATCAGACAGTTGATGAAGCGCTTTCCAACTGAGCATATCGGTATGGATACTCAAGGTGGTGGCATCGCCGTGATGGAAGCCCTGCATGAAGAAGCCCAGATGGAAGAAAACGAAAGACCCCTGTGGCCATACATCAAACAGGGTGACAAGGATGTGTTCTGGTGGGAAGAAGCCAACAAGCCAACCGATGGCGAACCTGGATTCCACTATCTCCACATGGTACAGTTTGCCCAGGCCAAGTTCACAGTGGATGCAAACCACGGCTTGCGTAAAGACTTTGAAGACAAGACGACCCTGTTTCCCTACTTTGACTCCGCTAGTATTGGTGAGGCGCTTACACAAGACAAGATTATGAATAGAGAATATGACACGATGGAAGACTGTGTTATTGAAATCGAGGAGTTGAAAGACGAACTAGCAACTATTATCCATGACCAGACCAGTGGTGGCCGTGACCGCTGGGACACACCAGAAGTGAAACTGCCGGGCAACAAAAAGGGTAGGCTCCGAAAGGACCGCTATTCAGCCTTAGTGATAGCAAATATGGTCGCTAGAGTCATGGACCACGGGCTTGAAGGAACTCCGTGTCCATTTGTAGGCGGCTATGTAGGCCAGAAACGCGGTGGCCAGGGCGGCGGAAGCGGTCGCTTGTACGTAGGACCAGACCATTTGGTAAGCAAAATGACTGGACTCTATGGAAAAGGTGTGAGTCGCCAGTAAATGGTGTATAATAGATTGTATTGCAATACCATTACAATGGAAAGAGACACGGCTATGTCAAAAGAAAAAGGTGGAATGACCACTAATCGCACCCCCAAGAAGACCAACGAGGGTGCCTATCTACTCACCAGCGGCACAACGCAAGAAGTTATCACGGGTTCCAAGAAGGCTTTAGAGGCTTACGTCGGTGTGGCAACGGGTGTTGGTGGCGACGACCATCGCTATGGTTCAGCCTATGCCCGAGACACCTACAAAGACACCTCTCCGAACACGTCCGTTCGCAACCAATTCACACGACAGAACTATGAGTATTTCCGCCCATCGGAAGCCGTCGCGGTCAAGCCCCATGAGATTATCGCTCAGTGCATGGAAGCATATCGTCGCGTTGGCATCGTGCGAAATATCATCGACCTAATGGGAGACTTTTGTGTGAAGGGTATCAAGATTACCCATCCAAACCCACGCATTCAGAAGTTCTACCGTGGGTGGTTTAAGAAAGTCAGTGGACCCGAGAGGTCCGAACGCGCCGCAAACCTTCTTTATCGTTGCGGCGTTTTTGTTACTAAGCGAACAATGGCCAAGGTAAATGTTCCAACGGAGCGCTCAATGCGCACCCAAGGTGCAGCCGACCCAGCATTGACACCAGATGAGCCAATGCCCCAACCCCTAAAGACTCAAAAGCGCAACATCCCTATCCGCTACAACTTCCTCAACCCCCTCTCACTAGAGGTTGTTGGTGGTCCCTTATCTATGTTTGTTGGTAAGCAATTCTACGCTTTGAAAATCACGGGCGAACTACGAAGTACCCTGACGGCTCCCAAAAATGAGATGGAAAGAGAACTCATCGCGGCGGTTCCAGCCGAGATTCGGAACGCCATTGCCAAGGGTCAGAACGTCATACCCCTAGACCAATCCAAGCTACGTTCCCTACACTACAAGAAAGACGATTGGCAAACATGGGCCGACCCTATGACCTATGCGGTTATGGACGACTTGATTCTCTATGAGAAAATGAAGTTGGCCGACCTTGCTGCTCTTGATGGGGCTATCTCACAAATTCGCGTGTGGACCCTTGGTGACATAGAGAAAGAGATTTTCCCCACAGACGCCGCTATCAACAAACTCGCTGACATTCTGTTGGCCAACCCAGGCGGCGGTGCATTCGACCTCATCTGGGGACCAGAGTTGAAGGTGCAAGACTACCATACCAACGTACATGAATTCTTGGGCAACGAGAAATATGTACCCGTAATGAACGCCATCTATGCAGGCATGGGTGTTCCTCCTACGTTGACTGGTGCAGCAACCGCCTCTGGTTTCACAAACAACTACATTAGCCTTCAAACCCTTGTTCAACGGTTAGAATATGGGCGTGAGCGCTTGATGGAATTCTGGCATCAAGAGATTGAACTAGTGCGACAAGCTATGGGATTTCAGCGACCAGCCCGTATCGAGTTTGACCACATGACACTCAGCGACGAGAACGCCGAGAAGGCCCTGATGATTCAGTTGGTAGACAGAGACATTATGACAGTAGAGACACTGTTGGAGAGGTTTGGCGAACATCCAGAGTTTGAAGAACTACGACATCGCAAAGAGAAGCGCCAGCGCGATTCCAAGTTGCTGCCCGCAAAAGCGGGGCCGTGGCACACCCCCGAGAAGGTGTACGAGTTGGTCAAGACAGCCTTGGGTCGTGGTTATGTGAGCCCCGAACAGGCTGGTATCGACATACCAGAAGACTTGAAGGGCGACAAAACTCCATTCCAACAACAGATGGATATGATGAGCAAGCGAAATGCTGGCACAAACGGGGGCTCTCCTGGTGACAGTAAGAAGCCCGGCCAGCCGCAGCAAGGGCGTCCTAAGAATAGTGGCGATACCAAGCAGCGCCAGCAACGGACTCCTAAACCGGCGGGCGCTGACCAATCGCCGCTCGACTTTATAGACGATACAGCGGCGTTTATGACTACCATGTTGTGGGCGCGCGATGCACAGTACAGCATTGCCGAAGCCCTAAATCCTCTCATTTTGGATTTCTACAACAAGAAGAATATGAGGTCTTTGTCGGCAGAGGAAACCGAAGTCGCTGAGCGCACGAAATTTGCTGTACTATCTAAGCTAACTCCCTTCTGTGAGATTAGCCCCGAGTCTTTGGGCAGCATATTTGCTGAGCAACCGAAGCTCAACAAGGTATACCGCAAGTTATCTACGAAGCTAACGCAGGGCTGGATTGCAGAGCGCGGTAAGTCTCCTACTGTTGAAGACGCCCGTTCGATTCAAGCCATCATATACGCCCTGATGAACTCCGATTCAATACCATTGTAATAGTATTGACCACAAAACTAGAAAAATAAACACCTATGGTGTATAATACAATAAGAGGGAAAATCATGCCAGAACGTATTCCAATCTATACAGCCGAACGCGAAGCGGGCTTAGCCCACGCGATTGCGGCCCCTGATAGCTGTGCTGTGTCTTTCTACAGTCCGGTAAAGGCCGACACGGTTGAAATATCTAAGGAAGTCCTGGCAAAAATTGAGGAATCTCTAGGTCAGTCAAGTGACAAGTATGACCTATATCCTGTCAACACTATCCTAGTGTCAACAGGTTGGAACCAGAACGACGACATATTTGCCCGCGAATATACGTGGGCAGCTAGGTTTTCGCCCGAGGACAAGCCATTCAATTTGGGGCATGACCCCAACAAGATTATCGGCCACATAACTGGTAGGCGTGTCATTGACGCTGACTATCAGCTTATCCCTGATGACACAACGACAGAAGATTTGCCGGATAAGTTTCATATCCTCACTTCTGCTGTGATTTATCGTCATATCAGTGGTAGGGATAAGGAACTAACGGCTGAGATGGCAGAAATCATCGAAGGTATCCAACGCGGTGTTTGGTACGTGTCAATGGAAGTATTGTTTAACGATTTTGATTACGGGCTCACTGATGCTTTGGGGCAACAGAGGGTAATAGCTAGGCGCGAAGAAACAGCTTTCTTGACAAAACACTTACGTCGCTACCAGGGTACTGGGCAATACCAAGCATACAGGATTGGTCGTGTCCTCAAGGGGATGACATTTAGCGGGAAAGGTCTTGTTGAAGAACCCGCTAACCCTGAGAGTATCATTTTCAATGAAGCAACATCCTTTGCGGGTGTGCTGGCTACACTTGAAGATGAGAGAAGAATTTTTACAACTGTAGCTAATTCTGGAGAAAATTCAATGGCAGAAACCAATGAACTCCTCAAAGAGCAGAATGAAAGCCTAAAGAAGACTGTGGCTGATTTGGAAAAGAAGATGGCTGATTTTGATGCGAAAGCAGTTCAAGAGAAGCTAGATGCTCTCCAGGCAACCATTGACGAGAAGGACGGCGCTATTGCTGACCTTAACGCCAAACTTGAGGCACAGACTGCATCTGAGAAAGAACTGACCGAGGCTGTCGAAACAGCTAAGGCAGCTACGGCTGACGCAGAAAAGAAACTCGAAGAGGCGCAAGCAGAACTCAACAAGATTGCTGCCGAAGCAAAGAAGACCGAGCGCGTAAGCGCTTTGGTTGACAAGGGTGTAGATAAGGCAGATGCCGAATCTATCGTTGAAGAGTTCGATGCCCTTTCCGACGAAAAATTCGAGAAGGTCGTGGCCATGCAAGCCGACTTGGTTGAAGCCAAGAACGGTTTCATGGACAAGAAGAAAAAGGAAGAGGAAGAGAAGAAGAAGAAGGAAGCTAAGGCGAAAGCTGATGCCGAATCTGATGACTCTTCTGACGAAGATACCGACGCAGAGGGCGAGGCGGCTGCTGATGGCACTGACCTGGAAGGGGCAGAAGCCGAAGAAGACGCAGACCTGAATGCCGGTGGGGAAACCGAGGAAGAGGCACAAGCACAAGCAACAGCTAACTTGTCCAACTACCTTGGTAACGTACTTGCAAAAGGCAGAAAGTAATAGGAGGTAGCACTCATGGCACTTAAAGGTGACCGTTATGAAGGCATTACCGACATTAGCTTCTTCATGGACCAAGAAGCTGAGCGTGGTGGTGTTGTGTGTCTAAAGACCGCAGGTAGTGGTGCTGCTCTTGACCAAGCCCAGGCTGAAGTTGAGTATGCGGCAGACCCATCTGGCTTGATGCCAGTTGGCCTCTTGCTCTGCGATATGGTCGATAAAAACTTAACCAAGACACATCTGAATTTCCATAAAAACGAAATGCAGAAGGGTGGCAACGTTGTTGTGCTACTCGATGGTTTTGCAGTGACCAATGTTATTGATACTGGTGTTAGCGTTGCTGGTGGAGAACTTGCGTATGTTCAAGCCAACGGCGAACTTACTAACACCATTGGCGCTGGTGGCAACGTGGAAGTTGGCCGTTGGTTCTCATCGAAAGACGAGGACGGATACGCCAAAATCTACGTGAAGTTGCCCAAGTAAAGGAGAGAGAAACAATGGCTGAGAATCAAATCATTGAACCAACGCCAGAAATGATTGACCTCCTTCGCAAGAGTGGTAACACGGACGAGAAAATCGCCATTGCCGCTGTTGCTGAGTTGGCTGTCGCTCTCACCACGCCTTTGCGAGAAGGTATTATGTCGGGCGACATAACTGGCAATATCTACGAAAAAATCAATCTCGAACCCGGCGCAGCCCCAGAATTCCCATTGGACTTCGTGGCTCCTGGCACCGAGAAGGACTTCGTAGCTTACACTCTACCTAACCACGGTAGAATTCCTGAGCGCAACATCGAAGGTGACTATGTAATGGTCCCCACATACGATGTTGGTTGCTCAATCGACTGGATTTTGAAGTACGCACGCGATGCTCGTTGGGACATCGTGGGCCGCGCAATGCAGGTTCTTCAAGCATCCTTCACAAAGAAGACCAACGACGACGCATGGCACACCCTGTTGGCTGCTGCTGTAGACCGTAACATTTTGGTGTACGACTCTGCTGCTGCTGCTGGACAGTTCACAAAGAGACTTGTTTCTTTGATGAAGACTGTTATGCGAAGAAATGGTGGTGGTAACAGCACCTCTATCAACCGTGGCAAGCTGACCGACCTTTACGTGTCGCCAGAGGCTATGGAAGACATGAGGGATTGGGGCGTAGACCAGATTGACGAAATTACTCGTCGTGAAATCTACACCGCTGCTGACGGCACCCTCAATCGTATCTTCAACGTAAACCTCCACGACCTTGACGAATTAGGTGTGGGACAAGAGTACCAAAACTTCTTCTTGAATGAGTTGGGTGGTACACTTGAGGCTTCGGACGTAGAACTTGTGGTCGGCCTTGACCTTGAGAAGCAAGACAGCTTCGTATGGCCAGTCCGTGAAGAAGTTCACATCCACGAAGACCCCGCTCTCCACCGTCAGCGACGTGCTGGTTTCTACGGTTGGGGCGAACACGGTTTTGGTGTTCTTGACAACCGTAGAGTCATGGTTGGCTCGTTCTAAGCGAAGAACCGATTGTTCATCATAAATAGGGAGTTAGCGGCGGCAGCACGCTGTCGCTGCTCCCTCTTTTTTTTGACTTAGGAGAAACAACTATGGCGTGGTCTGACAATATGATTCCACTGTTCCGCGCCTATTCGGGTGATGCGGTCGCTCCGTATACATACGACAACGCGCGCGTTGAACAACTACTTGTCTCTGCTGCTCCTATGGTTTTGATGGAGTTGGACTTTGATAATGACTACATTGTAGATATAGTAGGCATTAGCATTGCCCCCGACCCAACAGAAACGGGTGAGCAAGACTTTGAAACTTTGGTTGCGCTCAAGGCTGCTTGTATAGTGGCCATGTCTGAGTATCGCACCGCTGCTGGACAAGCAATGGCGGTTCGCGATGGCCCATCGGCTATCGACACACGGGCTCGCGTGGCTAGTCTCAAGGAGGTGGCAAAAGACAGGTGTGAAGCGTACAACAGAGCTAGAATGGCCTACGCCCTTGACGGCGGGCTTTCTGGTGCTGCTATTGTCGGTCCTCATTTAACCGCAGAAAGTGAAGGAGCCGGTGGCTCTGGCCAAGGGAGATAATCATGGCATTTGGTGACCCAGTAGTACAAAAGGCGAAAGCCAGCGAAGAAAGAACCGAGGGCGAGGCTGTTGTCGCTACTCAGCCCGATGGTCAATTTGAATCAACGGACGACCGAGGCAAAGAAATTCCTGTCCCGGTTGATACAATAAGTGACAAATACAAGAACCGCTTTGACTTTTAATAGGGGGCTCTCATGTCTGATTATGTGAGAAAGATAAAGCCCGAACCTCCTGTTGAACCCATGTGGGAAGCGGGTATGGCTGTCGGCTCAGAAGGTGGGGATGGTGCCGATGGTATCCAAACAAACCATGACCGCGCGTATGAACGCGAGGGTCTACCCGACCTACTAGACGACCGCCTCGACAACCCCGAGGGTTGGCTATGGTCTGTTGACGGTGTTGATAATATCAACGGCAATGTAGACTTCATTGCTGGCGCTGGCATGTCCATCGTACCGAATAACGTAACGAAGACCATTACGTTCATTGCATCAGGTGGCGGTGGCGACAACTACACTGTAATGTGTAGCTCAAATGACACTACGCCTGGATTTCTTGAAGACAAGCTAGTAACAAGCGTCGGAACCAATACTACCGACATACTCGAAACAACTACGCTAAACGACGGTGCCAACGAACGAGTTCAGGTTCAGTTGGATACAGATAGACTGCTTCAAACCTACGTTGGCGTTGGTAAAATCGACTTACCACCAGTTGTGTGGGACGATACGACTGCGGGAGCTACATGGCGCATTATTGGCAAGATTCCAGTTTGGGCTTTCTCGGCCAGTGCCCTTCGCTACATTCGACACACAACTAGGCTTCCCGTAAACGTAGACCTAACCACTATCAACCCTCGTCTAGTCATTGACTACGCCCCTGCTGACAACCAGACAAGTGGAGACCAGTGCCGCTGGCGCGCTCAGATGACCTACATTACAAATGGAGAGTTGTTGACAAAGGCCATTGATGAAACTGTTGCGATAAGCGCTGATGTTCCTACGGCCCAAGACGAGAAGGACTCTGTGGTGATTGAGTTAGACCGTACTCTTATGGCTGCTGGGGATTTGGTAAGTATTGAGATTAGCCGTAACATATCTCATGTAGACGATGACCGCAACGGCGAAATCTACATTTCGTATGTCAAACTTCTCTATGAGAAGGCAGCACTAGACGAAGGTAGCTAAGGAGAATAAGCATGTCAAAATTAGTTAGAGTACATGACACTGTGGAAGGCGGCGTTAGTTGGCAGGAACTTCTTCCTGGTGACCTTGGTGGTGGCGGGGTTGGACAAGTAGTAACTGGCACATACACAGGTGACGGCGCAGCAAGTCAAGCGATTACTGGCTTGGGTTTCAAACCTAAGTACCTCAGAATTTATGAACGCAAGACTACTGCCGCTTCAACGACAAATCCAACCATCACGACAGACAGAATTATAGACGACCACGTTAGTGGTATGTCGATTGACTGCGACTCCACGTTCAAGACAAGGGCGGGAATCATCATCTCATTGGACGCCGATGGGTTTACCGTTGGTACAACTAGTACACCAAATGTCAGTGGCACAGTTTACAGCTACGTGGCGATAGGATAAGGAGGCGTAAGCATGAAAGTTTTCTACGACTCGGCTGACAACAACCAAGTACAGGCGTTCTACACCTGTGACACAAACTCGACAGCATGGGCGGCATTTAATGAAATCACAGTTGACGACCCTACTCGTCAAGCAGAGATACTACAATATGGCCGCGATTGTCGTTTGACGATTGTGGACAGTGTGGTGACTGCGGTAGTGCCGTATGACCACCCAACTGACCACAGCCTAGACAACCACAAAGCAACGAAGTGCGCGGCGATTGACGCCAAAAGCCAAGAGCTAATAGCTGCGGGTTTTGAGTACAGCGGCAAAACCTTCTCATTATCTGCGAATGCCCAAATGAAGGTGTTGGGTTTGCGCACTGCCGTACTGGCGGGAGCGTTAGTGGAACCTGACGGTTATCCTATCCCATACGCATGTATGGATGAAACAACATACATAATAGCCGCAGAAGCAGATGTGGTTGGGTTGTTCAACGCTGGATTTGTCCGAATGCAGACCGTCCTCGTTGGTGGCGCGACGCTGAAAGGCGCATGTATGGCGGCTGCTGACCAAGCGGCTCTTGACGCAATCGTTGACACCAGAGAATAAGGTGAAACATGAGCGGCAAATTTCCAGCATGGGGCGACTTCGACATTCCGACAGAACTCATTGACCTCCATGAGTGGGTGGCTGATGCGTTCATAGACGATGAGTTTGGGCACGACTGTAAGCTTATGTACCCACAGCAAGACAGTCAGTGCCCCAACTGTATTCGTGACCCAAAGACCAAGCAATCAAGTGGCATCTACAACGGCACCGGACCACACCCGTTTGAGCCGCACACCGTATGCCCGTATTGTGGAGGCGCTGGACGAGAAGTCGATAATCCGACTGACCCGATTCGTCTTCGTATCTATTGGGACCGCAAAAGCTGGATTGACATTGGGGTGCAGTTTGACGTAGCAGACGGCGTAGCTATGACGATTGGCTACATGGTAGACCTTCCAAAAGTAGAGAAGGCAGAATACATAATTTTGGAGAAGCCCGTTGAAGGCATCCGGCGCTGGGCCGTTGAGAGAGAAGGCGAAGCCGTGCCTTGGGGCTTTCATCACGACCGATACTTCCTACAATATGTGAGGCGATTACGTGGCGGCTAATAGTATAGGGCTAGGGGTACAGTTGAAACTACGTACCCGACCAGCAACCCTACGCAGAGAGATAACGTCAGCCATAGCCAGACAGTTGAATAAGAGATGGACGCACAACACGGGTTTGCGTGGGGTGATTGATACTGGCGTGTCTAACATTTTGCTACAGGGAATGCAGCGGTCACCCGAATATGATGAATTGATTTCAGAAAGCGGCAGACTTCGCCAGGAGTTGGGGTTACCATTTCCAAAAACAATGGTAGACCCCATTGTGCAGAAAGCTGCTGATACTGTACGGGTGGTTTTCATGCCCTTTCGCTCACAGGGAAGAAGGGTGGTGGGAACAGTGCGTGTAACGGCGCTTCCCAACAACTTTGAAGACCTATTGGTAGCAGAGCCCACCGGCTCTTATGTCACAGAAGATGGTAAGACTATTCAGTGGCTTGACTGGATGCTTCGGCTTGGCGACCGCATCATTGTGTTGGAACACCGGATTGAATATCGTCCTGGGCCATCCCGAACAGATTCCTACGTTATGGTTCCTGCTCCCGCGCATGGTTGGAAAGTTCCATCTGAGTATTCTGGCGTAGTTGGAAACAACTTCATCACACGGTCGGCTGATGCTGTTGCTCCTCAAATAGGGGATTTCATTGGGCGCAAATTAAGAGGGGCATTGTAATGGCACTGAGAGACTGGACACGATTCAAAGGCGTCACGGCACTTGACCGAGACTGGCTAAGTCAGAACGTCTTGTATGGTGTGATAGACTGGGCCAAATGGGCTCTGTTGAACGTCGGTGGTTATCAGAATATCGGCCTTGGTCATCCAGGGTTTCTTGGGGGCGACGGAAGCGCCCTACGCTCCGTTACTGACCCCAACTTTACCAATGGTCAAGTCTGGGAAGGCTTTCGGTCAGATTGGGTTTGGGAGACAGGTATTGACTGGCCTGTTCAGCCCGTGGCAATTACTGGTGTTTGGGTCAACAACACTTTTTCCACTGACACAGGAGCCTATCCTCACTACATTGATTATCCCCGTGGTAGGGTGGTGTTTAATAATCCGCTCGGCCCCACTGATTTTGTACATGCAGAGTTTTCCCACCGCACGCTAAATGTAGTCAAGTCAGAGGAACATTGGTTTCAAGAGTTGATGTACGATTCATACAGGTATGACCGTGCAGATTATATGACCGCCGGTTCTGGCAACTGGGACCAGTTGGCGCAGACACGCAGGCAAATGCCTGTAGTTGGCGTAGAACTAGTTAACCGCCGTGGTTACAAGGGTTATCAATTAGGTGGTGGTCAATGGGTGTTCCAAGACATACTGTTTTACGTATGTGCAGAGAATAGCGATGACGCCCGACAATACGCTGACATATTTGCAAATCAAAATGACATGACAATCTGGATTCCCAATCGTGGTCTTATGAAAGAAGACGCGAGGTATCCGATTGACCTGGATTACCGTGGTGTTCCACTGGCAAATCCCATGCAGTTTCCACAAATAGTGGCCCCCACTGGCCAAGGTGGATTCCAATGGCGAAAGGTCCAGTTTACCAACACTCACGAAGATGGCATGGAACCCGTAAATAACTGGTTGTATCGCCGTGTGGTTCGCTCCTCGTTGGAGATAATCATGGAAAACATCTAAATGGTGTATAATAGAGTAGCCTAGCTTCCGTATAAGATAGTTAACAAGGAGATAGAAAAGTGGCTAATAACCGAATTTTCTACGCCTGCCAAAAAGCCGGAATCGCTCCTGCCGCGTCGTATGCGTTTCAGACTATCCGAGGTCTCCAAACCTTGGGTATCACAACGACATTCAACCTAGAGCAAGTGTTCGAGATTGGTCAACTGGCAATCTATGAAAATATCGAGGGTATTCCCGACGTGGAAGTTACCACCGAGAAAGTCATGGATGGGTACTCTCCTGTATACTGTCAAGCAACGCAGGGTTCTCCTGACTCTACGTTGGTTGGTCGCTCAAATTCTATCTGCAACCTTGGTGTTGCTATCTACGCTGACACAGCACAGTCTGCCTATGGCGCTCCTCTACAGGAAGTCCACATGTCGGGTATGTATGTGTCGAGCATTGGATACAACGTCACAGTTGATGGAAACGCTACTGAAAGTGTAACCCTCGTTGGTAACAACAAAGTGTGGGTTGGTGTCGCAGGCGAAAGCAACGGCACATTCACTGAAGTGGTTAATCCTGCTGGTGGTAGCATTCAGAATAACAATGACCAGCCAATGGCAATCAGCGGCTCTGGCGGTGTAAACCGTCGAGAGGACGTATTGTTTGGTTCAGACCTAGTTCGCCATACCATCTTGCCGCCTGAAATTCCAGGCATCATTGACAAGGGGTTGGGAAGTGGTACGAACGAGTTGGACGGCGACGGTCACTACGGTGCCCACGTTCAATCCATAAACATTACCGCTGACCTTGGCCGTGAAGAGTTGTTTGAACTTGGTCGAAAGGGTACGTATCACCGATTCGTAACCTTCCCAGTTGAAGTTACAAGCGAAATCACCCTGATTGGTATTTCTGGTGACATGATTAGTGCCACTGAAGAAGGAATTTACCAAGTATCTGGTAGTGGTGCCGTTTGTGGTCGATACAACTTGGAAGACCAAGTAGTTATTCTGCGCTTGTGCGAAGGTCTACAGGTAGACTGCGGCAATAAGAACAAGCTGTCAACGGTCGGCGTGACAGGTGGAGATGCTGGTGGTGGAAACGTAGAAATTACGTACACCTACACGACATTCAACGACATGGATGTTCAGCACCCTCAAGACCCAGACGCAACTACACGTCGAGTCATGCCGTAAATGCGGAAATAGGACGTAGGGGTTTCGCGGCCCCTGCGTCCATTTTTTCACTGGTATTAGGAATTGAACAAGGAACTAACGATGAATGAACAGGAACAATCCCTACCCCCTGGACTCAAAGTCCCTCTTGATACGGTCGATGCTGACCAACTGCCTCGTAGTGAACCTCTCAACTACGAACTCGTATGCTATCTCGTAGGAGATATGTATATCGAGAACGTCCTGGCCCGTCGTGCCCAGCGTGAACAATTTGAGGCAGTAACTACCCAACTAAGAGAACTGGCTGATGGTCTAAAGGTAGAGAACGATATGTTAAAGAAAGAGTTGGCCAAGCATGAAGGAATACGAGAAAGAACTCCACCTAGCCAGGATTCTGTCGGGCCGCGTGAAGGCCACGGTGGGTAAAGAGGTTTTCTACGTTGCTCAAGCTACTCCAATACAACGAGCCGAAGCGCATGAAATATACATGGAGATGATGCAGAAGACGCGCTTCGATGATATGCTGACCGATGAAGCAATGTGTCAGCAGTTGATGGACAGCGACCTGTGGACAGAGAAGCAACAAAAGGCCCTCGATGATGGACCCAAGGTTCTTGAACAACTCAAGGTACAACTGTATCAGGCTCACCGAAAATTTCAAAGTAAACATGTGCGGCTGATACGCAAGCAATTAGATAAGACCCGAAAGGGACTTAACAAGCTGCACAACATGCGCCACACAAAGGACGTTATGACTTGTGAGGGCTTAGCCGAGATTGCCAAAGTGGAACACTTGGTATACAGTGGGGCCAAGAATGTTTCAGACAATCCACGCTTGTTAGATGACAGCGACACACTAAAGAAGGTAACAGCACAATTCCTGCAAGCGCGCGTGCCGGAAAGAATACTTCGTGAGATAGCGCGTACTGAACCCTGGCGCGGGTTATGGAGTGTGAGTAAAGCAGAGGGCAGTCTGCTAGGTATCCCTGCGGTAATGGTAACAGAGGACCAGAAAGCGTTAGTGGTTTGGTCACGTATTTATGACAGTGTGTACGAAAGTATGGATTGTCCCGGCGAGCCTATTATCAGAGATAATGACTTGTTGGATGGCTGGTTAACGGTACAGCATCGCAAACGTGAGGCTGAACGTAAGAAGAGAGAGGGCGACGAACACGCCAGTAAGGTCAAGAACGCCCAAGAAGTCTTTATCCCCGTACAGAGCGCTGAAGATGCGCGACGGGTTGAGGCTTTGAATGACCAAAGAGCGAAGCTGTTGAAAGCACAGCGCTCAAAGGCGTTAGAAAAGAGGGGCACAATTCGCGAGCAAGATATGCCAGACTCACAACTCAAGTTGCGGGCACAGGCTATGGCAGAAGCGAGAGCAGCCGCTAAGAAAAAGTAAGGAGTGAATTATGGAAGAAGGACAGAAGAGACCTTTATCGCACACTCAGCTTAAAGAGTTGAGCGCCAAGGCGAAAGAGGCGAACCGACAGAAATATCTGGAGCAGTCGCGCAAACGCCTTGACAAAATCATGTGTACAAAGATTCGTACATCATTCATCGGGTCTTTGGATGCATTTGAACAGGTGTTTGGTTTTCTTTGGGGTCATGGCAAGAAAGAAGAAGACAAAACCGAAGAAGAGAAGCAAATGTTCCAGTTGTGGGCACAGGCCCGTACTGAGGTTCTGAACAATGGTAACAACCAGTTGAGAGGGGCCAGAAATGAAATCGCAAACCATACCGTAAGTTGGAATCGGTATCACTTGGATTTGCCCGTTAAACCTAGAGAAGAGGAGAACGACGATGGCGAGTAATAAGGATGTTTTTAAGGCTGTTATCGAAGGAAAGCAGCGAGAGTTGGCAATCAAGAGACCCGACCGAAAAATAGGCACACAGGCCCAGGTCGAGTACAACAAGGCGTTTAGTGCCGCCGTGAAGTCTGGAGCTTTGTTCCGCGAGAAGCTAGAACAAGAGGCTCGGGCACAAGGAGTTTGGAGCGACGACCAGGAAAAGAAGTATCAGGAGTTGATAAAGAAGGTCAACGAGACTGATATGCGCATCAAAAAGGGTGGTTTCCCGCTGAGTGAAGCGCGCGACCTTGCTATTGATATGCGTAAGCTGCGGGGCGACATGAGAGAAATGCTCTCTGGTCGAACACAGCTTGATGTCAACAGTGCCGAGGGACAGGCAGAAAATGCCCGCTTCAACGCGCTTGTAGCCCTATGTTTGGTGTATAATGATACAGGCAAGCCTGTCTTTGCAACGCTAGACGACTACTTATCACACAGCACCGAAGATTATGCCTTTGAGGCTGCATCGCGACTTGGTGCTATGATGTACGGTCTTGATAGTGACTATGAAGCCAATCTGCCAGAGAATAAGTTCCTGGCTGAATGGAACTTTGTTGATGATAAGTTGCGACTTATCGACAAAAATGGTCACTTGGTCGCCGTTAGCGGCAAACTGATTGATGAAGAGGGACGCTACATTGACGAGCAAGGCAACTTTGTTGATGTTGATGGAAACCCAATGGATGAAGAGGGTGAATATCAAATAGAACAACAGCCATTCCTCGATGATGATGGCAACCCGATTGTCAAGGACAAGCCTGCCGAAGAAGAGAAACCAGAGGATGAGGGGCAACCCGAGTCCAAATAATAGCGGATAGAGGCTACACTGTCGGTTAGTGCAACGTGCGAACGGTTTGACCGTTCCGTTACCTTACTGATAGTCTAGCCTCTTTTTCTATAGGCAGGCAGAGAATGGCACAGCAATTCAACATAGTGGCCCAGCTTTCGTTGCGCGGCCCCACCAATCTAGCACAAGTCCAACGTCGAATCCAAGCCGGTCTTCGCAACATTCGAGCCGATGTTCAGGTTAACATTGGTCGCGGTGCGCAAAGAGGTCTGCAACGTACCAATCGACAACTGCGCGATGTAGCCAACACACTGGCCTTGGTAACAGGTAATGCCCAGGCGGCTGCCGCAGCATTGACAAACGTGGGGGCCGCGTATGGAGCCGCTGCTGGTGGAGGGGCCGCTGCTGCCCGTGGGGCATCACAGACCGCTGGTGCTATGAGCAACGTAGCCGGAGCTGCTGGCGCTGCAACATCTTCAATGCAAGAGTTCGGTCGCATCAGTGCTTTGGCTGTGCGTCGATTCCTCGCCTTCTCTATTCCCGCTGGTATCGTTGTCGGGCTCATCGTAAACATTCGACAAGGGGTCAAGGCCGCTATTGACTTTGAGCGCCAGTTGATTAAGGTTGCCCAGGTAACAGGCAAGACTACAGGCTCGCTGGCAGATTTGACTGGTGAAGTCACCCGTCTAGCCACAACCTTTGGTGTGGCCTCTGCTGACCTGTTGAATGTGTCTCGTATCTTGGCTCAAACAGGCTTGTCTGCCAAGGACACCGAGATTGCCCTGCAAGCCTTGGCCAAGTCCGACCTCGCTCCTACATTCGATAGCATCGAACAAACCGCTGAAGGTGCCATCGCTGCTATGCGTCAGTTCGGCATCGAGGCCAAAGACTTAGAAGCCGCTCTTGGTTCTATCAACGCTGTTGCTGGTCAGTTCGCTGTAGAATCCGGCGACATCACAAGCGCTCTGCGTCGTACTGGTGGTGCGTTCCAGGCGGCTGGCGGTGAAATCAACGAGTTGATTGCCCTGTTCACATCTGTACGTGCTACCACTCGTGAATCTGCTGACAGTATCGCCACTGGTTTCCGTACTATCTTCACTCGTATCCAACGACCACGAACCATCGAGTTCTTGAGAGACTTGGGCATTGAGCTACAGGACTTGCAAGGACGATTCGTCGGCCCGTTTGAAACGGTGCGCCGCTTGAACTTGGCCCTTCGCGAACTTGACCCGCGAGACGTTCGCTACTCACAAATCATTGAGCAGTTGGGTGGCTTCCGTCAGGTATCCAAGGTTATTCCATTGATTCAACAGTTCGACACAGCGCAACAGGCGTTGGCTGTAGCTATCGGTGGAACTAACTCATTGACCGAAGACGCAGCCACAGCCCAACAGGCATTGGCAGTACAAGCAGCCAAGGTTGGCGAGCAGTTTCAGGCATTGTTCCGTCGTATCACGGGTAGCTCCACATTCCAAGTAATCGCTCGTTCAGCCTTGCAGTTGGCTAGCGGTTTCTCCAAAGTCCTAGAGACCCTTGAACCACTGTTGCCACTGTTGACTTCTCTTGTCGGTTTGAAGTTGGCTCAAGTTGGCACACAATTCGGTCTGGGATTTATCGGCGGTCTCCGCAACGTAGGGACGGCTGCTGCGGGAGTAGCGGCTGCTGGCCCAGGCACACAACAGGCAGCTACGCAACAACAGCGTCAGTCCACCGTGACTACCGCCAACACCACAGCTATCAGCAGCAACACAACCATTCTAACAACTCTGAACACCACGCTCACTACGTTGACAACAGCCGTCAACAATCTTACCCAGCGCATCGGCGGCCTGGGGGGTGGTGGTGTGCGGCGTCCAGCCCGTGGCGGTCGTATTCACAAGTTCGCTCGCGGCGGTTTAGTTCCTGGCGTTGGCAATGGCGATACCGTCTCAGCACAACTAGAGCCGGGTGAGTTTGTTATTCGGAAGAAGGCTGTTGAGAGTATTGGCGCTGACCAACTTGCTGGTATGAACCGCAAGGCTGCCGGTGGCCGTATTTCGATTGAGGGCAAGCCCGGCACCGATTATGCTGGCTTCTTCTTTAGACCTGTTGGTAAAAGAGACTTGAAAGAACGAGCTAGATACAATAGGACGTTTGCCAATGCTCCACGGGTGGCCGACATAGCTAATCAAAAGATGCTTGAACTTGGATTCTCTGGGTTGAAAGCAGTTCAACCTGGGGGTGTAATTCCAGTGACCGGAGGTCCAGGTAAGCGCAAAGGCCCCATAGATTTCAAGGCTCTGGGTGTGACCAAAAAGGGAATGTTCCAACAACTAAAGGCTAGGGGTGCTATTTCACCAAAACAAGCTGAGAGTTCTTGGGTTCCTACGGCAGCAAACTTTGAAGGTAAAACTGTCAACAAGCAATTCTTTGCATCTGTTAAAGCGGAGGGTGGTGCTGTTGTACGTGGAACAGGCACAGGCACATCGCGTGTGACGACGGCTGACGTTGGAAGTGCTGAAAAAATTGGCAGACCAGTTGGCATGGGTATTAGCGTAGGGGTTAGAAGCAGATTCAAGAAAGTCAGTGACGCTTATCTTGTTCGTTTCCTACAGGGATTTACAACTGGAAGAAAGCCAGCCATGCCCAAACCTTTGGGAGGCGGCGCATTGAGCGTGGGTAAAGCAACGGAGATTATGAACAAGATTGGAGTGGAATCACTACAAGGTGGAATGTTTGAGGGTATGATTGATGCTGTGGCTGGAGGCGTGCAAGCTGGAACCGGCAAGGGGGGCTTCTTTGACCATGTAGTGCCCAACATGAAAAACAAAAGAGCGGTCGATAGTTTGTTCAGCGATGACAAGACCATTGACCGTATCAAGTATGCCGACGCCAAGAGAACAAGAACAAACCAACAAATCTCTAGTCTGGTGAAAAAGGCTGTAAACACCTTTCCAACCGACCGTAATTCTTTCAATGTATTGTATGATTTACCCAAAAGGATTACCGACAAGAACAAGGGCAAGCCCAAAAGAATTGAATTAGCTAAAGGTGGCCCAACCACAGACACCGTTCCAGCTATGCTCACCCCAGGCGAGTTTGTTATCAACAAACGTAGCGCCGACGCTATCGGTTTGAACAAGTTGAACCAACTCAATCGCGCCGACCGCAGCGCTGCGGGTGGTCGTATACAAGGCTTTGCCGATGGTGGTTTGGTGCAGCGTTTCCAGACAGGCGGCCAGACACAAGCAGCCGCCCAACAAGGAGGAAGCGGCCAGGGCTTGGCTCTGTTGTTTGCCATCACAGCAATCACCAGCGTAGCATCTAGCCTGACAGAAATGGACAGCGAGTTGGGTAAGACCATCAACACGTTGACCCAGTTCGCCCTCACCATTGTTACCCTTTCTACAGTCATGTCTAGTATCACCGGACTTGCTGGACAGGGAGGCTTGGTTGGAGCTATACAGAGAAGGTCGGCAGCGGCAGCGGCGGCACAGCAAGCGACGGGCCAACAATATCAACGTGCTGCGTTGCCGCGTGACCCTGGATTGGGTACATATACAAGTCGAGTCAGAGGAAGAGGGAGACCTTTTGAGGCTGAACGAACTGCCCGAGTGGCACAGCCGGGAGAAATCCCAGGCCAAAGTCCGGCAGACCGTCAAGCCGCGAGACAGGCCGCACAAGCCGCAGCCGCGAGAGCCCCGGTTAGGACTCCGCGAGAAGCTGGTCTTGCTCAGGCCCCAACCTTTGGGACTGCACCAAGAAGAACTGTAGACACGGGCATTGCTCTCGGTGAACAGGCCGCTCGTCAAGACCGCAGAAGATTAACGGCAGGGCCAGGTTTAAGAGCCTTGGGCAGAGGATTGCGTAGAGCCGGTGCTGGTCTAGGCAGGATGGCTACTAATGCCAATGCAATGGCGGGAGCTGCAAGCGCGGCTACCGCAGCCCTGCTTATCTTTGGTCAGATGATGCAAAAACAAGCTGTGGAAGCAGCAAAAACTGCCGGTATTCAAAATGATGTAAATGCACTTCGCAAAGCGGAAGTTAAAGCAACCAAGGGCTGGGTTTTGGCCAAGGCTGGTCTTGGGGCTGGTGCTGGTGCTGCTATTGGTACACTTATAGCTCCTGGTATTGGAACCGCTATAGGTGCAGCTTTGGGTGGAGTCACAGGTGGTTTAATCGGCGCTTTGACGGACAACACCAAAGAAGTGCGCGCCGCGTTTAGAGCAGGCAGGGTAGAACAAACTACAGAACTTTTGACCGATTCTCTTAAAAGAGTTTTGACAGACAGAGCTACGCCAGGAGGAGCAGCCACAGCAGGCATTGGACAGGCTATTGAAGCCCAGATGGACGCCATCACCGAAGCTACGCTAGATGGTCGTAGAGAAGAAGCCGATTCTATACGCAAGGGCCTCAAGGGGCAACTGTCGCAGTTTGAGGCTTTGAGACAGAAGTTGATTGAGTCTAGTGCAAGCGTAGAAGAACTGGGGCGTGCGGGAAGAGGCGCTGGCAATATCTTGCTGCGACAAATTGCCTTTCAAACCAATCGAAGTTTCGCAGAGCTGCAACGAGAAACAGCCGAACTTATTCGCCAACACCAAGAGGCCGCTGCCGCTGCGCAACAAGTGTCTATCAGTTTGGGTGTTTTGGCCGACACCGCCCAAGCCACACAAATCTTCGCTGGGGCTGTGTCCGACTTAGAACAACAGACCAAGCGAGCCGCTGATACTGCCGGTATTTTTGCTGGTTTAGGAGCGGGGCGTGCCTCTGTGCCCGACTTCAAAGGAATCTTGGGAGCGCGAGCGTTTGAGCGCGCTGCCACTGGCCAAATTACAGAACAACAAGACCCGCAGTTGCGTTTGGCCATACGACAACTGTTGGGAACAGGCGAAGCTGCACAACGACTAGAGGGAGAAGTTCTGGCTATTGCTCAACTTACCCGAGAGTTGCCAGCCGTTCTGCGGGATTTGGCTAATGCCCCTCAGTTGGGAACCGAACAAGATTTAACTCGTCAGTTTTCTGACGCCATTACTGAAAAATTCCCACAAGTTGGGGATGAGCTGCTGGTTGTTATGACAGACAGCCTGCGTCAAATCCAAAGAGAAGGTGGCCCTCCTGCGTTGATTCGCCGTATTCGTGCTGACGCGCGAAAAGTAGGTAATGAGCTAATTGGTGGGCGCGCCAACTTCTTGAAAGACTTGGACAAGGTACAACAAAGTTTCAACAACGTCGTCAAAACCATTAGCCAACTACAGAGCCAAGTATTTGACAGCGAAAAGCGTATTACCGACGCCAGAATCCAAGGGTCGAAGATTGCGCTGGCCAACGAAATTGCCTTGCGCAAGGCTCGACAGATTGAAGACCCCCTTCCATTAGACAGGCGCGTGGGCGCTATCCGTGAACAACAAGCTCAGAGAGTGGCGTTTACCGGACTTACGGGAGACCAAGCGCAAGACCCGCAGGCTCTTAGCCGTGCTATCCAAGGGATTACCGCACAAATCTTAGAGGCCCGTCGCCGTCTGTTTGACGCTTCTATCCAATCGCCAGAAGGCATTCAACAAGCCCAAGTAGAATTGGGTCGATTGGTCAATACATCGGCTGTGCTTCGACAAGCCTTGCAAAATTTGGCCACCAGCACTGAAGAGTTCGCGGCGGTTCAAGACGAATTGTCTCGTCTACAGTCTGAACGTCAAGCGAGACAGGACTTTGTGGTTGACTACTTTGGCAGCACTCGACAACAACAAGTTGAAATAACACGCACGTTGGCTCAAACCTTTGTGGCGGGCACACGTAATTCATTCGATACATTTACAGAGCAACAGCGCATTGCTATTATTCGCTTTGTTAAGACGTTACGACAAGGTGAAAGAATCGCTGCTTTGCAAGACAGAACGTCGCGAGAGTTCTTGCGTGACGTTATCGGGGGCACTACGTTTATGAGTGGCGCTCCCATCCCGCCGGAGTTGAGCGACTTGTTTGTTCAACAGTTTGACCCGTCCTCAGAAGAGGAGCAATTAGCCAATACTCTTGAGCGGCTAGCTGAACGCCAAGCTACAGCCAATGAAGAACTTCGCAAGATTTTGGGAGACAACAACAATACGTTGGTCAATAATCTCAACAGCGCCAACGCTCAACAAATAGCTGACATGGCTAGTGACCGCGACCAGCTTGTAAATGGGCTGAATCAATCGTTTGGTAATTTCTTGCAACAGTTTACTCAGAGACAAAACCAATTTACTGCTGCTAGATTTGAAGCCCGTATTACTGGCGTTGAAACAGCCAAAACAGCCGCCGAGAAAAATCTGAAAGCAGCAGAACTTGCACAGCAGTTTGCGCGCAATTTAGGCTCAGACTTTGCGGGCTTGACGGAATCAGTCAATCTTATGAGAGACGTTGCGAGAATTTTTGACGATGTGTCCAAAGCGAGGGAGCAAGAGCAAGTACAACCGCGTATCCGAGAAGCTATCGGCAAGATTGTGGGCGACATTGAAGTTGCTGTGAAGAAGGGCGTAACTGTTCAAGCTGAAGAGTTGGATGCTTTGTTTGCTGGTCAAGCCGAGGCCCTTGGCCCTGAGACCGACAGAATGCCGCTCGGAGCCGCTGGTCGTTCTTTGCAATTTGAATTTTTGAGAGAACTGAGTGAGCCTTTCAAAAGACAGCTTAGAGACCGATTGTTGGCATACCAACAAGCTATTGAAGAACCTTTGACTTATTGGGAGTCTGTTAGAGCTGGCCTTGGCGGAGTTGGCCAGGGAGACATCGACATAAGCGATATTGACCGCCTGCGCCGTCAAGTTGGTCGAGGCACCAAAATTGGTGCAAGGTTTAGGCTTGCCCGTAGAAATGCTGGCGTGGGGGATGTTCGTGGGGCTTTTGCTGTGAACACTATTAAGGTGTTGGAAGAGAGGGCTCGTAAAAGTAGAGCATCTGTGCAAGAAGACTTGGCTGGTGTTATCGACACCGAAACCACAAAGTTGCAGGGCAACATATTTGATTGGCGGAAGGCCATCAAAGATTTGGGCATTTCTGTTGAACAGTACGACCAGTTGGTAAGAGGAGACCAAATTGAGTCGATTCAGAAAATTACTGAACAGCTTCGAGGCATAGATGTTTCCAAACTGCCAGATACAGTTAATTCATTACAGGGAGAACTGGATAAATTGGCCGCAGCCTTGGAGACCTTTAACGAGAAGGTTGCCGCTGAAAACAAAGAGGCACAACAACTAAACCAGCAGGCGGTGGCCCCGCCAGCCGGTGTTCCTGTTCCACGCCGCGCCCAAGGTGGCCCCATCTTCCGCAGACGCGGAACCGATACCGTTCCGGCCATGCTGACCCCCGGCGAGTTCATCGTGAACGCCGCTGCCACGCGCCGCAACCTTCCTACATTGCAAAGCATTAACCGTGGTGTAGATTACAAGGCTGCCGGTGGCTTGGTGCAATACCTACAAGACGGAGGCGCGGCTCAGGATGTGCAGCCGGTCATGGCTGACCCCAACACTGGAAGAGAAGTGATTCAACTTCTACGGCAGATTGCTCAAAACACATCGCGGCCAGCTACAAGACTTGCTACAGGAGGCGCAGTATTCAAGCCGCGCGGCACAGATACGGTTCCTGCTATGCTTACTCCTGGTGAGTTTGTCGTCAACCGCAAAGCAACACAGCAAAACCGAGGGCTCTTGGAAGCCATCAACAAAGGAAGCAACGTAGTACATGCTGCGGGTGGGGGCGTTGTGTACGCACAAGCTGGCGGCGAGATACGTCTTAGCTCCAACATTCCAACACGAGGCCCAATCTGGGAGGCGTATTTGGAATGGGTACAGAGAAAATACCCCGACCTGTTTGACGATGCTCAAACGCCAGAAGATATTAGCAGGGTTGCCCGTGCAAGAAATAGACCAGAGTTTTCTGAGGAGACTATTGCTGCTCAACGCAGGGGTCAAAAGCCACAGTTTACTGAGCAAGACGTAAACGAACTGCGTCGTGTTAGCCAACTAAGGGATGAGTTCCGCCAGTCAACAGCTTATCGTGTCGCGGTTGAAGAACAAAAGCTGGCAAACGACAAGCGCAGAGAAGACCGCCGCGCAGCCAGCGGCATCCTCCCAATGGAACAACGTCTCAAGATGCTTGGTCGTGTTCCGTATGCAGAGAGACAGCGCAGACGGTATGGAGTTCCCTTGGCAGACCGTCAAAGGGCTCTTATTCGTAGAAGATGGGCCGAGGCCAACGCTCGTCGGCAAAGACTGGGCAAACGTCCATTGCCACCACCTCCTCAACTACGAGGCCAAACGGAAGAGGATAAGAAAAGAGAAGAGGCAGCACGAGCGCCACTACAAGTCAAAGACGTTGCGGGTTTCCAGATTCGAGCAATCAACGAGTCGCGCATCCGAGAAATCGCACGTTATACTTCATTAACTGGCAGCAACGCTAGGGATGAAGACCAGAAGTTTATTGCCACGCTGACCGGCGATGAAAAGGCTTTTGGTAGCTATCTATGGAATAAGTCAAGAGACGCCAGGGCAAAAAGCGTAGAAACTGTTACTGACAAGTTGTCTCGCAATGAAATTTTGACGCCTCAAGATAACAGCTTGTTGGATAATCTAACTCGGAGTGAACGAGTCGGTATCGAAGCCGACGCGCAGAGACGCAGGAAGAGAGCTAAAGCCGACGCCTTAGCTGCCAAACCTCCTGGGCCGCTGTCAGACGAAGAGTTGAACTTCTTTAGAAGTTTGTCTCCGGCTCAAAAAGACTATGTGCTTCAAAAAAGAAGAGCTGAATATATTGGTATTGCCACTGGTGACGATGTGGATGCGAGGACTGTAGAAATTGACAGGCTGGCTCGTAAAGCGCTCAAATCACCGGACCTATTGACTGAGACAGAACGAGAGTTCATCAACAACCTAGATGAAGACAGCCGTAAACTTGGAAGCGCGTTGCTGCGGTTAGAACGTAAGCAACAGGTAGACAGGCAACTACGCATCGACCAACTGGCTTTGAAACTTCGTTCAAAGATTGCTGCTGAAAGAGATGTGGCTGCTGGGAAAGACATCGGATTTGACCCGAGCGTACTTCCTGATTTAACAGACGATGAGAAACGGTTTTTCAACACTCTCACAGCCGCAGAGAAAGACCGCCTCAAACGTCGAACAGAGGCGGCTCGTCGAGCAGGTTTTAATACCGTAGAATTGTTTGCTCGCGGGGGCGTTGTCCCAGGCATCGGTCATCAAGACATAGTTCCAGCTATGCTGACGCCAGGCGAATTGGTGATTCCAAAGAAGCAAGTACAGCACATGGCCCAAGGTGGCATCGTACAGTATTTGCAGAATGGAGGGCCAAGCCGCACCACAACCACTACTTTTGACACAAACACTGGTATGCCTATTGAAGTAATGGCTAAGGTCGATTTGGAAACCAAGGTCGTCAAGCTAGAAGACAACACAGTAATGCTAGACGCTGGTAGCGCAGCCTCTATGGACGCGCTGGCCGCCGCTCTTGTAGCGTTTGGTCCGTCCAGCACAGCTTTGGCAACGGCGCTGGCCGGTTTTAACGCCGCCGGTCTTACCGAAGCCGTCACGGGATTCAACACTTCAGTTGGACAGTTGACAACCGCACTGGCTCCCCTGACCGCATTGCAAAACCTCAACCTACAACAACCCGTAGCTGAGTTTGGTGGATATGTGTCGGCGTTCGGCAACCAAGCCGGAGTCTTTGGTCTTCATGTTGGAACCTTTGGCACACAGGTCGCAGGATTTGGAACACAGGTTTCCAATATGCAAAATGCCTTCAACTCGTTCACCACGAACCTCGACCCATTGATTGGTCGCTTTGAGGAGGTTGTTGGGGGGTTCCCAGACACCGTGGCAGTTACAGTAACACACGGAGACCTCAATGTGAACGTCTTTGGTTTGGATGGCTTGTCTGCCGACCTTGAAGACACTCTTGTAGGAGGCATTCAAGACCGCGTGATGGCAGCAGTCAAGGAAGAGTTTAGGAACTGGGGAACTGAAGGAGGAACGTAATGGCTACGGACAACGATGGCATTACGCTATTTATGAACGGTTGGGCTCCGACCGTCAACACATACACAACGCTACATATCGTAGGCGCGTCCACGCCGGGCGCTGAGTTTATCGGAGAGAGCATCCCGCTCTATATCGACAGCCCCGGCACCTTTAATAGCAGGACGCTCTACATCGAAGGACACGACCCCTTGGGGCCGTATCGCAACAACAGCATTACGCTTGTCATCAACTCCGAGCCCCCGATGGTGACGGATGCGATTCCGCTGTATACGACGGCTCCCGAGGGCACAGACGAGTGGCTGCGACTATCCATCAACGGGGAGGGTGAAAACGACGGCTTCTTTCCGATGGGCGAAGGAATCCCCTTATTCATCAATCGCGTGAATGAAACGCATGTGATGCCCCTCTTCCTCAAGGCGGCAGATGGCGTGGCCAACACGTATGCTCCGCTGTATGTATGCGGAGCCATACCAGACGACGACAATATCCCACTGGTGATAGAAGGTGCCCAGCCCATCAACACCTTTATCCCGCTGGTCTGCTGGAACGACCCAGTACCACTGAACACCTTCATGCCGCTGTTGATTTTGGGCGCGATAGGCATAGAGGTAGACTCAATTACACTGGCAATGCCGAACACGCATGGCACAGTGGACGAACCCAAAGTAATACTCTACACTGACGGACACTAATCATGGCAGCAACCGGATATGGAACAGTCGTTTACAACGGCAAACGTATCATCCCTGGTCCGTATGTAACGGCTACGAAAGAATACAACCGCACTGAAGACGGTAAGAAGACCAGTGCGAAGATTACATTTACTCTCAACGGCACCCTTGTCGCTTGCCGTGGTTCTGCCGGTACGTACACAGGCGGCGACTACCCCGCCGACGATACAGGCTGCTGCAAGTTCGAGGACATTCTGGTTAAACAGGACCAGCTTCGAGAACTCTTTGACACCGACTATCAATACTTCGAGCTGCGTAGCTATGAAACCGACCCACCATTTGCCGCACATCGCTGGCGCGTTCGGGTTGAGAGTATTGAGTTTGAAGAAGGCCCGTGGGTTGACAAGTGCGACTATACGGTTGTGCTTACGCACCAGTTGGAAGAGGATGGGCCGGTGGACTTCACCGAAACCTGGACTCTGGAAACCAACGACGACGACATCCCATGCACCTACAGGCTGACGCACGATGTCTCTGCTAAGTTTGACGAGTGGTGGAACAGCGTGGGTGGTGACACCGACCCAGGTTTTGAGCGAGCAATGGACTGGCTCAAGAATCACGTATCAGGATATGATGGCACAACCGGCATCAACAACAGCCGCGTATACGCCCCATCTGTCTACGGTTTTCAAGTCCCTGTCAGCTTTGATTCATACAACTACACACGCAGCGAGACCATTGACGAGACAGGCGGTTCTTACAGTCTGTCGGAGTCATGGATACTCAGCGAAGATGCCGCGAGACAAATCGAGAGTATCACGGTCACCAAGACCAGTGAAGAGAACAGGGTAACGGCCTCTGTTGAAGGTACGATTACGCCGCTCCGGCCCGCAAAGGATTGCGACTGTGAATCAACCGCCGCCGAAGCCCTGTATAACTCAAACGGATTGCCAAGCCAAGCCCTGGTCCGAGCCCAAACAGCCGTCAACTTCCTGGGTTATGTGGACGAGAACGGCGACCCGGTATCACTGGGCGACTGCATCAAATCCCAGACCACCACATTCAACGACGCCGATTGCAGTATCAGTTACTCGTATGAGTTCAGCGATGCGGAGGACGTTGAAGAAACGGTCACGGTCACGGTCTCGAACGACCGGGAGAACTGTGAGAAACAGACAATTAGCGTGTCGGGCACCCTGCAAGGCTACGACTGTGTTGGTACAACCGCGTGGGAAAACGTCCTTGATAAATGGGCTACAGATTATGGCAGTGGGGCAAATGTCTATGATATAGCCAATGCCTATTACAGCGGCACTGGTACATTAGGTACAACCCCAGTATCTACATCTATCACATACAATGAAAGCAACAACCAGCTATCGTTTGAGTATGTGTATGACGACTGGCCAGACAACTTCACCCAAGACCTAACTGTAACCGTTGCATATTCTCAGGATGACTGTGGCATAGGAACAGTTACCGTAGAAGGTACGTTGAAGGGCCTATGCGACGCCACTGAGGACGCATGGAAGAACGTGCAAGACCAATGGGCTTTGCTTGAGCCAACACTGCTGAGTATTGCTCAAAGCTATGAGCCAGACGCCAATCAGTTGGTGCGAACGTCGGTTAGCTACAATGAGTTTGGCAAGACCATTTCGTTCTCTTATGAGTATAGCACGCGCCAAGAAGATGCTATTGTGGAGTACACCACAGAGGTATCTGATGCCTTCGACACATGTTTGCAGACCGTCACAGTCTCGGGTAGCGTCAAGGGATACTGCACCGACCCGGACGACCCCGACTCTGCCTACAATAACGCCGTCACGGTGTATAATACTGATGTAGCCCCGAACATTTTGACCTGGGCGAATGGTGCGTATACCGGCAGTGGCTCGCTGGATACGTTGCCCACACGACAGAGCAAGGGTGAGAACAGGCGAACGGGCACCATCACGTTCAGCTTCACATACAACGACCGCCCCGCCAAGTGTCTGACCGACGTACTAACCGAGTCCATCAACTGGCAGCATCAGCATCCAGGTGATATGTTCGCCATTGTGCCAGTGCTTGGGCGCACCAATGGTCCCATTCTACAGGACAAGGGCACGGTCAAGGAGATGCGCTCGACCCTGAGTATCGAGGCTACTGTGTGTCCCGTGGGTAGCTGTGACTTTATGACCAACCCAGCGGTGAAGACTGAAGTAGACGCGCTGGTGGCGTCGGCAGAGGCCAGTCTACAAGCATCGTATACAATAGTGTTCAAAGAGAGTGATTCGGAAGGCTGGAATCCTTCGACAGGACGATACAGCAGGACTATAACATGGGTGTATGGACAATGTTAGGAGTAAATTATGTCGTGTTGCGACTATAATCAAATAGGACCATTCGTACAGACTTTGTTTTGTGGAGCCAGCGTCGTCAGTTTTTCTGCTAATGTAGGATGGGACGGCACAGGGGGTTCGCTGTCTGTCGTTGTGGCAGAGGACGATTGCCCAGGCGAGAAGCTGTACTTCGACGGAGATGGTATTCCTCAAATCCATACTGGGGCAGACCGTTTCAACCCTCCTCCGATTGGTAGTCCTATCTTCTTTGCCTACGGCACTTTTACCTTTGCCGGTATTGTCAAAAGATGGAACGAAAAAGACAGCGCGACTGGAGCCCTCGAATATCAAATAGAGGTCATGGACCCAACCACCATTCTGGACGCTGCAAAGGTTATCCTTAAAGCATACGATGGTCCCACTTATGGCGTGCCCAACTTGGAGAATGTGTTTGGTTGGATTGAATCCACATATCCTAACTGCTATCAAGATGGTGCATTATCTACCGGACCACCTCGCGGTTTCAATCGCAGTCTATTTGACTGGTATCCACCAGCCGAAGGTTATGGTACTGCCGTTACCAACGACGCTGGCATTTTGTGGAATCAGGCGCGAGGGGCTCTGATTGACACGATAAACTCTTCGGTTTCCCATGTGTACGGAGGAAACTTGAAGTATCGAAGTTACAATTATCAGGTTGACCTAACAGACCTCCCTTATTTAGACTCCAATGCATTCATTGGTGGCGATAGTATGAGCGTGTCTGACATTATTCGCTATGTTTGTGAATACGCTGGAGCCCAATGGTTTGCAGAACTCATTCCTGTGTCTGGTGGTATTCCAGCGCCTCCCGGCACCAACCCAGAGGATGAACTAGCTGGCCATGTTCGTCCTACTGTAGACCTGTATATCAAAATACGTGTTTCATATCGCAAGTTTGCCGAGGCGGGCGCTTTGGCGGTAGACGTAAACACTGGTTCTCCTATCAGCAATCGTTTGGGTGCTGGTGCTTTGGGCGGATACATCGGAGACCCACAGTCTGGATGCAAGAGTGGACAGACGCGCGGCTTGGAATTGGCCGAACGCATTACCAACTCTTTCATGGTAGGAGAGTTTCGGAAAGACCTATGGCAAATTTCCTATGATGGTTCTTGCGATGGTTTTACAGATACCATTTGGCCCTACTGGGGAACAGACCCCGATTCGGGCGAATTGGTTTTGGGTAAGCAGTGCGTGTCGGCAGATAATGACATTGATATTCAAGACGAAGATGACGACCACTACTTTGACATCAACATAGATTCTTGGGCGATTGACGGCTTGATTGGTCAGGGGCCATATAGAGTTGCGACTGGAGAGTTGCGGGCTGTTAAGGATGGCTACGACACCTGGGTAGCATACTTAGCTGCATACAAGGTTGCCATTTTACAAGCACTCAAACTGTCTCCAGAAATTGCTTTGTATGGTCTTGTTGGCGCTGTGCAAGATTCCGTCAACTCAGGTAAGATTAAGCCAGAGGATTTACAGGGGCCAACCAAGCAGTTTGTTGAATGGGCCGAAGGCCAAAACATGAAGAATAATGTATTGGTAGACGCAAACGCTAAGCGTTTGTATGACCATTTGAACACGTATGCACAACAGTATTATGGTCAGAAATACTTGGTGAAATTACCTTCTCTATGTACACGCGCCAACCCAAATTCTCTTTGGACAATTCAAACCAACTGGGAGCAAACTGCCTCTGCTTGGTACGAAGGGGCCGTGTTGGGCCTCGCTGCTGGCAGCCCTGGTTGGAATTGGTTTCGCGACGACGAAGGCCGCATTAAGTGTGTCACACGATTTGCCACTGGCAAACCAATGGACATTAGTGGCATCGACCTTCCTAAGATATGGGGAGATAACCTGTTTAACATTTGGCTAGAGGCTAGCGAAGAAGGAATTGTGTGGGGGCCTGATGGTGAGCCTCGTATGATTATCAGATTAGAAGGCGGTCCAGTGACGCTTATCAATCAAGAAGCAATACCAAATCACTGGAAAATGACCTTGCGTATAATCAACAAGTTCAAAGGTGACCAAGCTGACCCGCCAATGACTGAACAAGAGTTCCAAGAGCTAATTGACATGGAGGGTATGGACATCAATCAATATGGTCTCCATCCACAGCCCCTCATTCCATTGGCGGCAGCCATACCACTACAAAGTTCTAAATTGTGTTACGGTCCTTGGGTCGCCGGAACAGACCCAGCAGTAGGTCCAAGTGGCGCTACGATTGCATCGGCTGGTGAAACCGAATACCAACGAGACACTTCGTTTGCCCCGTGGACATTCAGCGGAACGTCTTTGATGAATCTTGCTGGCTACGCCGCCGTCAATGCGAAGCTGAGCAACTACTACGTTATCGAACAGGGCAACATCAATGTGCCTGGGTCTCCATTATATCGACTAGGAGATACCCTTGTCTTGGGAGGCCCTGAGATTACTCGTATTGGAGTTGATGTTGGACGAGGAGCTGGTCCTGTTATGACCAATATCCAAGTCAAGACGTTTACCCCCGACTTTGGCAAGCGTGGTCAGGCATTTGTTGACTCCTTAAAACGCATGGGTAAAGCTGCTACCGCTATTCAATCAGCTAATCGCAAAGCATTTGCAGAGCGTTACAAAGACATAATGGAGGTATTCCGATTCAAGCTAACCATGCGGTACAAGAGTACCCGCGATGACAACCAAAGTTCTATGCACTTCTTTGGCGGCGAAGCCTTGGATGACCCCGACAACGAATACTACACCCGACAAACAATGGCCATAACTGACTTGCGCAAAATTCTGCCCAAGTTGGGTGTCACGACAGGCGGCGGGGGGCGATACAAAGAGAAGGCCCTGGTTGAGGGTATCGGCTTATTCAGACCAATTAGCACCAAGGCCAACGACGCTGAATGCGGCAAGATGTCCACCTATGACACCAGCCCAGAAAGCGGTACTGGTAGTGACCGATTGAACCTAAGTAAAACCACTACTCTGTTCTACAGTAAGGAACAGACGCCTCCAGTTATGTGCCACGAAGACCACATGCCCATCGTAACTGGTACGCTGAGTCCATTCTTGAGCCCAGGCGGTAAGTCCATCAACGACGTGACAATGGCTCATGCTGATAGCGTTGGCCACGATATTGAATACATCGTTCGCGATGGTACATTCCCAGCCCACCTACATATTCGTGAGAATCAGGCAAAGGATGACTATTCTAGCGACCACTGGTACAGAACAGTGGCCTTGCGTGGCCCACTCGTTTTGTCCGGTTGGGGTTTTGACATCGACAACAAGCCAATTCCAAACGCGGCTGATGGTGGCTCTGAACAAGAGGGCGGTAATAAAAAGATGCGCTTCCTCAAGAACTGGTTGCGCAAACCTCATACTTGGAAAACCGGGCCGGTTGACCTACGTTGGGATGATGAACGAAAAGTATGGACATGTGAACGCCCACACAAGATTATCCGCGCGGAACTCTGTGAGAATCTTCCGGCGTGCGGCTGCACAACGGCTAGCATGTTTGGTGAAACCATACAGTTGGACAAAGAGGGTACGCAGATTAACTCTACCTGTACATGCGCCAGCGGCCAAATGCCTATCGTTATTCACAACCACGGCCACGGCAATTACCTCAAAGGTCAGAAAGTAGTGGCATATTGGGACACCACGTTGGAAGGCTACATATTATTGAAGGCTGACAAGCTGACGCTCAAGATTGAGTTTACAGAAACTATGACTGATAGCACTTCTACACCAGGGAAGGCCAAGATTGTTGACGTGTACGGCGACGAAAATTTGACTTGTACTCCAGAATGTGCAAGCGTCATCAATCAGGAAGTATCAGTTAAGAACGACATGTCCCATCCAATTTGTATAGGGGCAGTCGCTTATGCAGAAATCATTGGGTGGGATACGAGCAGTATCAAGTTTGTATCTGGTTGGAACTCTTTCAGTAAAACGTGTTCGACTGTTTGTTCAGTATATGACAAGCCCGTAGTCATTGTCAAGCAAGCCCGCTTTGCTTCCCTTACTGTTGTTACTGACATCAACCTCGTTGAGACTAGTGAGATTGTTGACTACAAGACGGCGACAGCTACGCTTGACCTATCTGATTGCACGATTGAATGTGAGGGTTCCGATTCTGACTATGGCTGTGATTGTGAATGCACGTTGAATTGTAGCGACATTGAGGTTACGATTACCTACGAGGACGACGAGATGCAATACGAACTCTGTGTCTGCAAGCGTCAAATCTACTTGCAGTCTGCGTGGAGTGTACAGAAGTGTGCTAAGGTCGATGTCGATGGTGGTGCCCCGACATTCCCAGCCCAGCCTTGGGACTTGCAGTGTGATTCTGGCGACGTAGATGAGGACTGTGATGGAGGTGGCAGCTAATGGGTTTCAAGATGAGACAATTAGGTGGTCGGAGTAGTTCCTCGGGGCCTTCGATTGTTAAGGCAGCCCAGAATTTTAGCAAGGCGGTTGTGAATCATATCAAGGATGGTTTCGAGAAAGTGACGTTGCCTGTATATCAAATCCGCCTCAATACATGCAACGAATGTGAGGAGTTTTACAGCGAGGGGCGGTGCCTGCATCCTCAATGCGGGTGTTTCTTGTCGAATAAGGCTTGGTGGGCTAGCGAAAACTGCCCAATAGGAAAGTGGCCGAATCAGGAAAACGGCTCAAATGGTGTATAATACAGTAGTTCCAAAACGGAGACAGAGCAAATGGCAAGTATTGACTTCTATGTGTATACAGGTTCGGATTTCGACCTGTCTCTTGCGGGCTCAGGACTAGGGTTCTACGGCTCAGGAGGCTTCGGTGCTTCTATCGCCGTGGGAGAATGGCAAGGTAACACCTACGTCACTGATGGCAACGGCCTCACTCAAGGCCCGCAAGCAAACAACGTAAAATGGCGACACGCGAACAGCGGTGAAGTAGCCGGTGCGACTGTGCTGAATCTACAGTACATTCCAAACTATCAAGCTACATTGAACCCACGCTTTGTGCATAGCACTGGTGTGAAGGTACAGAATGTTGAGGCTCGTATCTACGACCGCAACAACATCAATGTTGGGGCCACTGGCGTAACAACCAAGGCCGCAGAATTGATTCACCCATCTGTGTCACAAGCTGTTCAAGGTTCCGGCGACCCCGCCTGGATTACCCCAGAGGGTTCGGCGGTCACTGTACCGCTAGCGCAAAGCCCAGGTCTATCTGGCCTGTACGCTGGCGATGGTACGACCTCATTGGTGCCCGACGACCGCCACGACTGGTATCTGGCATTAAGTGCATCGCCTGACAGCGTTGGGTCGAAGACACAGTATGGACTTTTTGTGAGCTTGGAGTACCTGTAGGGCATACGGAGTTTTCGATTCTTTACGATATTTTACTTGATTTTTCCACCCCTTCTCGTGTATAATAGTAGTAGACAAACACTACTCTACACGAAAGGGGTTTTCTTATGCCTGGACGACAATGGACGAAGGATGAGGTGGCATTTTTGCGTGAGCATTATCAAACAAAGAGCCTATCTCAGCTTGCGCAGGATTTAGACAGAACCATGAAGGCAGTGCAACACAAATTGTCTCTGTTGAAATTGGAGCGACCGAAACCGCAGCCGGGAGATGAGTTTCATAGATTAACCATAGAGGAGTTGTATACTATTCACAAGTATGGTCAACACATCACAATGGCTAAATGCGTGTGTCAATGCGGCAATCAATATGTTGGTAAGTTGACTGCTATTGTTACGGGACATGTAAAAAGTTGTGGATGTTTGAAAAGGGAAACATCTCGTGATAACGCTATTAAACGCAATTTAACGCATGGTTGTAGCTCCACAAAATTGTATAAAGTATGGGCTGGTGCTAAAAATAGGTGTAATAACCCATGTAATGCTTCCTATAATGACTATGGTGGTCGCGGTATTACTATGTGTCAGAAGTGGCAGGAAGATTTTGACACATTTCAGAAATGGGCATTGGCAAATGGATATGTGGAGGGTTTAACTTTGGACCGCATTGATGTGAATGGTAATTACGAACCGAAAAATTGTAGATGGATTACTATGTATGAACAGAGTATGAACCGTCGTAACTCTCTCAAGGTTAGCATTACTGCATTTAATGAAACCAAAAATATTCATGCTTGGGTTGAAGATAAGAGATGTGTAGTTTCTACCACTACATTGTGTTATCGCATAGGAGCAGGATGGAAGCCAGAAGACGCCATCACCAAACCAAGCGAACGCCGCTGAACGCCTCAAAAGAAAAGCCCCGTTTTACCGGAGCCTTTTGGCATCACATGGCACTTGTAGAATGTAGATTAACGTAGGGACGACTGACACGAATTGTGAGAGCCACTTGATTCGTTCAGCGCCCAGGCAGCAAAGCGTGAAACTAATCACGGCCCCATCCCAGTGTTGCGTAGTCAGACACAAAAACAGTGACACTGCGCCACCGCATATTACCCCCACAGCAATACATAGCCAATCATCTGCGCTCATGTAGTTCTCCACTGGCAAACAACGCGCACAATAAAAGTGGCCACAATAAAGCGAACTGTATTGTACGACATAGAAAAAACCAGAAGTCTCTACGGTCTGGACTATACTTCCACAGATTGTAGAGAAACCAGGGCGTTGTTGCTAGGGCTCCGACCGCCCAAATAAATTCCAGTATCATCAGTGCGTAAATCATGGTTTGCGTATCACCTCTTTGAAATTGGGGTCTGGTCCCCATTTCCAATCCCTGTTACCAGTTTGTGCATTGACAATCCAGTGGCCAGCATTGGCTTTGGCGGCAGATTTCCTTGCGCTTTCGTATCCAGCGTCGAATACCATTACCCCTATCCAGATTAGGCAAATGACAATCGTTATTGACCCAAAAATTACATCCATCATTTCTTGAACTCCTGGCGAATCGCCTTCATTTCATCTGTATAGTCCTGCCATCCATAGTAGGCACTGATGAAATCTTGAAGCAAAGTAGAAAGAACAATACACTCACCGGGCGCTACCATGAGGCCAACGCGGGTCAGCTTCTTGTCTCGCTGCGAACTGACGTTCAACGCCATCTTGTCGTCCAACTTCTTCAAGCTGACGGTGACGTTGCCCTTGTCGTTCTTGTGGAACAGTTTGCCCTCGTTCTTGTGACGACGTAGGGCAAGCAGTAGTTCGGACACGTCTGGGATACCCAGTTTCACCGTGACACTTTGGCCGGTGCTGTTGTCCTGACCCGCCCAGTCGAACGAGGCATTGTCGTTGGCATCCACGCCAGTCTGGTTGGCCATTTCCAAGAACAACATTGGCTCTGGAAACTTGCCTTCACGACGGGCTTTAACTACGAACTGAAACTTGGCGGCAGCGCCCTTCTCGTCTTTCTTTGGTTTGTAAATTCGGAACTCTTTCATTTGTCTCTCCAATTCGATTTGTATTCACCAACATCCTTTGGAACAGGGTACTTACCCCGTTGAATGTTGTTGAGATATTGCAGCATCTTCTGGGCTGTTGCCCGTGATACGGCCTCAATAGCCTCGTACTTGTTGTCTCCAAGGTTAATCACTTCCATGACGTTCATGTTCTTGCGACCGCAGATAATGTCGATAGCTTGAATCTGTTCATCACTGATGGGTTCCGAGGGTGCCCATCCTTCCTCAAACGGATTGTCCTTCTCTGCAATCTCGCTGTCTTCCTCCGCTGTGATTGTGTTGGTGAGGTCCAACAGCTTGCGGTAGATACGCCCTGCGGCCCTGGTTGCCGCTGTAGCAGATTGGTGCTTACAGTAGGGAGCATCGGTGTTTTCTTTGTTCACGTCGGCAATGTCTTCCAGATGGATAGTTTGACCTACCGCCGGGTGAGTGTCATTGGTAACTTGAACATCCACACTAACAACAACCGTAGCTGTGCCCAGGTTGTCTTTGGTGGGTGGGTCGTGGTCTGGAATGCGTGTGTCTACAATGGGGCCAATCAATAACCCTACCAGTCGATGACATCCAACGCATGTAGGACACCCATCTGTAAGTTCACTTTCGCGAAACTGACGCATGACATAATCTTGCCATTCCTCCGACCCGAAAGCTGGTACTATTTCTGGAACCGGAATCTCGCCATCCTCATCAGGGTCCGTTGAAACAATGTGAGCGTCCTCTTCCTCGGCGGCGCTGAACATGTCGTCCGTTGCCTCGTCAGTCATTTCGGGGACAGCTTCGGCTTCCGCTGCCACGGCAGCCAGTTCCTCTTCCAAGCCCATCAGCAAAGCTACCAAGGGTTTCTTTGTCTGTCCCAGCACTTCCTCGTCTACAATCTTGTGCTTCTCACGAAGAATCTCGCGGATTTCGTCAATGCCAGTTTGTTCATAACCAGTCTTAGCCATCGTTATACCTCAATTTCTATGAGCCGTTTGTTTTTCGCAGGAACTTTCCTGCGTATTTTCTCCAACGCTTTATGCACAGCCTCAAACACATCCCGTTCTAACTTAGCGGATACGTTCTTGTGTAAGTGCTTCACACGAATGATACACATTTTGTGCGCCAGCACAAGACCCGTTTTCTGCAAGTCGGACTTGATGTTCTTCTTGAGTTTCTCTTCACCCCAGATGGGCAAGAAGTGGGCCGGGCCATCAATCTCAATGACTGTCCTCAACTCAGGAATGAAAAGGTCGAGTTGCAACTTGGGGTTTGGGATAATATCATCCCTATGGAAATATACAGTAAAACCCGCGTCTGTCAAGTTATCTCGCAGGCTTTTCTCCAATTTTGAGCCTTCTTTTGAGGTTCTCCGAACCCCCTCTGCTGCCGCCGCGCGAAGCGCTTCTTGCTCGGCCTTGCTCATTTTGTCCCACTGTTTTCTGGCGACCTCACTACGAGACCGCAACTTTTCTTCATCAGACTCGGCCCAGTCCTTCGCCACGCCCTCAGATATGCGAATCTTGGTCTCAGAAGACCGCTCAGAACCGGCTGTAGGGTGCCTAGCGCGTCCAGATTTTAATGCCGACGCCTGTGCGGCACTCTTATCCCTCAGTTCTACGCCGTCTTTAATGAGAGCCCGTCTGACGGCATTTGGATAAGTTCCCAGTTCGCGGGCAATGTCGGCAATCGACCGTTCTTTGGTGACGTATTGCTTGAACCGCCACTTTTCTGTCTTGAGTTTGTTAGCCACGGATATGCTCCCTCCACCAATCGACAGTCATGCTCAAACCTTGGTTCAACGATACTTCGTTGAGGAAACCAAAGCCTGCCCTGGCTTTCTGAATGTTCAGACAACGCCGTGGTTGACCGTCTGGTTTACTTTTGTCATAGATGATGTTGTACTGATTGCATCTCATCCCTAATGTAGAACAGATACGCTCAGCCAAGTTGTGAATGAATATCTCTTCGCCGGAACCAATGTTCACCGGCTCTGCGCCGTTATAGTTTTCCATTGCTAAACGAATGGCGCGGGCACACTCTCCAACGTAGAGGAATTCCCTGCTGACTTTCCCGGTTCCCCATAGTTTGATGATGCCATCGGTTTCACAGGCTACTGCTGCCTTGTTGATAATGGCTGGAATTACATGGGAAGTGTACGGATGGAAGTTGTCATTTGGTCCATACATATTTGTAGGAATCAACGTGATGCAGTTGAACCCATACTGTTCTCTGTATCCCTGCCCCATGAGCATCAGAGATTTCTTGGCGATGCCATACGGCGCATTAGTTTCTTCGGGGAATCCATCCCAGAGTTCCTCTTCCACAAACGGAATAGTTTTGGGAACCTTGGGATAGGCACATACTGTTCCTATGTTGATGAACTTCTCGCACTTCCACTTGCGGGCGGTCTCCATAACATTGAGGCCCATCTGCATATTCTCGTAGAAGAACCGTCCTGGGTTGTCTTGGTTGGCCCCGATGCCACCGACCGCTGCTGCCAAGTGAATTACCACTCTGGGTTTCTCGGCGTAGAACATGAACTTCACGGACTCTTTGTTGAGCAAGTCACACTGACCGTGAGTCAGCGCAATGACATTCTTGTATTTGCGACACGCCAGTTCTTCTTGCAGGGCCGTACCCAGAAAACCATGTCCACCTGTTATCAATATCCTGCTATCTTTGTTCATTACACTCTCTCCCTATTACATCAATGAATTGCAATACTGAACAATCTTCCACTACATGAGAAACTTTGACGTTGAAGCACTGGCTAATGACCTTTTGGTGTTGTTCGCACCTCGCTATCAGCGTCAAGTTCTCATGCGTAAAGACATCCTCAAAAATTCCCCACACTCTCTGCGGTCCCCTCATCCACTCCATATCCCACACGTAGAAGAACTTCATTTGGGGGCCAGGAAAGTCTACCAATTTGATGGCGGTTGCAATCGACGTAGCAATGGTTGGCCCCGTTTGACACCACGCCTCGGCCATCTGCATGATGGTGAAGTTGGGCATCATACATTGTCGGTGCATGTTATCGTAGAAAACAATGATGTCGGTGTCGTGGTGTGTCACCACATAATCATTGATGCTGGTGCCAAGTTGGAGTGCCATTTGTCCTGCGCCCAAATTGTCTACTAGTATGTTGATGTTTCTAAACATGGCATTCCTCCCATTGAAGGTCTATTTCTTGGTGACAGCTAGTTACCTCTAGGTCTTTTACTGTCTTGTCTAAACTAAGCCGGTCACCCCCCAAAAACCTTCGGTTCATTTCCGCCGCCTTGTACTCTTCCTTGTTGCCCACCTTGTTTGGAAATAGGCTTTGTACGCGATTGACGGCGGCATTGACGAAAACACTTATCGGGGGACACAACATCAATGGCTCAACGCTGGAAACAAAGGCTTGTAGTTGAGCCTCTAGTTGATTCGGCTGTGTGAACTGCGCCTTTTCCAACAAGCACAGGATTTCATCGCGGCGGAATATGTGGGCGTCTACCGATAACGGATAATTGTAGTTCGTGTATGGGTCGCATGTATTCCTGTTCCAAAGTAGGAACGGCCCTGCGTCTTGAAAGTTGGGCTGGCGAATACTGCGGTGTGACTGGTATTGCCATGCGGTGTTACGCCCTAATCTCAACGACAAACATGATGCTTTTGGATGTGCAACCATTGCTTTTTTGACATGTTCATGGTTGAATCCTGGCTTGCGCCACATGATTTGGTCGTCTACAAGAAAACAAAACAATGGACCACAGTTTCGCACAGCTTCCATTACATCGAATTTCAGCTTGGTTTCTTCTTGAAAGTGGGCTCCATCCAGATGCGTGTAGGCTTGGGCGTAGTCGGCATCGGACGCGCGATACAAAATCAGCGGCTCATTGAATATCCCCTCGCCATTGATATGCAATGACTGCAATAGGAGGTCCAGTTGTGCCGCACGGTCTTTCGAGAAAACGATTGCGTCTATCATTTGAACACGGTCTCCAAAATGTGCTTAACGAGAATGGTGTATGTTGCCTTTTCCATTGCTGGATAGTGGGCGTCAACCCACTCTTGACATTCTTCGGGCTCCTGTAGACAGTGAGACACCATACCATACAAGTCTTCCAAGTCTCCCTCTTCTACCCGAGGTATCTCCAATTCTTCCGCCACTTCCTTTCGGTCGGTCAGACAGAACGCTTTGCAGTTAATGGCCCTCATCCCCTCTACTATATTTGTCACAAAGGCTATCTTGGTTGATGAATATGCCTGACAGTGTTCCTCAGTTTGAACGAAGCCCACGTATTGTGGAATAGGCCATGTCCACGGCCCGAAAATCTTCAAGTTGAACTTACCCACGGGCCACGCGAGAGACATTACCATAGGATTGGGAGACCCAATGTAGACAACATCTGATTCCATGTGTGGGTTAGGGTCTACATGGTGGAATGTAATGTCATCTACCACGTTGGGCAACTCCATTTCTTCTCCATCGAGTATCCATATATTCTGGTCCACCTGGACCATTGTGTGCATATCTGGACGCGCCTCAATACACTTCTCCATCGCACGGTCGGCCTTGGTGGTTAGGATGAATACATCGGGGTTGATTTCATCAAATATGTCGAAGGCTGGTGTATTCTGCCACAAGAAAGTCTCATGCCCCAGCTTCTCGAACGCCACTGCTAATCCCATTATGTCGGGATGGTGTTTACACAGTATCTTCATCCTCATCCTCCCAGAGTTCAAAATTCCACGACCCATCTGGCGCGACCACCTTGCATGATTGAACGATGGTAGTAGTGCGAGTGCCTCCGTCGTCCAGTTTTTGGAATTCCATGTGCATACCCTTGCCAATGTGTCCAATTTTCAAACAAGAACCGCCCCATGTACAACCATTGAATCGTCTTTCGACTTCTTCCAAGTAGGTAGTTCCATTGCGAACTCGCACAATGCCATTTGTTGGGTCTACGAAGGTAATTTCGTACACGTTGTTAAGTGTTTCGGCGTATAGCTTTGTGCCTTCCTCGAACTTGCACGTGTCAACGCAACCCTTTTCAGCTTTGGAATTTAGCTGTGCTTGTAGTTTCTTGTCAATATGGTCGCTCATATCATCCTCGCCTGCTCAAGTTCTTTGGGGGTATCCACTTCTGCAATCCGCATGTGCTGCGGCTCTATTGCGGAGAAGACTCCTCCTCTATTGATGACGTTGTTTAACACTTCGTACCCAAACCATTTCTCTGTTTCGGTATTGAAGACAGATGTTTCAAACAGGCGTAGTTCTTCGTCAATCAGGTAGACCATCTGGCCCCATTTAGTATCGAGACCATAGGACAGATTGGTGACTACACCTTCGTGCGTCTGTACTCCAACCTCTTCTGCCTTAAAGTGGTTCTTGGAATCCACCAGCAGGGCTGATGGACCAGTGGCCAATGTGCGAATCGCGTTGGCATTGAACACTAAATCTCCGTACACTATCAACACGCGCGGCGAGATAGTCGCTTGCATAGCCAGTTGTAAACTATATGCCACATTGGTGTCTTCGTAAAACGGGTTGGTGATGAAACGAACCGGCATAATGCCGCGAAATTGTTTCCTCACCTTGTCTCCCTGGAACCCAATAACAACAACGATTTCAGCTTGTGGATACTCTGCCCACAGCATTTTCAGTTGGCGTTCCAGTATTGTTATGCCCCGGTTTAATGACAGCAGAGCCTTGGGGCCAAGCGACTTCATGCGCTTGCCTACGCTCGCTGCCGGAATTATGATAGTTAAGGCGTCGTTATTGCTTGAACTTGGGGCTACCCTCTTCGTAGAGGTAATGTGTCGTGAAGCACTATTGTTGCCCATGTCTCTCCCTTAGTTTTCGTTGCACAGTTTGCCAGTCTTCTCTCCAGCGGGCTTCCTTTACGGTGTCAGTTGCGTTGAAGCCTGTCACGGTGTAGACTTGCAACGCTTCTGGAATATGGATAGCTGCATAGCGTTCGGTAATCCGCAGCCACAAGTCCCAATCTTCACACGTTCGTAAATCCTCATCATATACTCCAACTTCATCCAAAGCCTTCTTGCTGATAAGCGGTGAGTTGGAAATGATGTTCTCTCTCTCAAGTTTCGAGCGATGAAACGGCTGGCGAAATTCGTGCATTATGACGCCAGTGTGCAGATTGTTAATCAGTACATCGCTGTATACCATGCCAATACGGTCGGTATCTTTAACCCACTGGTCGATGGATTTCTGTAGTTTGCCGGGGAGCCATTCATCGTCAGCATCGAGGACGCCGTATACGTCAGTCATGTTCCAGCCAAACTTGATGCCGATATTGCGAGCCGCCGAAGGCCCGGTCGGCTGCTCATTGCGGAAGAGGTATACTGGCCGATTGTCTACCAGTCCACCCAAGACGTTCTCCAACGGAGTCTCTATATATTCCTCAAAGAGTTCACAGACACGCTCATGTGAGTTGTCTTCGGAGCCATCGTCTATGACGCACACAATCAAGTGGTCAAACTCTTGCTGTGTGGCACTTTGAATGGCTTGTTGTACGAAGTCGGCGTGGTTATGGCATGGGATTACCACGCACACAATCGGTTCTAGCGGCTTGGCATCGTCGGGACGATTTCCTCGACCGGCTTTATTAGATACTGACATTCTTGTTTCTCCGCTACTTTCTCAATCTTTTCAATGGCGTTTGTGTCGTCAATGCTCCCACGAACCAACTTCACGGTATTTCGCTGTAGAACAAAACCGTTGCCGTCGTCTAATCCTTTCAATACCAAGAAGCGCTGGAGTTGGTCATTCAGGAAGCTGTCAATGCAATACAGGAAGTTGTCGGGCGGCTCGTAGCCTGCGTAGAACAGGGCGAAGTATGTCGTCTTTGACTTTTGGGTAGCCAAGTCGATGTACTGCAAGTGCCCCTTCTTTTTACCCATGATAACTTCAAACTGCCAGGGTATTTCCAACGTGTTTGCCCAGTGGAAAAAATCGCTGGGGCGAATGTGTGGGTACGTCAGGAATATGATGCGATTTGGTTTTACTCTACCTCTCTTTAATGCTTCAACTGTGCGAAGGGCATCGTCCAGAGTTTCATCTAAGCCAATAACAACCACAGCATCACACCGAAACGTGACTTCCTTACGGACTGCCACAGCACACTGGTCGAAATCAAGCAACTGTTTGTCGGTTGCCCACTTCTGAGGTCGGCAGTAGACGCACACACGTCCAGGCAACGTGTTGTATGTACGACCGTTCACGTCGGTTATCTCTTTGATTTTCGCGCCCTGGTCACGATAACGCTCCAGCACACGCATCTGACAGCCAACCTGTTTCTCGTCTTCCCAATCGACAAAAACACACTCACTACAGATTGTCTCTACTTGTTCTTGTTCGTATTTTGCACTCATGGTCTTTTAGCCTCCACGATGAAATGGTATCCTGTGACACGCTTTTTGATGATAGTCAATCCCATTGTCGCAAGAAAATTTGATAGACCCAAAGCTGTCAGCGTTATCTTCTTGACAAACTGTGGATTATCGGCGGCGTGTCCGTGCAAATGCGCGTTGGCTTGATGCACGTCAATCGCATAGGTTGTGAAACCCTTGCAGACCTCATACAAGTCGGTGCCTCCGATAATAAGTGTGCCACCGTGGCGCAGTTTGGCAACCCAGTGTGACAGTACATCCATCACAATATCTGCTGGCAGATAATCAATCACGTCGTTGGCAACGATTTCTGTGGCCTCGGCGTCGTCCACCCACGCACTAAGTTTGAATGTTGGGTCACCAATCTTGAGTTCGTCCGTTTCCTCGGTAGCAAATGGACTGACATTTAGGTAACCGCTTCGCGGTTCCTCTTCTGTGTACAACAGGTTTATTCTCATAGCGTCACCGCCTTCCTGAATATCTCGTCCCACTTATGTGTGAATCTTTCTAGCGAGAACTTCTCTTCTACAGTTCTACGTCCTGCCTCCCCAATCTCACGCGCCATAGTTGGGTTGTCCAACAGGGTTTGTGTGTACGCGCGCAACTCTTGAAGGTCGTTCGACACGAATCCATTGACTCCATGCTCAATCACAATCTCAGGAATGAGACACGTCGCCGTGGACACTACCGGAGTACCACACGCCATCGCTTCCAGAATAACAGTAGGAAGGGAGGACACGGTTGTTGTGTTGAGGTAGACCGAGGCGGTGTTGTAGGCTTCAATCAGGGCCTCGACCGACTCAGCCGGTTCGGACAATCCTGGTGTACCGCCCAAAACCTTGACTGGAATTATCGAGCCCTTGCCGGTAACTTGCTCCCAGATACGGTAGCCACAGCACCAATCCCTATTTATCCAGTCGTTACACACCGACAAAACTACCTTTTCACGCTCCATATCCAGCGGTCGGAACATTTCCAGGTCAAGACCAGTGTGGTTCACTTCGCCGTGGTCGTCTGGGAAGCCCCAGGCTTGGCGACCGTACTCGCTCACGAACACGTCAATGTCGCCACTCATTTCCCTGGCTTGCGCCTTCTGGACCTCAGTGTATTCCGGCATGGGCAGTGTATGTTCCATACTGATAAGTGGCACCTTCAATAGGTTGGATAACGCCTGCCCATACTGGAATTGTCCTACTTTGTTTTGTGATAGTATCACGTCAATGTCAACCCAGTGTGGAATCTGGTCGTCGCCCATGCGCGAATCAAGCAGCATGTAGTTGGGTGGCACCGGAGCGTAGTCTTTGTTCCAGTCCTTAATCCCTTCTGCTCTCCACGCATAGAAGTTGTGACCACACTGACACATCATGGTTTCGTAGCGCTCATGCGTCGGAAACGTCAGGATGTTCAAGGGTTCATCTTCGCCGCGCGTGGCGTAGCGAAGGAGTGTGTGTATTTGACTTGGCATTCAATCTTCCTTCCTGTGAATCTGCAACATACGACCATCTTGCAAAGCAATTTCTCCTGGTCTCTTTCCATGCCCACAACAACTTCCCCTCATATCAATGCCTGCGGCTTGTAGCGCGGCTACTATTGGGGCAACACATGCGTCGATTTGTGCAAATTTCCATTTTTCTTTTCCGGTACAACTTAGGTCGGCGGGAATCTTGACGTATACACCAACGGGCTGTTTTCCACATCGCTTACACGGGCGAACACCGGCTGTTTCACCTGTGTCTACCCAGACCCATTGTGAACCATTCCACACAATTTCATGTCCGTGTGATTCGCTAGTTGCTGTCATTGAAAATCTGCTTTTAATATCCTCTTGGCCGCTTCTCTATCCATCATTGCAAGGCTCAAATCTACGTTATGTTCTTCCCAGCCGTAAAAGCCAGCACGTCGCGGTTCGCCTATCCCAAATACTTTTTGAACAGCGGCTTCACTGACAATACCGTGGTCTCTAGCCAGTAGGATTTCCCTTCGAGTCTGCTCATCCATTTGGTCACACCCCCAGAGGCGCATCTCTTCCATTGCCTCGGGGCTAACGAACAAGTCGTTTAACTTTGAGGTATCTGGTTGGGGCAGCTTGGCAGTACGCTCAAGAATCTCTCGTAGCTCTTGCTTAGATAGAGTCCGACAATCACATAGGAGACCTGGGCCAGGATTGGGGTTCCACCCATCATCAGTCACAACCACCTTCGGTGTTTCTTCGGCCTTGACCAGCGCTGCCGGTGCAAGCAGGGCAGCCACACAGGCTTTGAGAAAGTTACGTCTTTGCATGGTCTTTGTCCTTCAAAAAGTCTAACGGAAACTCAGGACAAGCCATAGGCGGAAGCCGTTGAATGTCAAACCCTTTTGTGTCCTCAACAAACTGCATGTAGTCTGCTACATATCTATCAGCGGCTTTCTGGTCCACAATCTCAATCTCCGAAGTAACCTCTACCGGAAAGTCTACCATTCGGTGGTACGGCGCGCGGCGTCCAAGTTCCCAAAGTTCTTCCCTCTCCATCTGTTCGACTGTCTTCCACTGATGGTGAGCAAGCATGTCTGAAAATTCACCATCGGGCACTATACATTTGTCAATGTCCTCCTCTTTGAAGACGGCGTTAGGGCGATAGTCTTGATATACGCGCTCACACTCTTCCAAAAACGCTTTCAGTCCCTCGTTGGCATGGTTTGTTGCCTCGATATTCTTCTCGAAACTCTTTCTCAGCAGACTCATAGCCCGCTCAACACCCTCCCACCGTGGTTCTTTGACGTTATCCAGCACAAAATCAACTGGTGGTTCAGGCTTTGCAGTCACGGTCTTGACCAACGCTAGCGGAGCCAGCAGGGCAGCCGCCGCAGCCTTTAGGAAACCTCTTCGTTCCATTTGTCTATTCCTTCGATGCTGTGTTGTTGAGTTACGTCTACCAGTCTCCCCTTGCCAGACCAGTATTGATAATATGGTCCTTTACTCCCCAGTTCTCCCTCAAGGGCTTCCTTCATTTGCTCGCCCACCGCTTGATAGGAGAAGTCATAAGCGCGGTCAATACCAATGTCAGCCCTTTGTTTTCTTTTATCCTCCTGCTCGAACGCTTCACGCATGGCTCTCTGCAATCCGCGAATGCTGATGCTTTCCCAATTCTCGTTTCCTTGGAAAAGGTCGGGCATGATGTTGTCGGCGGTCATACCGAAACAGGGCTCTGTGTGTGTGGGAACCAACCACCCGCCCAAACCGCCACCCTTTTCTCCAGCGGGTCGGTAGATGAATTCGCTCATGCCTCCAACTTGAGAACAGATTGGAGTCTTTCCCATTGCCATAGCGTCAAACGCTGGGATACACCAGCTTTCACCATAGGACGGCATCACGAAGCAGTCACACGTATTGTGTAGCATCATCATCTTCTGTTCGTCAAACCGTTGCGTGATGATGATTTCGCCAAGGAAATCATCCTCGTTGGGATACAGCTTCAACTCTCGTTTGATTTGGACACAGATTTCCTGCACATGTTTGTCGCACTCGCCAGCGGGCATACCGCTTAGATTAGCCTTAATCACTAGCGTAACAGGCTCCGACTTACGGAATTCTAAATGATAGGCTTTCAGCAGAGCGGCCAAGTTCTTGCGCCTCGTCACTTCGCCAATCGTGTAGAACACAAACTTGCCGCGAAGTTGTGGTATCTTGATTTTCTCGTAGTGACGAGCATACTTGCTTGGGTCACATGGAACTGGCATCACACGCATTGGTCTTTGAACATAACTGTTGGTCGAAGCGCGTAGCATTTGTTCATTGCATACCCATGCTTCATCCATCAAGTTCAATCGCTCGGCCCAGAAGGCGTTGCGGAAGTGGCTGGTTTCACTATGGAACAACCCGATATTCTTATCAAAGTGTCCACAGTAATCCATCATGTGTGGCAGTATATGTTGAATCACAACATCACAGCCTTCATCACTCTGGGCTTCCAGTTCTACGATACGCTCTGGCACTTCAACCTCGGCGTCGTTCAACTTGATTGGTCGAGGCACAACCTCAACGCCTGCGGCATCCAGTGCGAGGATGTAGTTTTCAGCCGCGTGACTCCATCCGGTGCCATCTCGATAAACACCCAAAAATAAAACTTTATTTGACATGTTGAGTTACCTTCTTGCACAATGCGACGAATTCATCATGTGTTAGATTCCATTTCATCGTCTGGATTGATTTGTATATCCAATGGATGTTATTTTTAGTGTAGCCTTTAGAAGAGTCGATGCGGTCTAATGACGCCAAGTTGTCTTTTTTGTTATCTCTTTTTGTTACACCCTTGGGTAGCGTTAAGCATAAGCCAGTATATGGACAAACGCCACCTTGTTTTATCCACTGTTTCCATAAGTCTTTTGGCATCACTTTGACAGCAATATCTCGCTTATTGGCATTTCGTTGGACACGATTAAAGTATGCGCCATATATCCCTTCGTGTCCAGAAAATCCAGATGCGTTTTTACCGCGAGATAGACAACCACAGCTTCGTGTTTTGTTGCCAGTTAAGTGATACTTCTTAACTTCTGTAGTATTGCCACATTCACATTGACATAACCACCATTCGTGTCGCTTGCGTGTTTTTGCTATTTTGATTGCTGTTAATAGACCAAACTTCTGACCAGCAATGTCTTTCCAATTCTTGTGTCTCATTGTACTTCTCCGTGTTGATGTAATGTACCCAATATATTATACACCAAACTACGGACTGGGGACATTATTTGAGAACCTCAAGAACCTCATCCATGTTGATGCAAATATGGTCACACATTTTGACCATCAACTCTGGTTCACCATTGTCCAAAAGTAGGATGGTGAACTTGCCAGCCCCGGCTCCCCAACCCAGTTCAAGCGAAGCCGACCGACCAAACGGCTGTACCGCCACGATAGTGTCGCACCATTCCAGCGCGTCCATGTCTCGCGCGAAACCGAATTCTGCAAGGTGGTGCGTCAATTTGTCCCGATACTGTTCCGGTGTCCACGACTGCCAGTCTGGGTCAATTTGTGACCAATGAAATCCGCTGTCGCCTTGACGTGGATGGCGGAAATCGTATACATCATGCCCAGCGTTGTGAAGTAGTCGCACTACTTCGGGTTGGCGTTCATTGCGCCATGAACTTGCTACGTAAATCTTACTCATGTTACACCTGTGCGTGAAATGGGTCTAGCCCTTGGTCTCGTAAAATGGCACAGCCTTGCATGAGCGGGGCGGGCACATGTTCCCACCTGTACCAATCCCAATACTCACACTTGTCTTTCTCCATCACTTTCGGTTCTCCCTCTATGTAATCACAAACATAGAAGAGAACTACGTAATGTTTTCCTTCGTCGTAAAAGCGGGTGTTGGTCATCGCCCAAAACTTAGGATGAGTAACCTTTATATCTTCCCCGGCCTCTTCGCGTAGCTCTCGAATGGCTGTCTCGGCAGGGTCTTCCCACATTTCCAAGTGGCCTCCAGCAAAGGCGTGAGTCCCTGGCGCATGGTCCCCTTTACGTTTGTGCATCAGCACACTACTATCCGAATGACGACGAACCACACACGCAACTCCAACTAATGGCCTATCCATTACTTGCTTCCTTTTTGTTAGCGATGAACAACGGCTTCGACATTGCCAGTCTTGCTGTCCTTCTTTCTTCCCACTTCGTATCCAACTGATTGTAATGTATCATCTTGTGAACAGCATCTTCCGCAGTGAACGGAAGATAGTGGTTCTTGTTTGCCAACAGACTACCCTCGTTGAACTTGGTGTCACCAGTATCAGTAATGGCAAAGCCGTAGTTCAAGTCTCGCATCATCTTGAGGGCCGCATAGCTGGTTACCATGTCTGGCCGTCCCCAAATGTTGGCAAAGCCCCATGTTACCAGTTGCTCGTAGCTAAGCCCCTGTGGTATCTTCAAATCAGGCTGGTGAATGCGAGCGGGCGAGTCCCATGTCTTGGCTTGGTCGGGCACTTCCAGACTGTCAAAGTATTTTTCCCATACCTTGGCTGTCTTATCCCACGAATAGTGTTTTCGCGCAGCTTTATATGTCTCGCGACCCCTTTTCAACCTCATTGCTTCTGGCTGGCGCAGAAACTTGGACAACTGGGTTATCAAGTCTCGGTTGTCAGGCACAGCCCGGTACGCATGTGTCTCAGATTCGCGTGTGACACACAAGGGCTTAATCGGAATGCCCTTGACGTTGCGAAGCACAGACGACATAGCCGAATAATCAACGGCCATGATGGGCACACCACAGGCGGCTGCTTCCAACTGGGGCATACCGAAGCCTTCACAGATGGAGTATTGTACATACACGTCCATTACGTTGAGTATGTCGGACAGTTGTTCTTTACTCACGCCAGCTTGAGTGCTGGGCAACTCAGCCTTGGGTCTACCGCAGTTGAGACAGGTCGTCCTGGCGTCTTGGAAGAACAGCGGTTGTACATTTCCACAGTGGCTACACACATAGGTGAATAGAACTTTGTGGCCAAGGTGTTCCTCTCGCAGCAAACGTGGCATGTCCCAACCTATATCGGGATAGCTCGTATGAATGTAGAGAAATGTGCGGTCGGCCAACGCCGGGTTTTCTTCCAGCATGATGCGGAATGAACGAAGCAACTCAGCATACATTTTGCGCTTCTGGTTCCGCATAACGGTTCCTACAATCAGCACCTTGTCTTTGAAGGCCATCATGGACTTGTGCTGGGCTTTGTTGCGCACTGGTTTCAGCACATCAAAGTCGGCGGCTGGCGGCGCAAGGGCAAACACCTTGCCGATTCTAGCGTTTTGAATCTCGGTGTTCCAGGCGGTGCCGGGCACAACAATCTCTTTGCCTTCCAATACATCGCGACCAAATTCGCTGTAAGCACACAAGGCATCGGCGTTGCGGTAGCTGTATACCCAACGGTCGGGCAGCGGCGCAGAGTCAACTGTGGGCATGATTACCCACTTGTAGAAGTCTCGGAACGGAGAATGCTCTGCAAACTCCATCATCCACCAATCGCGTATGTCCCACACCACGTCTGGTCGGAAGTCCAAACAGGTTTCCTCGAACTTCCAGCATCCGAACTGGTTTAGATTGCTGGCAAGGTAGGTGTCTTCATCGTCGGGCGTGTCGGGCAAGTTACCATAGAACGTCCAGGGGATGCTTAGCCGTCGCTTGTCATTCCAGTGTCCGTAGCTAGCCAACTCTGCTATCTCGTACTTGCCAGTCTCATGTAGACGAGACAATACCTCTCGGTCGTATACTCCATATCCTGTGTTGAGGTAAGCCGCCTCACCGCACCAGAGTATCCTAAGTTTCCTTTTGTTCTTCGTCGTCATCTTCTTTTTTCTTTCTGACTAAAGCAAGTCCTATATTGCTAGGGAAGTCAAACTTCTCTATCCGAAACACAATCTTGCTGATTGTCTGTCCAGTCTTCTTGTCTTCGTAGATGTTGTTCCGCGCAGACGAGTCGTTGACGATAAGCACGTCGCCTTTGTGACAGTATTGCACAATGACCTCTGCCGCGCTGTCCCATATCTCAAAGTCCAGAAAGTTGACCTTAGATTTACCCTTGAATCTGCGTTGTACCGCCAAGGTGAATCGTGCGACACATGTATCGTCACCATCATCCTTCTCGATTCTACGCAGGGCTGGGTCTGCGGTAAAGCGTCCTATAAATGTGCAGTTGTTCATTACGACATGTCTCCCTGACAGACCCTACATACTATGTTATAACCCACCAATACTCCATATTGGTCTGCCGCTTGCAAGAGACCGTCAGAAAAACCATTCTGATATGCTTGTTGAATCAATGCTTTCAACGCCTTCTCTTTCTCTAACATCTCTGGCGTTTCTTCATCGCCCCCATCTATGCCCCTTAAAAGTGTGCCTTCATCTACCTCAGTATCATCAATGAAGTATTTCAACAACGTCGCGTTGTATTGTAGATATGAGCAACAAAAGATGGTATCACAAATTATGCAGGACTTTCGTGCATAAGGTGGACATTCAATGTCGAAACCGTCGCGCAACTCTTCTCCATGCCAAGCCTGTATGGATATACCCTCGGGAGTTAGCTGGTAGTCCCGTCTAAATCCATTGCTGCGCGGCTCTAAGAGGCGCGGCGGATAGTAGAATGAACACCCAGCCTGTGTGAGTTTCCCATAGACATAGTAATCATGGTCTTGTAGGAGTTGCTGTGCTGCTTTGTGGTAGTCTTGCATATCTTATAGTACCAGCCAATCCAGCCAAATATAAAGCTAAATCTGCCAAACTTTCTCGATAATCGAGGAGTCACTTGAGTTGCTTCGCTTTACTTGTATGAGGACTGTATTGCCCTGATACAGAAGACTTTGTGCCATCTTCCACTTATCGGGGAAACACACAAGGTCGTCCAAAGCACAGGTGTTGTCTTCGGCGGTTATAAACGCCATCGCTTGCCCAGGAGTCTTGCCGCGTTTGGTGAAGACCTTCTTCACATTCGTAATCTCCACGGCCACCAGCATATAGTCGGCCTTGGCCCCCTCGGCTATTTCCTTGCATGTGTGATTTGCTTTACTCGCATCCATGCATCCATCTACCCTACTGTACGTAATCCCTGCACCCAGATAGCGTTCTTCGTCAAACGCGATTTCGTCTGGCGGGTCTTCCAGTGAGTTTGGAGGACACTGCAACAGATTGCGAATACTTAGCACCACGTCTACCCGCTTGGCCGTATGACAACCGCCGCCTTCCTTTTTAGTGCGGGCACAGTCAGTCAGCGCATGAGCAAGACTAGGCCAATGTTGTATTGCCGTATCTCCGTTCTGATAGTCTTCTACCATCCAAGGATACTGCCGTTGCACAACCCAATCGCGTTCCTTATCTGTCAACTGGCTCCATCGCGCTATCTCAAACTTCATGCGACGGCGCGGAACACCTAAGAAGTCTATTGCTCCCGCCGCAATAAGGGCGACGTTAACAGTCGAAGGAATCTTATCCGAGAAGTACATCAGGTAGTCTTCCCAGGTCCAATCCTTGACGTTCTTTCGCAGAATAAGTTCTGCCTCTTTGACGTGGCGATGCAGCCTATTCAGCGCCGCTTCACCCACCTGTTTGATGTTGGAGAGGCCAAAGCGCAACTGGTCGTCAACAATATGAAACTCTTCCTGACGAGTTCGCAAGTCTGGTGTGCAGATGTTGATACCAGTTTGTCTGGCGTCAGAAACCAGTTCCTTAATCTCGGCAAACTTGTCTTGTTTCCAAGCAGAGCCGCGTAGATATGAACAGTAAAACTGTAGAGGCATGTGGGCCTTGCAGTATGCTGACCAGTATGCACCCTCGCCATAGCAAACGGCGTGAGACTTGTTGAAGCTGTATCGCTGTGACTCTCGAATCCACCCAAAGATTTCCTCGGCTTGTTCTGGATTGACGATGCCGGTCGCTTTGCAGCCGTCAATGAAACCCCCTTGCACCTTGGCCATAACGTCGGCTTTCTTCTTGCCGATGGCTTTTCTCAACACGTCAGCCTCTTGCTCATTAAAACCAGCCAGCGCCACGGATATTTTCATGGCCTGTTCTTGGTACGTTAGTACCCCATAGGTCTTGTTCAGCAATGGCTCTAGTGATGGATGGAGATACTCGACCTCTTCCAACAGATTCTTGCGGTCGGCGTATCGTTGGGTCATGGACTTGGGTGGGTCTCCACTCATAGCACGAAGACAACCGGGGCGCAGCAGAGCTACGAGAGCCCCGAGGTCTTCCAACGAGGTCGGCTGCACCTTCTTTGCCCAGATTTTGCCCAAGTGTCCTTCCAACTGGAAGATACCCTTAGTCTGACCTGATGCGAATAGTTGCCATGTGCGGGGGCAATCAAAGGGAATCTGGAAAATGTCCACGTCACACAGGGGTAACCTGGGGATTGCCTCGTATACTTGCATGTCGGGGGCTTCGGGGTCCACTATATTGAACGCACACCCACAATCAAAATGTACTTTACCCATTTTTGAAACAGTCTTTCATTTCCATCCTACGGCGACCCGTAGTCTCATTCAAATCAGTCAAAGAGCGACACGCATTCAACAGCCGTATCGCTATTCTTGCAGTCCATTTTGCATCAAACAACGCATCATGTGCGTTTTCCAAAACCTTCTTGTCTACTCCCATGTACTCCAAAATCGTTGGCAGCTTGATGTTCTTTATCTCTGGGTTGTTGTGAAACCACATCCACATTTCGTCTTGTACGTCGATGGCGAAGGCCGGGTTGAACAGGTTGGCCTCTTCTCTCTTGGCATCCCACTGTCCGTATTGCTGACAATACCGGCTCGTAATAATGCTGTCAAACCGTCTGATACCATAGCCTCCTCCAATGGGATAGGTAAACGAGTTGTCTCCCTTTCCCATACAGTGGCGTCGAACAAATGCCACAAACGAGGGCCAGACTACTTTCATTTCCGGCGCGGCCTCCAACCTTTCCATCGTAAACTTGTTGACCTTCAACGCCCCTGGCTCTACGGCGTCGAAATCTTCTGGCTTGCAATCACATACGAACTCATCCTTGATTTTCAAGTTGTAGCGGTTAACCGCAACGGCCCCAATCTGGCAAATTTCACAGCTATGTGGGTTCTTGGCCACGGTCTCGTAGTCGTATATGATGTAGTGTCTATAGTCCATGCTGTACCTTCGGTATCTTGAGCTTGGGTATGTTTCCGTTCACCACTATGTCGGTGACGATTTCTTCTAGTGTTTCGCGTTTGAAGTATGTGTAGGGGATTTCAATGTAGGTGATGCCGTGTTCTTTGCAGTATGCGCGTTTGCGACGGTCGTGTTCTATTGTTTCGGCAAACTTGTGAGCCCAGCCCCATTCACATCTGTAGTGTTGCGAACCATTGGCTGCTATCATTAGATTGTGGTCTGGAAGATAGAAGTCGGGACGCAACTTCCTTCCGCCAATACCTCGCAAGTCATCTGATATGCCTCGATTGTGTATGTGGTTAGTTTTTAATTTTGTTAGCACTTGTAGAATCACATATTCTGCTGCACTACTTAGGCATCCACATGATTTGACTTTGCCGTTCGCAATTCTACTAAAGTATATTGGTCCTATTTCGTTGCCGCACTCACATTGCGCCCACACACTACAACTATTATTACCAGACTTGACTTTTGTAATAGTTAACAAAGAGTGTATATCTCCAATCTCTGGGTCTTGACAGTGCCCACATGATTTTGTTCCGTTGGGTCTGGTTATGTTGTTCAACGAAGCCAGAAAAATTGTTCCACAACGCGGGCATTCAAATTCAGTTTTTGTGTTGGCCTTAATATATTGTCCAACCAAACGAATACCAGCCGCCAATGCCCTGGCTTCTGCTTCTTCTTGTGTTAGCTTGTCGGGGCCTTTTAGTAATAAGCACCCACAAGACTTTGTGTTGCGAGATGCTATAGACTCCAATGTGCAAGGAAAAATTGTTCCACAGTATGGACATTCAAATTCAGTTTGTGTGTAGTTGTTAATATATTGTCCAACCAAACGAACACCAACGGTTAGTGCTTTAGCTTCTGCTTCTTTCTGTGTGTGGTTCAGTGAACGTCCAACAAGATTTAATTTATTCAATTTGTTCTTCACCGAACTGCGACTTCGCCCCAACTTATTCATACAATACTCAACGCCATGTTGTAAATAATTTGAGTACAAAAAGTCTACTTCTGCCTGTGTCCATTCTCTTGCCATTAGAAGTGCCCCGTCTTGAGTAACTGCAAAGCCCCTCGAACCTTATCCAACATGGCAATTCCAAGTATATCAAACTTCACCATGCCGATTTGTTCAAGGTCATTCATTTCCATCCCCGCGATAATCTCTCCCGTGGTCTTGTCGAAAACCATCGGACAAACTTCATTGAGCGGTTCTGGTGAGATAACAACACCCGCCGCATGTTTGCTTTGTGAGCGCTTCGTTCCTTCCATCCTAATTGCCTGGGCAAAGTGTGGGGCCAACGGCCCTTGCAGATTGCCTTCGCTATCCAGGTACGCCCACTGCTTGAGTTCCTCATCGTTGTTCTCCAAGGCCCATTGGATAATAGATGCATCGCCGTCGCCGCCAGCTTCTTCGTCAGCCTTTCTCATCGCCTGTAACTGGTCCGAAATTTCTGCCTCGTCTGGAATGAACATCGTAATCCGATTCATTTCATCGAAGCCACATGCGTTGTGGGCTCGCAGCACGTCTTTCAACGCACCGCGCCCCTGCATACGTGTAAATGTAAGCATCTGTGCTACGCGGTCGCGTCCATAGCGGTCCCGTATGTATTCGATTATGTCGCCCCTGTGCTTAATCTCAAAGTCCATATCAACATCAGGCAACGAGGTCCACTCCGGTGTGTTGCGCCCGGCGTTGTAGAACCGTTCAAACAATAGGTCGAACTCGATGGGGTTTGGATGGGTGACGCTCAACAGATATAGCACAATCGTACCGGCAGCAGACCCACGACCCGCGCCAACTAGCCAACCCTGACTCTTGGCGTATGCCACTATGTCTTCCACAATCAGGAAGTAGTCGCTCAATGTGCTTTCACCCAGCTTGGTTTCCGACAACACCTTAAACTCTTTCTTAAAGCGGTCGCCGTAATCCTTCTTGGTAAACTCGCTGTTGGCAATATGTCTCTCAATCTCCGGTTGTCGTTTCCTCCATCCCTCTCTACATTTTTCTTTCAAGTAATCGTTGGAAGACTCTCCATTAGGAGTTGGAAAACATGGAATGGCAGGGTGTCGCGTAATGTCGTAGACTTCGCACATGTCGGCAATGTCAAGCGTGGTCTTTAGCTCTGCCTCAGTGTGGCCTACGTCTATCATATCCTGGTAAGTAGGAATGTGGTAGTTGTTGCTGCGGAAGAATGACCCTAGAGAAATATCCTCGTTTTGGATGCGTTGTTTGGTTACCTCGCGGAAGGTAATGTCCAGCTTGTTGCAGAGTAACACTCGCTGGTCTTCGGCGTCTTCGCGACGTGCGTAGTGGGCGTCGGGGACAGCAGCACAGGGAATACCGGCGTGACTACTAATGTGGCGCAAGCAGTCGGCCAGGACAATGAGAGCGGGCATGTTCTTGCGGTCAATCAGAGGAACCTCAAGATAGAAGTTGCCTTTGCCAAACATGGATTCAAAGCGCTGGGCCACAGCGATACCGGCGCTATCCCAGTTGGGATTCAGATGGTTCTTGGCCATGTTGACACCGTGGGCCGAGGCAACCATCTTCATATCTGGAAAGATAACGCTAGCCATATCGCTGCCCATGTGACCACTGAGACCAATGACGTTGCCATCAAGGAATTGGTCCAGAGTTTCCATATCCAGTCGTGGCTTGTAATAGAAGTTCTCAGGTTTGTTGGCTTCGCTAGTGAGTTCGATAAGCCTGCGCCAACCCTCGATGTTTTTGGCCAACAGAACAAGATGGGTCAGATATTTATTGCTCCGAAGATGTGGTTCTTCGTGGCATACGTAGAACTCGCAACCGATGATAGGTTTGAGGTTGCGCTTCTTCATGGCACCCAAGAAGGCAATCGCGCCAGCCAAACTGCCGTGGTCAGTCATAGCAGAGCCGGGAAGATTTGCTTCCACGCAACGCTTAGCTATGTCTTTGGGCTTGCTGAGGCCATCGAGTAATGAGTAGTGCGAATGACAATGGAGAGGAAAATATGTGTTTTTCATTCTATTTATCCTTGGAATTATATACTACGACAGCCCGGCATAATTCTAACAATCTATCTAGTGATAGGTCCATTTTCATTTTGTTTACATCTTTATGAACCCACCACACATTGTCTTTTGTGTAGCCCCCGCAACTGTCAATCCGGTCTAGTGAGGCACTATTGTATAACACTATTGACAAGCCTGAAATAGCACACGCACCTTCTTGTTTCAACCATAATTCCCATAAAAACTTAGCGTCTAAATCAAACGTAAATTTCTTTTTTCTTGCACGACATCGTATATCTGCCACCAAAGAGCCGTTAATGTCACAATATCCAGTCCAGCGGTGATTCTTTTTTCGTTTACGATAACACCCACAGCTTTTAGCACGCCCACTTTTCAAACGAGAGGTTGGCACTGTTGAAGTATTATCACATTGACATCGACATAACCAATTGATGCTTCCGTTGGCTGTTTTACCTACGGGTTTTATTGTGGTAAGTAAACCAAATTGCATTCCTGGTTCTATTTGCCCTCGTAAATCTTGCTTGGGAATACCATGATGTTCAAGGTAGTCATATACCAACCGTACACTACAACCAACTTCGTCGGCAATGATATATGGAGATTTTTTGAGTTGAGTATATTGCTTCGACAGAAATTCTTTTGTTAATATGTCTTGATATACTGGGCTGAAACGGCCATTTTCTAATCGTGACATGTTTGTTCTCCGTTAAATGTAAGGAAGTTATCCACTACATTATTATACACCAAACATGTTTAGATTGTAGAAATAGTGACTATGGACATGCAGGGGGAAATACGTGTTCATCTAGTTTCTCCAAAGTCTCATGCATCCACGACTCATCAAATGTGAAGGAAAGCTGACTTTTACCCCGTTGTGCTGCGGGTACTGTACTAGCATTCCTCATTATGTGGTTCAACAAGTCGCGTGTGAATTTCACCAAATTCTGATTGTACTCAACCTCGTTTGCGGGAGGTTTGTCAACCATGTTCAAATCTTCGGCCACTTGCTGACAGCGAGCGGCGAGGTCCACCAGAGCATTCGTCCCCCCAATCTGGCGGCGCATCAAGTCGGTTGTCGAGACTTCTGGCCAAAAAGCCTCTAGCCCCTCTTCTAATATAGCCCGCGCGGCGTAAAAGTCAAGTACGACGGCGGGATTTTGCCATTCTAACCTTCGGATTTTTAGTTGGTCGCGTTGCTGTTCGGCAAATTGTCTCATACTATCAACTCCAATTTCTGCAAGAGACCTTCCACTTCTTTCCTATTCCCTTTTTGATGAGCCTGCACCAACGCCATACACAGATAGCGCAGCTTCCACAAGTCGTTGACAATCATGTGCATTGCGTTGCCAGAGATAACGTGGTCAGGTCCCTTAATCTCTTGATTGATAGCCACAAGAGTGTCCAAATCCATAATGCGACGATTGAACGTCAGCTTCGGAGTGGCTGGTCCTGGTTCTGGTTTTGGCTTGTCGCTTGGTGGCGGCGTTGGCGCTTTAGCACCCATTAGAATGCTCCCATTATTATCGTATCTGGTCTGGTACAAACCACACCAAGAGACATGTTTCCATAGTTGTGTACTTCCAACTGTTTGTTCTCTGGTATCAACGTAAGAAAGGAACTGACCTTAGTGCAATCGAGATAAACAGCCAAATGCTTCTTCCCAACCGGGAGTGAACCGGCTAACTCATTAACGAAGAAGTTGTACAACTCTTGGTCTGGGTCGAGGTCCATCATATCGTGCACAGTCACATGGGAACTCATCGCCGTTACGTAGCGATAAAGTTCATCACTACCAAAAGCATCATCCCAAGCATCAGTTCCGATAGCAACGTCGGTGATTCTATGCGTCCCATTTCTTCTCGCTACAGTCTTGCACAACGCAGATAGGCGTGGGGTAAATTGTCCACACTTTGCCTCGTCGTCATACACCATTATGTTGCGATGCGTTCCAGATGCCAGTATGGTGTGCCACTGGTCACAGAAAATCTTGCGAACAAAGGATTTGTTGAAGAGTTCCAAACCACGACCTCATTTCTAACTCCCTGGATTTTGGTAATGCCCAATCTCGAACCCTGGATGGGTGTCTTCTTCCATTACCTTATCTATTCCTTGCGTCAACAACTTCTGATGTAAGTAGGAACAGATGGTGTGAGGTTGCCCAGTTCTGTTATTCAACTTGGTTGGGCTATATGCTTTCTTTCCGTAATAACACACGCGGTTGCAGAACCACCTATCGGTACGTTTCAGTGCAGGCCGCATCATGTTAGCAATAATGTCGAATCGTTTGTGCAACATGTCCAACGTGTACTTGCGGTCTTCTTCACTAAAAGCCATTGTGAAGGGACCACCATCCCTGACAAAGTGGATGGTCATTAACGTCTGCATGTCTGGATACATGGTCTCAGCGGCATAGTTGTACATGAGCAACTGTGGGTCTTTGGTTAACTTCCAGAAGTCTTTTCTTTCTCCTGTCGCCCAGTCTTTCCGTTGACCACTCTTCCAGTCAATGATTTCGTAACGATGGTCGTCAAGTTTGGTAACAAGGTCAATCGTGCCCTTGATACATAGCTGCCCGTCTAGTGTTTTTCCGTTTGGCAAAGCAAAGTTGTAGTATGCCCACGGTTCTTCAATCGGTATGTTGAAGTGTGGCTCGGCAGCTATTACGTGAAGGTTGCGAGGGTCGAACATTTCCTCTCGGACAACATTTCCAACCCACTCTGTACAATCTCTTTTGTCGCGAGGATACCATTTGTGGGGCGACTTACCCACGTAATGGTCGTATGCTTTATCTATGAGGTACTGTACGTAACTAGCTCCGTACATGTACTCATGGTCCACTTTCATAGTTCCAAAAGTGTCATCCTTGAACGACTTTGTGCCCTTCTGATGGCACAACTTGGCATTCGCTAAACACTCGAATACCTTGTGAACTATCGTTCCCATTTCAGCCCTTTTGCCAGTCACAGCCGGTAATCCCAACACATAGGTCAGGAAATACTGCATCTGGCAAATGCTGAACCCATTGTAGCTTGAGCTACGAAAGTAAGGTATTATCATTTGGTTGCCACATTAAGGGACTCTTCTCCTACTGTTACGAAACCCCACTCTTCTAGCTTCTCCGCAACTGCGCGGTTCTGCTCTGGGATGCTCATTTCGCGATTGTCAATCACGGCATCGAAGTCTTCAAGTGGAAAATCGTCCAAAGCGGTCTCACTCTCATGTTCATCCTCGCCCGCCATCGGTGCCCGCAAGAATCGAATCATCTTGCCACCGGCAGCTTGAATACCCACAACCTCGTTGGGGAATCGGCAGTCTGTCACCACGGCCAAGGCTGGCATGGTCTTGCGAATCTCGCGAATCAGCGAGTCAACCCAACAGTTTCCATACAGGCGACGGCATACATTGGTGCCAAACATTTGCATGACTTGTCGGGCGGTCATAAAGCCCGGCTCATGGTAAGTGAGAACAAAGTTCTCGTCGGTGTACGTATTGGGCACTTCTTCGACAAGGTGGTTGATTTCATGGGTCACGTCGTTGAACAAATACTCGTTCGTCATAACCCCAGGAAAATCTTCCCATCTGATTTTGGTTAGGCTGTCCTTGTCCTCATTGCGACCGTAACACTGTGGATAGGTCAACCCCAACACATTGATGAGGAATTGCTTCAACGCATCAGCATTGCTGTACAACCGCAGGGCAAAGCCGATAGACTCGTTAAGCCACGCCTTCGTCTTCTCACTCTCGGGGTTAATCATGGCTTCTTGGAGCCCATGTTCCTCATCATAGGCCGGTACTTCCAACTCACCCTTGGTGTTAATCTTCATCCACTCGATGAGGTCGAGGGACTTCATTACGTTACCCAGAATGAAGTTCGCAGAAGTATTCTTTCCCGACATTTTTTTGCCGGAAAATCCTAATATTTGAGTCATTACATCATCTCCTCAAAAATTTTCTTTTTACGGTTTAGAGACCAACATTTACCATCATACAATAGATGATATATTTCTAAGATTTTTTTACGACTACATACATACCACACATGCCAACTATTACTTTTGATTATATTTCCATATTGCTGCATACTACAGTAGTTTCTAAGTTTGTCTAATGTTAAATATTGTTTTGCAACAATGTGCCACTTATAGTCTCGGCAAAAATACTTACCTCTGGTTCTTGTGTATGTGGCCACACATCCATCTCCATCAAACACACCTAATAAAAAATATTTCCTGAACCGTTTTGGTATTGTGGGTATCGTTGTTAAATATGTTTTTCTTGGTTTAATACCCACATTAACTAATGCAGTTATCATGTGTTTGGAATCTATGGTAAACCAGCATGAATGATATTTACTACTCACTTGTTTTTTTATAATGGGTAAATTGCCACCAAGTTCTAAATTGATAAAATCCAAAACACATTTATCTTTTTGAGATAAGCCAATGGTTAGTCTATATTTACCATCTTTCAGATAGATATTTCCATCTGCAAAAATAAAGCCAACTATATATGCCTTGTTTGGTGTATCTATGGTATCAAAGTAGTGATGATTAAATGTATATTTATACTTGCGTTGATACTGGCCCTTGGGTTTATGAAGTAATGGAATATGGTGTAACTTAGCAAGATATTCTACTTGTTTAACCGTTAAATTTAGGTTGGTTGCTATGTCTTGTCGGAAATCATGCTGGGCGCGGTCCACGATGTACTGGATTTGTTGTTCTGAAAATTTGTGATGCATAATATGTCTCCTGGAATAAGTTTGCCACATAGTATTATACACCAAAATCCTACTTTATACTCCTCACAAAATCGTGTAATGGCCCTACGTCCATTGCTCCTGTGTCTTTAGCTGGTAGCTCAGGAATGAATAGCTCGTATTGCCGATGTAGTTTTTCTTGCCAATCTTTCTTGGCTTTTTGGCCCGCTTCGTCGTTATCCGCGAGTATGATAATAGAAAGGTACGACCCGAGGCGGCGTAGCGCCACCAGTTGTTCCTCTGTTAATTCCGTTCCAAAAACCGCCAACGCATAATGGATTCCAGCCATTTCTAACTTCCACACGTCGCCCGGCCCCTCCACTAGAATGATGGTGCCTTCTTGGAAAATATGCTGCTTGGCAAACCAAGTATTGTAGAGATAGTGACTGCGATTGAAGCCATCGTTGTTCTTCCACTTTCCAGCGTTGATGATTCCTGCAATGTCAGTGGGACACGGTTCATCCGGCATGTGATACAAGTTGCACTTGGGGCACTTGTCAAACATGGTGCGGGCGGTGAAGCCGATGATTTTGGTGTACAAATCATCATAGATGGGCACGACGATTCTTTTACTCTTGTAATGAAATCCCACATCGTACTTATCCAAAACCTCTTTCGAGTACCCTCTGTTCACATAGTATGGGGCTGGTATGTCCAGGCCCTCTCGTATTTTTACCCTGTCCCATTCGGTGTCAACCGGCGTCGGTGCCAGTCTCAGCTTATTCATCAAGGTCGTTTGTTTGCGTCGTTCGACTTCCGCATCTTCTGGGCGAGGAACATCCAACAGGCTATCATATCCCAGAAATGTCGCCACCCAGTCAATCGCTTCGGTCCACGGTATCTCTTGGCCACGCTGCCTCGACAACACGCCCCACACGAACCCGAATAGCGTTTTCTTCCACTTCTTCTCACAGTGGTGTGTCCTACATTTCCAGTGCCCACGCACTTCATCCCCATCTGGATACAAGTTCCAAGCCGTGGGGTTGTCTCCTCCATGTACAGGACACGGCCCACACACGAAACGACGAGACTTGCTGTACTCTACACCTAACTCAAACAACAACTCTTCGATGTTGTCACAAGCTATGTTAGCGAGTTCATTCAGCCTCGGGTAATCCCTGTACTTCTCCAGGGGGAGTTTCATTGTCATCATCCTTTGGTGGTTCAAACGGAACGTCTTGGGAGTCGTCTACTGCTCTCTGTTGAGCTAATCGTTTCAAGTTGCTGCGTGTGTCTCCCTCGTATACCTTCCCGAATTTCCCCTCAAAGAAAATGTTGATGTAGTCCCCACGTTGCATTCCTCCTCCATGTCGGGCTTTAACCACAACCATCTTGCGATTGCCGTGGTGTAATCCCATGTCGGCAATCTCTTCATCGCTCTTGCATTTGAAAATGGCACAGTTGGTTACCAACCACAAGAGTCGGTCGCTGCCAGCAATCACTCCAGAATGTTCACCGTCGATACCATCACGGTTCAGTTGTGTGAATGCTCCAATGGAAATGTCGTGACGTACCGCAAAGTTGTGCAACGCGGTAATCATAAATCCAAGTTGTTGGTATTCGGCAAGGTTACCGTGTAGCTTCATGCCATCCATCAGTTTCAGATAATCATAGATGATAACGCACGGTAGGCGGTTACCGTCTTCGTCAAAACCCACGTTCTTCTTAATCCACCGTCGCATAACGGCAATCGAGTCCTCAAAGCTGCGGCCAGATATATTCAGGTAGTGATATGGAATGTTTTCCAAGTCCTCCTGTGCTTCTCTGACCTTCTGTCTCTTTGAATCGCTGAAAGAATACTTGCCGGTCTCCACTTCATTGATGGTAACACGACCACCACTCCCGTAGACCAGATTGGGAATAAGGCGCGCCCAATGGTCTTCATCGGCCATTTCCGTATCCAGTTGTAGGACTGGAATACCCAGTTTCTTCGCAATGTGCAAAGCGATGTTGTCAGCCACCATCGTTTTGCCCACTCCCATTCGAGCCCCTATAAGGGATACTGTCTTACGTCGCCAACCCCCACCAATAGCTGCATCGTACAATGGAAAGCCGGTACTGATGCCAACCATTTCGACCGGATGCGCTTCTATGTGGTCGAGAAAGTCATTCAGACCGTCGCTAATTGGGTGTGGGTCTCGACTATCCACGTCCTGCAACAACAGCGTGAAGTCCAGCACGGCGTTCTCCGCAATCCCGATAATCTCTTCGATAGGTTCGCGGCCACTTATTTCCTCAAGGCTAATGCCAGCCTGTCGAAGTTGTTCGTGCATCAGGCGAGCAACGTGCAACTTGCGAATCTGCCCAGCCCACACCCTTACATTCTCCACATTGATTACGTTCTCGGCAAACAGGCCACGCAAGTGACGCTGTTCCTCTGGTTTCTCGAATAGGCTTGTGTATCCCAGATGCTCCGCTGCCGATATGACAGACGCAGCATCTATCGTTGACAAGTTCTTCTCTTCGTATAGGTATTTGAAACAGTTGTACAACGCCTGATTGGTTGTATCTGTAAACGTGTCTGCCTGTAGGAAATCAGCCACGTCTAAATAAGCATCTTCACCACAGTGGAAAAGACCGCTGAGTACAGCGAATTCCGACTTCAAATCCGTCAACCTATTCATCCACTAATCCCTTCCAGCTTTGCCACCCTTCGCGCAACAATCGTTACACTTATACCTGTTGTACTCAGGATTGCGGTTGTATCCTGTTGCCAATGAGGCGGCGATTTTCTCTTTCTTTCCACACCCTTTACAGGTTACACTAACTTTCTTGCTGGTGTCGGGCGCTTCGCTATCGCTGCTACGGCCCGTTGCCACCTGGACGCCTAGTGGTTTACCCTTCTCGTCGTGAGTATGTTTTGTCACGTCTTGACGAGAGAACGCACGGCGGTCGTCCTTAAATTTGTTCTTCCGCTTCCCTTGCTTGGGCTTGCGGAACGGCTCTCGTTTGCACTTCTCTCCTAGTTCTTCATTGCTTCCCTTGAGTGCATCGTTGGTGCCATCGCCCTTGGTCCTAACAACACAATCCGCAAACTCTTCGGGAATCTCTTCTTCCTCTACTTCGTTCCCTGGTTCCAAGTCCTCTTCATCATATTCAATGTCGTGTATCAGTTGAATACCGTGTGCCGCATTAGACCCTTCTTCCTCTTCCTCTTCTTCTTCCGGCTGTCGCAACTCGGGCGGTAGCTGCATTCCTGGCAATCCATCGGCGGCAACAGGCGTCGGCTGGATTGGTAACTCAATGTCTATATCCATGTCGGCCAACAACTGCGCCTCTGTCTTCGGTGGCGACAGTGGCTTTCCTGTAATCGCCGTATACACCTTGCAGACTGCCTCCCAGTCCTGCTGTTCTACAGCTATCTTTAACACATCTGGTAGTTTCATGTTCTCGCTCCCTTCGCTCTCTGCAACGCTATGAATGATTCGGACAACGAACGTAGCTGCTGTGGGACAAACGACAAAAGGTCAAGCCGTAGTCGCGTGTCCATTAGTGCTTGTTGAAACTTCATCGCTACGTCGTCGCCCTTGATTGCTGCTGCTCTCTTGTGTTCTTTGGACATAAACTGACTGTACTGTTCTACGGTGCTTGCAACACAAAAGTCAATGGATTCCTTGCACCAGTTGAGCCGGGCGGTCAGTCTGCCAATTTCTAATTGTATGTGGAGAGCGGATTGGTTGAGGATGGCCGAGGCTTCCCCGCACTCTTCTTGGTTTAGCTTACGTATTTGGGCAGGCGTCATGTTAATGAAGCGCTCTACCTCGTTCTGAACCGAAGGGTATCCCAACCCAACTTTTCGATGGTACTCGGTGAAAATTTCATCAAGCTCCTTCAACCTCTGTTCCACCTTCGACCGATTCTTCTCCCTCGATTCGTCGCTGCCACTCATCATCGTCCTCCGTATATGGAAGGTGTACTATCTCTATGTTGTTGGCCTCGCACCACGCCACTTTGCGGCGGTCATTGGCCTGGGCTCGCTTGAATTCAGCTATGGTGTGATGGAAGTGGGCAACAAACTCAGTGTGTTGTCTTCCCTGTACTTCAATCACCAATTCTCTCAGCGGTAGATAGAAGTCTATCGTCAGGTTCTCACTTGGCAGCGGAACCTCTTCCAAGATTCGCTGTGTCGGATACAGGCTTCGCAGCAACTCGCGGCATCGCAAGTGCAACTCTGAACGAGGCCGCTTGTCGTTGAAGTCCACCTGATGGCCAGATGGTGGCCAGTTGTGGGTGTAGCCGTTCTTATCAGTTACTTTCACTGTATCACCTTCACAAAGACTTTCAACCCTTCTTTCTTGGCAAAGTTAATCATGGCCTTGGTGCCTTTCGACTTCCCGTCCCAAACTGCTACGAGTGCGTCAGCGTGTTTCTCCATCTTCCAGTTGCGTTGCATACCGGCCTTGGCATTGTAGGCACCATAACTGTTGTACTTGACTAGAGCGCCGGGAACACTAATGTCTTCCCAATCGGCAGGAAACTCTGCAACCGAAACTCCAATCTCTGCGGCATAATCTTCACCCAGACTATCCACCCCCCTGGCTTTGCCAGACACAACCTCGGTGAACTCAAACTGTGACTCCACACACGCGGCCTTGACCACTTCGTAGTCCGTAATCCCACGGCTACCAGCGATAATCACTTTCATGGCTACGCCCCCATCATCTGATGCAAAGCATCTTCTAAGTGTTTGAACTCTTCGGGATTCTCACGAAGCCGGTTGGTCAGGTTCTCTTTGCCCTGTACCTGATAGGGCCTCAGACTATCCTTGTCCTCAAAATCTAGGTCCAAAACGTCTGCCATGAAGTTCAACCTGAACCATGCGCCACGTTGTTCGATGAATCCAAAGTCAATTCCAATGTCCACAATCTCCTGCAATTCGTCAATACCAATTCCATACCGGATAATCGACGTGGTTTTCTGCCCAGGAGCAGCGTTCAAAGCCGTGGACGTGGTAATCCAGTCTACCGTTTGTCCGATAACCGGCCCTTCTTCTCCACCCTCATGGATGAACTTGAAACTCTTGCATTCAAGCCCAACATCACAAGCATACTGAATCTTGCGGCCACCGCTGGCAATCTTCCACTTGCCCATGCCGCTGACGTTGGAAATGAAATGTTGGATTCCCACAAGGATTATGTCATTGATTGGAATAACATTGCTCAAACGCTTGCAGAACTTGGCCATGAGGATTGCTCCACTTGCCCGGTCCATTTCTCCTAATTCCAATTCCATTTCCTTGTCGGTTGCCAACTGCGAAATCGAATCAATGACAATCACAGCACCAGGGACATTGTGTATGGTATGTTCTGCCGCCGTAAGGAACTCTCTAGCAGTAAGGATGCGAGTCTTGCCATTCTCGTCCTTGTAGGACCGCACGATGTTTAGTTTATCCAGGTCGAGACCCTTAATACCCCTCAAGTCCCGCGTCTTTATTCTTCCTTCTACATTCAAAAAGTAGGTAGGTCTGCCTACTGCTTGTGCCTTTGCCAATATGTGTAGGGAGGTAACCGTGTTGTGTGTAATTACATGATTATCAGTTATGTATAGATGGTCTGGATGGTCAACTTGAATACATACTGCCTTTTTTTTGCCCAGATATGTAACCTTTACTATTTTGCGAGTAATATCACTTTTTTTTCTGCGTTTGCATCGTTTTAATTTTTCAGGATGACGAAATAAAACACTAGTATCATTGATTCTAATGTGGCATCTATAAGACTGAAATTGTTTTCCGTTACAAGTAGTGTGACGAAGCACAATCTTACATAATCCTCCTATAGATTGTATAAGCTGCTTGAAATCATTGGCCAAGTTTTCTGATGCAGTTGTTAGAGAACAGTGACCTCTCTTACTTATTGTGCCATCTGTATCCATCAATCCCTGTATAAGTGCCACTCTTACATTATATGAATTGTATAGATACGATTTTGGAATAAACTTCTTATGAGAATTACAGCCCAACAATGCTAATCCGTCTAACTTATCTGCATAAATGTTGCGTTGTCCATTACAACGTAAATCATAATCTTTTACTGAATTAGCCTGTAGTTTGAGGAAGAATCCTGGCTCCAATTCAGCTTCAAAGTTTTTCAGCACTGCGTTATTGGTATTGGTAAAAGTGATGTTTCTTCTGGTTATTCCGCCATCACCCAATAGTAGTCCTAACAAATATGGAGATATTGGAATGTGTTGCGAGTGATAACATGTATAATCTGGTAACGGTACTTGCCACTTGGGTCTATCGCTGTAAAACAAATCATCCATGAAATCTGACAGTTGCAGGACTTCATATTCATGTCGTTGTTGTGCCTTAACCTTCCACAAGTGTTCGTTACATGACCGCACCACATCGCCATTATCAAACTCAATTTCATATATTGGTTTGACTCCCTGTGGAAAAATCCTTGTCACTTGCGCGCTGCTACTATCTGGTGTGCATACTACATCACCGGCTTTAATATCCCCAATGCGTTTAGGCCCATTGGGTGTATGGATAATAGAATCTATGTCTTGGCATTTACCACACTTGGGGTCTCCCGCAATCGTTACTACGCTGCCGCCTGGAATACCTCCCCCAAGCACCAAGTCTAGTTTAGGGCTAACGTGTACGAGGTCGTGCTGTGCATCTTCCAGTTGTGCCCCGGTGATAAACGCCCCTGCTCCCAACTTCTTGATTAAGTCCTGACTAGTTTGTGGTCTCTTTGGTTTCTCTTTGCTCTCTTGTTTCTTCTTGGCCATGTTCAATCTCTCTCAATTTACCAAATAGTGATTGACCGCGCGGCTTTGAAGGTTTACGCGGTTCTGATGTTGTTGAAACTGTCTCCACAGCTTCCGCCAAAGCCTGTTTGTTTAGGGCGTCTATCTCCTTCTTCTTACGTTGTATAACTGGTTCGATGATGAACGTCGCACGGAACGACCGCATACGTTTGCAACGCTTGTCCTTGAGTGCCGCGACCACGGCTTCCGCCCCATACTTGTTGATGAGAGCATTGACCGGCTTCGATTGCTGCGAGAAGAATCGAGCCCACTTCTTGTCGGCCTTCCAAAACTCGGGAGGAAGGGTCTGCTTGTTTTGGTGTGCGATAAGGGCGCAGAGTTGTTCTATGCAGTATTGTGCTGCTGTGATATAGCGTGGACTACCATCGTCATTCGTGCCATACTGTGAGGGCCACCTACTTTTTTCAGTTTGATTTTTGCCCATAGTGTTCTACTACTTTGCAACACCAATCTAAGAAATTATCCTGATGTAGGTCTGACTTCATTGCGTTAATGTCTTTATGTACCCATTGTACATTGCCAGAAACATATCCTTGTGTGTTGTCTATTCTAGAATGGAAAATAGCTGTGTCCAACCGTAAGATAACTGGTAATTTGTCGGGGATATATCAAGGGCTCGCCCTTGCCGGTCAACAGCATCGTGCTGACCCCACCATCCCTAGCAAACCGACAACCAATCTCAAAGTTGCGCCAGTTTATCTCTGGCGAAGCGGGCGCGTTCTGCGCCGTCATTTTGGATACACAAAAAGGGCAGGCTGCATCACAAGCAGCCGTGCCCACAACAACGCTGAACGTCCCAATTTTCATGGTGTTACGCACTCCGTAACTAGATTCAACCGATTGATTGCTCCACAGGCTGGACAAACAATAGTAGGATGGTCTACCACTGGAATTCTTTTCTTGAACACATGCGGGCAGTTGCCACACCAGATAGTTAGTTTGGGGCCACAGAACATATTTAGGGTCCAACTCATGCTCATGCCCTCAAAACGTCGTGGCTCAACTACTGTTGGCATTAGTCTTCCTCTTCTACAACTGCGATAATCGCGGTAAACATGACAAGGTGTACGTCCTCGCCATCAATGTGCAACTTCGTTGTTGAGTAGGGCTGGAAGATAACCACGTCGCCTTTCTTGACTGGAATTACGTAGTGTTCGGGATGAGGGTGGCCGTGTTTCAGCCCAGGCCCCACTTCCAAAACTCTTCCCTTCTTCAACTTATCCGCCACCTTATCCGGCAGATAGATTCCACCCTTGCTCTTTACCTCTTTGATGGGCTCGATTACGACCCACTCTCCTATTGGATTCAGTTTTATTACTCTATCTCTCCTATGTTATCAAAAACAACTGGAATGAGAAGCCGCATTTCCTTGAGCAGCGGTTTCATTACCTCTCGAATCTGCGGGTGGGCGGCGTGTGCTGTGCGTAGGTTGAATACGTGCCGCCACTCCCGCAAGTTGTATGTCGCCACGATTTCAGTCTTGAGACTGTTGGGTAAGACGCTACGAGCCTCTTGTGCTGCCCACTTGAAATGTTTGCGAAGGGTATGATACCAATGCTCAGCATCTAGCATTGCGATTATCCAAGCTGCGCCTGGGGTATTGGCATCGGCGTGAACACCCCCGCCCTCATAGGTTCCTGGGGCTATATCCAGCCACAGCGGCTTGATGAACTTGATATGCTCACCACCGTAGTCACAATAGCGGGTAGACTCCTGTGAGTACGCTGCCAACCTGTGTCGCACAAGTTCGTGACTTATGCCTCGGTCAATAACAAAGCGAACGCTCACACTCTCATGCTCAAGAACACTATGGTGTCCTCGCGCAATAATCTTCCGCACAAATTCACGGGCGGAATCGTTGGTGATTGCTGCCTCACTCTTGTAACAGGTACGACCGGCTGCTTCAATGCGTTTGAGCATGTCCACGCCGGTCATTCCCTGCTTATGCAACGGAGTCAGAATCTCACAGCTAGGTAGTACGACTTCCATGCTTTGCCTTCCACTTCTTATCTAGGGCTGCTAGTTTAGCGTCAAGGTCTGCCTTAGCCCGTTTCTTTTCGTTCCATTGGTGCCCACAAGTTAGACAATAGTAGTCGTTAAGGCGTCGAATGTCACCCCGACGATGGGTGCGCCTTTTATTACAGCGAGGACACCTGGGATGAAATCTAGGAGTAGGTGGCATCATTAGTAGATTCCCTTCGGCTTCGCCGTTTCCTTCGCATTGTCCCACAGCATTCTCGGGCCAATCACGAAGTCGTTAACACGTTCCTTCTCCCACTGGAAGAGACTACGAATATCGTCGGTTTCATCGTCATAAAGTAGGAACCAGGGCTGGGCTACCGCAGCATCGCCATCGCGGGCAGCGACCGCCAGTGAACCAGCGGGACCAAACGACAATATGCCTTGGTTGTACAGGCTTTTGCCGGGTGGCAGTCGTAGTTTACGCTGCAACTCTTCACCCTCCAACACGTAGATTTGGTTGGGTGTCTGGGTTGCTGCCCACTTCAAGCTGGCTGGGTCTGCGGCCACGCCGCCCACACCAGGAAGGACACGGCTTTCGCCACGAAAGATGCCGGTGTCGTCGCCCCAGACTCCATGCTTGTCACTGGTTACAGCAACCGACATGTTCTGGGCCGTCCACTTCTGTCCTTCAAACCGTTCGTAAACCTTTGGCTTGATTCCGCCTATGGATGTAGCGACGATAACATCACCGATATTATCAGCCACCAATATGCTGTCACTGCCACCGCCAATACCAACGTCAACCGGATGTACCAGCGTAGTTTGCTTTTCCAAGAGGACATTTTGTTTACCTGCCTCGTTTATGCGGATTATTTTCCCGCCGTTACGGGGCAAGGCAACTACGAGTCCGTTGTCACGGTGCAACGCAATGCCGGTGGGCGCACTTGATACGCTAATCCACCCCAAAATCCTACCATGTTCATTCACTTGGTAGACCTTGCCGGTCTCACCACTATCGCTGTCGCCAGTCGCAACGTACAAGACAAACGCTGGCGTTTGCTCTTTGTTGCCGGGTGGCTGTGCGCCAAGCTGGGGCTGCGTACCAGGGCCAGGAGTAGGTCCAATGCCTAAACCGTTGGGGCCAGGGCCGGTAGCTGGAGTTCCAGGGCCACCAGGACCGGGACCGCCTGGACCTGGGGCAGCGCCTTTCGCGGCGGGACCATCGACTGGTGCGCCGGGAGTATTACCTTCGCCAGGGGGAGGACCAGGGCCAGCACCAGGACCGAGACCTAGCACATCGCCAGGAGGGCCTTCTTCTGGAGCCGTTGGCCCTGATTCCTCGCCCTTGCCAGGACCGGGGGCAGACCCGATTGCCTTACCCCCGGCCTCGGCCTTCTCACCATCACCGCACTCACACCCTTCACCGACAGAGGCATCAGGACCGGGACTTGAAGAACCTTCAATGACGATATGTCTGCCCGGCCCCAATACCTTTGTTCCATCTGGACGTGTCACAGTTGTGGGTGTCCCATTACGAAGGACGATTGTATGGTTGTCTTTTTGAATGACAGTCGTAGTACCATCGCGTAGAATGATTCCACTGCCATCGGTTCCTCTGGGTATGATAGTGGTGTCTTCTTGTTCACTATATGTGTGAATCAATCGCTTTGGAATGACAGTTACATCATTCGGCTTGACATACCTGTTCCACTTAACTGAATTTGGTTCATTCAGTATGTATCGCTTCGTTTTCATGTCTAGGCTTAACGGATAGACATATTGTGAATACCCATCTTCCCAGATAGCCCCAGACACAGGCTTGAAGAGTGGTCTACGATGCCCGTCACCATCTAAGTAGAGGCCAGCGAAACGCTGACGCACGATGGCATCCCAATCGCCCTCAAAGATGAGCATATCGCCCTTGTATCCGTACAGACTACCAACTTTTTCACCCCTCACATTGGTGATTTTGAAGTTGTAGGCTTTCTGGGGGGTCTTGGTGACGTGAATTGTAAGTTGCTTACCCATTTGGGTGACGCGGGCCACGTCCCAATCCGCCGCCAACGCGGCAGATACCAACAAAAGGACCGCGATTGCGGCCAAAAGTGCCTTTTTCATGGTATTTCCTCGGCTAGGTATGTGTAAACGCTACTGTAATATAGCGTGTCGGCGGGGTTTGTCAAGGTTGAATCGGGGGATTTTGAAAGAACCAAGGAGGTTCGGCTTCGTCCACCGGAATGATGGCATCCCGCTCCATAAGTAGCTCAGGAGTTTTGTACCATCGCTTGAGTATTGAATCCCCTATTTGAACTCCAGCCACTAAGTAGTGTTTGTTCTTAGAGCCCACTGCACAGTCACGCCGAATTCCCCGCGCGAAGTAGTAGCCTGGGGCATCGGGCGGCAAGGGCACAATATGCGACCTAAACCGCAGTTCCATTCCTACTATTCCTAAACCACTCTCCCCAAGATAATGACCGAGGCGTATCCAAGCGCTAGGCTCGTCCACGCCCGGTCTTTCATCGTCCTGGTATACCTTTGTGCCGTCCGACAAAGTGGCTATCCAGATGGCCTTTTCCTCTAAGAAGTCATCTGGTTTTGTACATAGGTTATTGGACGGGTTTATCTGGGTCCATGACATGGAGTCGGTCCTTGTTGCCTTTGATGTAGTTGGTGCGAGACATGCGCTTCTCACGATTGGCGTCAGCCATTTCGCTTGCGCCCGGCGTCATCATCACGGCTCGCTTCTTGTCGTCGCGAGCAAACATCTTGCCGGTTCTATCTCTCTTGACCTTCTGCAACTTCTCTTTCCGGTCCTCGATGCTATCATCGGGGTCTGGAAGTGGCGGCAGTTCCTCAATGAACGCCTGGACTGTTTTCTCGCCAACACCCTTGGCGTTCATTTCCTTGGCGATTTCTTCCGCCGACATGGTGAGATAGTGATTCTCGATGAAAAACTTCTCTGGTTCGCTAAGTTCTCTCTTAGACATTTCTTACCTCTCTTTCCGCGTTAAGCAGATATGCCTTGTTTCTTGAACGCAGGAAGTTCAAGTAGTATTTGAAGCACAACTCGGTCACTCTACGATATTTCCAGGCAGACTGTCCTGCATGTCTAGCATACTTGTGGTTTTGGCCTTCTGTGTATATGCCCCACGGGTCATAGAGTTCGCCCTTGGTACTCATCTTGATGTAGTAGGCGACCACTCTTTCTCGGGGCTTTGGCTTGATTCTGACCTCTCGGCTGCGAGGAGGCTGTTGCTCATGGATGATGCGCTTCATAGCAATACAGTCGGGGTTGTCTACCAACTGTTTGATTTTAGGATTGCTGTCCTTGATTTTTACGGGAACAGTGATATTGGCCATGTTTCCCTGTTCATTACGTAGGCCACCAGCCGCGTAACCGATTTCTTCGGTGTCGGACTCTGGCACAACAAATCCAGGCGCTTGTGGGGCATCGCCATCTTTGGGGCGGTGAATAGCGTTGAGCGCTTCTTCTCTCTTACTCATAAGGTTCATCTCCCTTGACTGTTTTCAGTAGTATCTTTTGCACAAGCGTACCATCTTCCAGAGTCTCCATTTCTAACTCTTGGTTGACGATGGATGTGCAGTCGGTTTGCCCTAGATGGAACTTGCCCTGTAACTCGGTGATGTAAGACTTGTCTCCGCAGTGGGGACACTCGGCCACAACCTCAGATTTGATTTTCATTTCTGGGCGTGTAATCCAGAGTTCAGCTAGCGGGGCGTTGCAGTTGGAGCAATACACGAAAACATCACCGCCGTCATACACATAGATAGACTCGGCATCTACTTGGTCGGCTAGTCGCTGCTGGTCGGTGTCTCGGTGGACGATGATTCGTCGCTTTTTTGGTCTTCCTGTGTCCATGCTTTTTCAATCGCTTTCAGCCTCTTCTTCAAGTCGGCAATGCACTCTTCTTCTGTCTCTCCCACAACCTTCAAAATGAACCTATCGTGATGCACGGCTCTTGGATGCCATGTTCCATCTGGGTTCTGTTTGTTCACGACAGCGTTGAGAACCACGACAGCTTGGTGTGGTATTTGTCCTTCGCTAGCCATCTTTGTCTCCTGTTTCCATGTAGTTCTTCTGTTGCTCTTGGTCCATCTGGGCAACCTTTTCGGTGGGTTCGGTCTGTCCTGGCCATTCCTTCTTTTCCGGCTTCTCCCTCTCATCACGCCTCATGCCGCCTGGGAGTTCGTGTTTGACCTGTTTGGCGGTCCTTTGTTGCCGTGCAAGTTCCTGCATTTCATCCTTCGACATGCGGGATGCGTTCTTGTCTGCCAACGCCCCTAAAGTGGTCGTCCCACCACTGACTTGAATCAGCATAGGAGCCCCAATCACGCGATGCCATGTTTCACTGCCACATTCAGGGCATTTCTCGGTCGGCTCAGCGTGAATCGACTGAAATTCTTCCTCTTCGTGCTTACAATCGTCACAACTATACTGATAAATAGGCATTCACCATCTCCTTTTTTCTATCAAGGAACACATGTGAACCTTGATACATATACTGCAAACATTTTCTGACCTGAATATTTCCATGTATACACAATACATAGGCATTAGATGGCTTTTGTAATTTTACAGATGTTCCAAGGGCGTTTTGTATGGTATCTAACACCATATATGTACCAACAAATTGCAATTTGGCATTTTTGGTTTTAGGGTTGAGATAGAATGAACCATCGCCATCAAAATAACCCCTAATAACATGCCGTATTAAATCTAGCGACACATTGGGAAATGTCAACACAAGACTTTTGCGTGGAACACATCCCAATTTAATCAAATCATCACACATCTTAGTAGAATAGTGAGTGCTAGATACTGTATTGTGAATATGAGATAAATTGATTTTTACTATCGAATCTATTGCGGAATGCCATTTGACTATATGGTTATAATCTTTTTTGTGTAATCGAATTTGTACCTTTGGACTTTGGCTAATAGACACACAACCATCGGCCATAATAAACCCTAACCAGTATGCTTTGAATTCGCTGTCTATATCTGCAAAGAAATCGTGATTGAATTTCAACCTTTGTGATTGGATGCCGTGATTTTTTAACTTACGATGTATAGTATTTCTACTAACGCAAAATTTGGATGCAATACTGGTGATAGTATACCCTTGTTGTATCAATGTGACCACTTTTTGTATATCAATATCAATCATAATAATACTCCTACGCACAATTTGGCTATTATATTATACACCAAAATGTGCATAGATAACTATTTATAATTGCGCCTTTTACCCATAAAAAACTGGTCCGTACACTATTATACAGACCAGTTTGCGTGAAAATCAAGTCAATTTTCGGTCACTTATGATATAAGCGACGTAGGTTTCCCATTCGGGTGGAATCTCCATCTGATTCAAACCCAATACGATTTCCTGGTACGACGGCTGCTTGGGCCGCTTGTAGAACACCGTTCGTCCATTCACTTCCTTGCGAAGTTGCATATCCGCCTGTTCGGGGGTTCGGTTATCCTTCACACGGTTGCATTTGACGCAAGCACAAACGATGTTTTTCCAGTTGGTCGGGGTGTCTTGACCCTGCCCCTGCCACATTGAACGAGGTACAACGTGGTCGATGGTCAAATTAGCGCGAGTGGGCTTCTTGCCACAGTATTGACAAGTATGGTTGTCTCTACGGTAGACGTTGACCTTGCTGAACATAATCTTACGGAAGGCCCGAGAAACGTGGTTGCGGTTGGCAATCACAGCAGGAATGGGCCATTCGTTGCCACGACCGTCACGGGCCGAGAAGTCGTAGTATTCAACCACTTCGGCTGGTCGCAAGTAGCCTTGGCCGTTGCAGTACGCACAGTTTGATATGTGGGCAGCAACACGAATAATCCCAGTACCTTCGCAGTGTTCACATTTCGTGTTATAAAGAGTCTTCTTAAAACCCTTCTTCCACGATACCGTGTTCAAAGGTATTCGGTCATCGTTCAAAACCAGTGTTTTGGTTCCTATTGGTACTGGCATGTAACTGTCCTTTCACTACAAGCATTTGGACCATCCACAGGCAAGGCACTTTTTGCAGCCTTCCTCACGTATCAGGGGTTCCGCCCCACATGTTTCACATGGTTCTCCCACATCCTCAGTCCCGTCTGGTATGTACTTCTTGAGAGTACGGGCCATAGCTCTGGCAAAGCTATTCATTTCTGTGTTCTCTCCTACTTTCTCCAACTGCTTCACAACAAAGTACATTTCTGCGCCATGTCGTAGTGCCGTGGAGGTCAATCGTGTAATCACTTCTTCCTGCGTGTTCATCATCGCCGTAATCGGTGAAAACTCCACGTCAGTACCTTCAAAAGAGACAGTATAGAAGTTCTTACGACGGCGTACAATAGTTCCACGTTTGACATTGCTGTTGATGTGTCCATTTCTGAGGGCAAATACCTCGTATGGGTCGCCCCCGTACAGCCCAACCAAGACGAGATAAGGCTCATGTTTGACTTTAACGTGATAGACTTCACAAGGGAGTTCCCGAGGGCGCTTCGGGGCCACTGTATGTATTATACCCCCTGATTTCGATTTGTCAAGCGACTTAATTACATTTTCTCTAGCCCCATCCCGATAGACAGTAATCCCCTTGCAACCAGCTTTCCACGCAGCGAGGTAGATGTTACCCACCTGGGTAGGGGTGGCGTTGGAGGGGAGATTGACAGTAGAGGAAATGGAATGGTCGATATGACGCTGCATCAGCGCTTGCATGGCGATGCGTTGTTTCCAGGGAACGTCATGCGCCTCATGTCCAGCCCACGGTGACTTGCTGAAATCTTTCTCGCCGGTCACGTCCCTCCATATACGAGCGGTCGGATGGATAGATTCAAACTCCATCCAATGGTCACCACTATCATCTACAAAGTCTGTTCGGAAACCTTCGTCGCCAGGATTCCCCTTCTTTCTTCGCATGAATTGTATCGCCATAATCGGCTCACCCGCTGCGCTGCATCGAGCCTCAATCGCGCAGGAACCAGTGGGTGATTGGGTGAGGTTAGCAATGTTGCGTCGTCCGTAGCGCCCCATGCGGTTGTATATGGCCTCGCCTTTAATCACACGACCATCTTCAAGGTCAACTTCCTCTTCCTTAAAGCGGAGCAGGAATGGGTGGTCCTTTTCTTTGGCCCACTGCCACACAGGAAATGCCCCAAGGTCTTTTGCCATCTCTGTTGATGACCAGTATGAGGCGAACTTGAGTGTCCGATACGCTCGTTCTGTGAAGGTCAACGCCTCTCTACTATTGAAACCTATGCCCAGAGCGGCAAGCGTGTCGGCTAGACCTACTAAGCCCAAGCCTGTTCGTCGCCCATTGTAACACATGGCCTCAATGTGTTCCCAAAGTTCAAGTTCTGCTCGCTTGATATGGTCAGGCTCAGGGTCATCTTTGATTTTCTGAATAATGCGTCGGATGCACTCCAACTCCAAATCAATGATGTCGTCTAACAATCGTTGTGCCAAAATGGCATCGTCGTAGAATGCAGCCCAATCGAATCTCGCATTGTCTGTGAAAGGGTCAATAATGTAGGAGAGCAGACGCAGTATCAACAGCCGACAAGAATCGCCAGCCGGAAGCGGTAGTTCGCTACATGGGTTCGTTGCTACCGTTTTGAATTCATCCTCACAATAGCAGTCAGCGGGACTCTCTCGAATGACGGTATCCCAAAACAAAAGCCCCGGCTCCGCGTGTGCATGTGCGTTATTGATAATGTCTTTCCAAACAACGCGGGCCGGGACTCTGTTCTTAATCACAGGTTGGTTGCCCTCGACGGGCCACTGTTGGGTGTAATCCTTGTTGTTGACGACCGCTTTCATAAATTGGTCCGTCAGACGAACAGATAGATTTGCTCCCGTAACCTGTGTTTTGTCTGTTTTGCAGCGAGCAAAGTCCACTACGTCGGGATGATTGACGTGTAGCGACAACATGAGTGCGCCACGTCTTCCATCCTGTCCGACCTCTCGTATGCTATGAGAGAATCGACCGGCGAAGCATACTGGACCTGTGCTGGTGCGCGAGGAGTTGCGAGTTGGAGCCGTATTGGGTCTCAACTCTGAAATATCTGTGCCGCAGCCGCCTCTTCGCTTACTGATTTGCGTGATTTGCTGGTCAGTATAGTGGATGCCTCCGTAACTATCCAAAGGCGGGTCTATGGCGTAGCAATTCGATAGCGTGACGAACTGTTGAGTGTTTCCAATACCATACATACACCCGCCCTGTGGAATGATGCGCTTGAAGCCATCAAGTAAGTCGAAGATTTGGTCTTCGGTCAGGGCGTTATCACCATATTTCTTACGTTCGACGCGAGCAAATTCCTTTGCCATGCGTCGGTGCATATCGGTCGGTGTGAGTTCTAGGATTCGTTTCTTTTCGTCGCGTAGGGCATATTTGTCTACCCAAACTTGTGCCGCTAGGTCATTGCCGTCGAAGTATTTAATGGAGGCATCAAGAGCTTTTTTGTAGCTGTGAGCCATCTGTCTTTTTCTTCCGTTGCAAAGTCTTTTTCTTCGTGTTGTTTTTCTTTCTGCGCCTTCGCAGCGGTGGCAATGAATTCTTGAAGAACCAACCAGCTAGCGATGAAGGCTTGTGAGTTTTGTAGCGCTTCCTACGCCCTGTTGGGTTACCCGCGCCATCCCTTTCGCAAATGTCCAGTTCATACATCGGGATGAAGATTTCCTCTTCTTCCGGTGCTTCTTGCTCAACGTCGAGTTTGAGTTCTTCGGTCATTTCCTGTGTTCCCGTATGGTTAGTTGGTGTGACATAAGCCACGCAAGCACTTCAAAGTTCAGCTTGCGAGTCTCGTTCTCTGTCATTGATGCCTTATCTACGTCGTGTATGACTTCCACGATTCCCACTTGCCACAACTTGCTCAGACATGGCACACATGGTTTGATGGTAACGTAAGCAATGCCACCTTCTGGGCGGTGTTCACAGTTGAGAATAGCATTCTCTTCGCCGTGAATCATAAACGGATATTTCTCGTCGCGCATATTGGGCAACATCGAGTCATCAATAGCGCGGGGAAAACTGTTGTATCCGATACCCAAAATTTGATGGTTTGGATTGGTGATAACGCAGCCACACTGCGTTTGTGCGTCCATACTACGCTTCTTTACGACGTGTGCTATTTCCATCATCACGTCGTCCCAAGATGGGCGCTCAACTGGCTGAATCTTCCCCCCATCTTTCCATTTCTGGATGTGATTCAGCACTCTCAGACTTGGCTTCTGCAATAACTCTTTCCAATTCATCTGTTTCCTTCCTTACGTTCTTTTCCACGCATCTGCAAAATACCACCTTGTCTCCTGTGACTGGGTGATTGAAGGTTTGATAACCTTTGCCATAGCAGTGCTTGCAATTTTCCTTGGCATAAAAAACAATCAGTTGAGGGTCATTACGTAAGTCCCTCAACCGATTTGCGTACTCTTTGCTCATTTTCTCGTCCTCTTTCTTATCCAGACTACTCTTCTTCGTCGTCGTCCAGTCCCTCAATCTCAATCTCTGGATGCTCCGCTGCCTCTTCCAGAGAGTCGATAACTTCATCCACCCTGCGCTGTTGCAGGTTGGTTTCAATGGCCTCGTCGGTCTCTGGAGCCTCCGCTATTTCTGGCTCTTGCTGTTCATCGTCGTCGTCGTCAAACACAAGGGGATTCTTGTGGAGTTCAAGCAAGTCTCTTTGGACGCCCTTCACCACACGCTTGTCTTTGAAGTACAGATTGGCATATCCATCGGCACATATCCCTACTTTGTCTACCCGATGTAGTTCTCCAAAGCCGAAAAACTGGTTGCGAACTATGCCGTCTGGACAGTCTACGTCCAGATACATATTCGCCATGAATCTTACTCTTCCATTGCTCATTTTGGTCTCCCTTTACCGCAGCCTCCACAGCCAGCTTTTGCTGGGGGAGCGCCCGGCGGTTGCATAGTTTCTACGAGGTCTTTACTTAGATTGTGAACAACCCCGCGTATATGTCCTACGTTGTCGGGGAATTCAATGTCAACGGTTGTTGCTGATGGGGTGATGGCTTTGACAGGATAGCTTTGGCCGAATTCAATATGATATTGATTCTCGCGAGTGCGCATCTTGCCCTTGTCTAGGTATGTCTCAATGGTAAACAGGACAAACTGTTGAACAAACCGAACATTCATTGTCGAACCGCCAAGTAGTTGTTGGTGTGCCTGTGTTTGGTATAGTCTGTCAACGGTGGACCAAACTTGCCTCCCTTATGCATCATACCAAGTTCAAAGCCATGCTCCTCAAGCAACTGTTGAATCATTTCCCATGTGTATCCGCTGTCCTCTGAGGTATATCCGTACTCAAACTGAATCACGTCGATGTTGCGTTTGAGAAGCTGAAAGGTAGCCCCCTGCATTACTGGGTATTCATATCCCTCTACATCAATCTTCAAGAAATGTATGTGGTTAATGTTGTTGTTAATGCAGTAGGCGTCAATAGTAGTCATTGGAACTTCGACTGTTCCATTCTTGACTATTTTGGGGGCGGTCTTCTGTCGTGGATTGAGGCAGCTTGTGCCAAAGAAACGCTTCTTAGTTCCCAGGATATACAAGGTGCGCTTTCCTGGTACGTCTAAGACACCCACGTTGTTGGTGGTAACATTGACCTTTGCAGCGAACGTCTTCTCCAACTGTGGATAGGTGTGAGGAGAAGGCTCGAACGCATGTACGGTCACCGCTGGAAAATTTTGTGTGACCTTAGCCGACCATTCACCGATACAAGCCCCGACATCAAACACAGTTTGACCGGGGCGAATGTACTTCTCAATGGCCATGACTTCAAACGGGTCGTTCATCACAACTCCCTCAGTAGCCGCCGCGAGAGTCGAACTCGCACGCCTCGAAGGCACCACTTTTTGAGAGTGGCGTGTATACCATTTCACCAGACGGCCATGTTTGGTGTATAATAAAGGTAGACAAGTTCATTGAACCACACCAAGGAGTCTACCCCATGTCTCGCAAACGAAATTGGACTGACCAACAACTACGCCAAGCGGTTGGTGTATCACATTCTGTTGCACAAGTTCTATCTGCTTTGGGCTTACAAGCCAACGGCGGAAACTACAAGTCGTTCTATCATCATTGTAATAGACTGGGCCTTGACTATAATCACTTTACAGGACAAGGACATTTGAAGGGCCGAACTCACCATTGGAAACCTCGCATTCCGTTACAGGAGGTTATGGTTGCCGACTCTTCATATCGCAATTTAACCAGTCTCAAAAAACGAATAGTTGAAAGCGGTTTGATAGATTACGTGTGTTCTGAATGTGGACAGGAACCGATATGGAATAACAAGCCTCTGGTGTTAATACTAGACCACATCAATGGCATCAACAACGACCATCGACTTGAAAACCTGCGATTTCTATGTCCAAATTGTAATGCTCAACAACCAACTTTTGCTGGTCGCAACAAAGGCAAAGCATCCCCACGGGGAATCGAACCCCGGTCACTAGTCTGAGAAACTAGTATCCTAGCCGCTAGAAGATGGGGACGTAAAAAAAGCGGCAGTATGCTTCAACCATGTGGGAAGCGCGCGAACTAACCAACTGCCGCTTTACGGTGCTTTTCGGTTCACTCGCCTAAACGAGCCGGAAAAGCCACTGTCAAAACTGGTTAGTCCCAGAGTAGCGATGGAGGAAATCGAATCCTCTTGGTGTCCGTATGAAAGACACTGAGTTACCAAACACACATCGCTATGGTCGCGCGACAGGTTTCGACGCTGTATCGCCGGTCTAATCAGGACCAGAGTGTTGCCATTACACCACGCGCGCTTTTACAACACCGTCTTTAATCAGACGTTGCATATGAACGCTATTGCCTTTTGGGTAATCACAAGCAATACAACGATACCTCATGCCTCCACGTAGGGCTGGATGAAAATATCGGCATTGTGGTGGATGGCCACAAGGTAATAGTTTATCGTTCATAGAGTCCTCCATACGGAATCGAACTGTTTATACCTTTTTGGTGTATAATAAAATACGGCTCGATTCAAAGAGCCTCACCGGGGAATCGAACCCCGTTATCTCGGGTACAAACCGAAACTTAGACCCATCTAGCAAGGCAAAGTTATGTATCAATGTTTACACTGCGGCAAAGACACCAACAATCCTAAGTTTTGTTCAAGGTCATGTTCTGTTTCTTACAATAACAAAACCACAAAGCGAAAACATTCCCAACAACAATGTCCTAATTGTTCAAAATCAATTGAAAGCAGGGCCACCTATTGTTCTATGCAATGTTGTCACGAACATAAGCGCAAATTGCGTTTTCGAGAGATAGAAAAAGTTCAAGCAGTTAATGTGCGAGACCCAAGACGTTGGGCCAAACTTTATCTATTCCACATTTATGGAGACAGATGCCAAATTTGCGGCATTGAAACTTGGCAAAGCAAACCAATCATTAAAATCTTAGACCATATTGATGGCAATGCTGACAACTGGAAGCTGTCTAATCTTCGTTTGGTCTGCTCAAACTGTGACTCGCAACTGCCAACTTATAAGTCCAAAAATAGAGGCAACGGAAGACATCTCAGGCGTCAACGCTATGCCGAAGGCCAAAGTTACTAAAGCAAAACAAATACGGGATGCAAAATCTCCGAGAACGCATTCGCGGAGGGCCGCGTCCGTACCTCTATTATACACCGAAAATCGGTCTCGTCAACCTCACCAGTCACATTTTAACGTGAAAAGATAATTCAACAGGTGAGACTTGGCGAGGTCGCCGGGCTCCATCCGGTTGTCAGAACGGTTCGGCATGAGGTCGTAGCCGCAGCCCAGGTTAAACGAAGCTGCCACGGCGGTCGAACACACCGGGTACACGTCGTTTATTTCCTTGGGCCTGTCGTCAATCGCCTCGTCGGTCACATACCACAGTCGAGCCCCCAAAAGGTGGTGCTTTGCTAACCACCACAAGCGGGACCAACCGTAGGGAAGGCCAGTCATTTTTCTCATGCAGTTGGTGACAGCCTTGGGGTTCAAGTGCATCGGCAGTTTGACTACCGAGTATGAATCCTCCAGGTGTACCAGCTTCAACACGTTGGTAGACGGCAAAGGACGATAAATGTCAATCTGTTCATCGTACTTCTCAACCTGTCTACTAAGGTTGCTGATGCGGCCTCCGCAACTTCCCTCACGAAATTCAATACACTCCAAAATGGGGGGTTCGTCGCTGCCGTTGTGCCACGATGCCATAGCGGCATGGCTGTAACGGCTTCCACTGAATCGTTGGATGAGGCCCGAAATTATTCCCGTTCCTCGAAAAATCATCACGTCGGCTTCTTGAATTAAGTCGCGACCGATTGTCTTGTATGGAAGCATAACAGGTTCTATCATAGCTAAGCCTCCCCATGATGTCTGCGGTCAATTCTATCCATAGTGTTACCCATGCGCTCCATCGTTTCAGCCAACTTTTCTTGAGTGTGCGAAATTGATTGCACAGCCTCCAAGATTTCTTTCTGGGTTGATACCCATGAACGTGGCACATACCAAATGGGTGTACCGTCAGCGTCGTATTTGTTGTGCATTTCGTGCATCTTTACACACAATAGTTCTATGTTCTGGAGCTTAACCTTTTCGGCCATAGTTTCAGGATTGGCTTTCTTCAAGATGAACTCTATGAGCCACTTGATAATTTCTACCAATCCCAACACGACAGCCACTACGGCCCCGATTTCAAAAATGCCCATAGTTTCCCTCTTAGTGAAAAAGGGGTCGGCCACCGGCTAAACCGATAACGCGACCCCAGATTGTACAATTCGTACCGCGAACGCTTAGCCAGTCTTCGCTTCGTACTCAAGAGATTCAGGCAACTTACCTGTCCAGAGTTCTACGAGTTGACCAGGAACCGCTCTTGTTGGAATGACTGGACCAGCCGCGTTGTCGTCACCAAATTGGTCTTCCGTTTCCTTTGGTACGTCATAGGTTGGTACGCCAGTGGCATAGTCCCACGAAAGGATATGCACAGTCCAACGGCTGTTAAGGAAGTGGATGCTTTGACGTTGGCCAAAGTCGCTGCCGCCGCTCTTGAGAACGCGCGTTGCAACTCCACCCGCGAGGGTCTCAGCCACTCTACGAATCATCCATTCTTCTGGATTCATACGTGCCCAGATGCCAGCAGTGATAACCTTCTGGTTGCCGAGTACAGCACTCTCAACTGGACGGGGTTGCTCTCTGCGGCCAGCGCCTAGAATCTGAGCGCCGGGGGCGTTGGTAACGGCATTGGCTGGTTGCCCAATAGATGGGGTAGTGTTTACGTTGCCGCCACCCAAAACGGTTCCACCATTGTTTCGTGGACCACCGCTTGTAACTGGTTGTGTAGACATTGCTTTTTCTTTCTTAATGGCTACAAAACGAGTTCCTTTATTGTTCCTACCACTTTTATCCTAAGTCCTTCTACAGTATTATACACCAACATCCACTTCTCGTAGCTCTTTCAGGGCTTTATTTATGATATATTGGATGCCCGGTGCGGTATAGCCGTACATGTCAGCTATTTCCTGCAAAGTGTGGTTGGATATGTAGCGGTCTCGCAGTATTTGGCGAGGCATTTCATCCAGGTATTCCAGCAGTTCTTCCACCAATATGGCATTCTGAACCGCAGAATCGTCAGCGGGTATGTCGCCACGTAAAGGCCCTGCTTGAATACGGTCGCCGTACTTAGCTCGCGCGGCGTTGTTGCATTCCCATTTGACAAATTTGAACAGAGAGGTAGTGAATTTTCGTTTGAAGCTGGGATTATGTGATTGAAGGGCTCGCCATAAGGCGTCTAGCCCGCATTGCTTGAGTTCATCGGAGGATAGGCTTGCCATATAATTGGTACATGCCGCGTGAATAATCTTCTGGTTATCTATGTTGTCTAGCGCTTCTTGAAACTCCTCATCTGTTATATGTCTCTTTCTACTCTTCCTCTTCTTCATAGTCTACCTTTAACATCTTGATAGTCTCGAACCCCTCATCGCCAAGCACGGCGTCCATGAGGCCCCATTCGACCGCCTCCCGCGCGGTCAAGTACACGTCGTCTTTGTATGCAATCTGCTTCTCAATCTCAGCCCGTATTTTCTCCTCAGTCCAGTTTTGAAACTTCTTGCCAGCCTTACACTTCTCCACGTATATGTCTATCATACGTGGATTCGCTACGTTCTTGTAGAAGTCCACCCCACTGAACACAGTCTTGACATTACCACTATCTCCATACTCACCATCGTGCATCATAAAATAGGAAGTGGGCATAATAACCCGGTACTTCGCCGCTTGGGGAATGATGCTCGACATAGAGCGGGCGTGGGCGTAAGACAAGGTGGACACGTTGGCCAGCTTCGGGTCGGCATTGCTATGCTCGATGGCGTCGTAGATGCCCATTGCATAGTCCCAAGAGCCACCACAAGTGATAAGGTGGACTAGGATGGGTTCTTTGCTGATGCTGTTGAGTATTTGTAGGTTGATAAGAAACTGTCGCGTGGTGTCCCAGTCAATCATCAGCGTTTCTTCGCTAGGCGAAATGAAGATTTCTCTCGTATCCAATATGAAGCCAAAGTTGTGGGCATCATAAATCATTTCAGAGCGTTGACTTATTGTGCGACGTTTTACAGTAGCGGGCATTATTCATTACCTCTTGGTATCGAATGTTGTTTTAACCTCTCTATCCATTGTAAAAAATCTTTATATGATTGTTTTCTTTTGGCAAAATTACATTGATGACAACACGGAACACAATTATCAATTTGATAGCCCAACGCATTATCTTTTCTATCAATGCCATTAACAATGATATTTCCATTCAATTTACCATTATTAGAACCTTTGGGAAAAATTGTTTGGGGTTGAATACCACAATAATGACAACAAGATTGAGTCAGACGCTTAAATTCTGACAGAGATAACTGAAATGATAAATGTCTATTTTGTGCCCCTCGTTGATAAGCATTGTAATACGCATTATATGCTGCAACTCCAACATCTTTGAGATTAGCTTCTCTCGCTCTATCTCTTTGTAAACAACCACAGCTTTGAGTATTGTTTCGTGTTAAAGAAGTGCCACGTACAATAACTTTATTTCCACAGTCGCATCGACATTTCCACATTGCATTTCTTTTTTGAACACCTATATATTCAATCACAATTAAGCGACCAAAAGTTTGTCCAAGTAAATTTTTTACAGACATATTACAACCTCTTGTTTGAATTAGATTGCATCATATATTATATTATACACCAAAAGAAGATTTATGATGCACCTTATTCAGAACTCAATACCTGACCTCCTACAAGCTGTTGTGCAGCCTCAAATACGCGAAGCTGTTCCATGAATTGGGGGTAGTCTGACTGCTTTTTGGCTGTAACGATACTGATATTGCCATTCGGCAGCACATAAATTCCCCAGTAGTCGGCAGTACGAGATAAGTCCTTACATGCTTCCAAGGCCCTGGACACTACGTCAGCATCAAAGACGATGAGTTTGTTGACGTAGTGCTTTTGGTCGGAGTCAATAAGGATTTCTTCTATGTGCTTGCGCACTGTCGCAACATCAAAAAGTCCTGAGCGTGGAAATCCTATTCTCATACGATACCGGGTAAACACTTCAAGTGTTTCTACCCCAGGCACCGTATCTATAAGCCGCTCTGTCTCTTCCGTTATGTCAAAGTTGGTATGTAGTACCCAAAAGTCGAAGCGATTGGATGCCTTGTTGTGTTCGTTTAGCATTAGGAAACCGAAGGGCGTGTGAACCATAGGCCCCCCAGTTTTGATGTAATCGTCGTCGTTATCGTGGAAGGGTAGCTTGTCGTATTGATTTATCTCTTCGGGGCTTATTGGGTCGTGCCACGGCTCCCATACAAATTGCTTTCTCATTGGTCAAAAACCTCACTAGGTTTGATGTATGAGGTACGGGCTTCTTTCATTTGTTGTCTAGTGTGAGCGCAATGTGTCAGCACATGCTGTGTTAACGCTCTGCGGTCATGTTCCATGCCAAATCGACGCACGGCGTCGGTGACGTGTAAATCTAAGGCACCGGCAGAAACAGCCGCCAACAACCCACCCATTACATCAGTGACAACGTGTGGAGATTCATTGACGGGCCAATCCACTTCTACATGAACATCATTTCTCTCATCCACACTGAAAGTAACACTGTATGGATAGCTTGAGCTAGAATGCAAGTGTTTCTCTAAACACCCTGAAATGCTCTTTTCTAATTCGCTTTTGAGCGAGTCGAAGTTCTTCATAGCTAAACCATTGAATGCCTTTTCTCAGTCTCACAGTTTGTGGTATGGTGGCCTTGAAGACCAGCACGATTTCACGCCCTTCCGGCAGGGACATATCATAAAATCGCACCGGCCCAATAGTTATCCAGTTAAGGTCAGCCATGATATACCGACCGGCCAACTCGACGCAGGCCCCATACGCGGTTGTCTCGTTATCTATGTATCGTTCTGGAAGGCCCAATATATTCTCTTCCTCGATGAATGCAAACCGCATTTTTTCCTGGTCGAGGGGGTCCACCGACATAATCATCAGATTAACGGCTACTTGAAATGTTTCCATACCAATTCCCTAAGTTTCTTGGGGGATATGTCATCAATACGCACGAATGCTCTTGGTAGTATTACGTCACGTTGGAATAGTAGGATAGTGGCATTGCCGTCGCCGCCCTTCTCTATCGTGCGAAGAGGAGGGGTCTCATCTACAAACCTGCGGAGTTCTTCCACAGGTGTGAGCCAGACCGAATCCTGTAGTACATGACACCAAAAATCAGCCCGAGTGATGCTAAGACCACTTGGCCGATTGCTTTTGGGGTTCCATGTTTCTATTGCAATGTTACCCGAACGGGTTGCGTACAAGTCATATTTGACTTCCGTAGTGAATACCAGTGGCGCGGTGACGGTTTCAATATCATAGTATCGTCGCACGTCTTTGTCTTTGGGGTCAACCTTGTCGCAACCCCAACCACACGCTTTGTACAATTCAACTACTCTATCTTCCCCATTATCTCCGTTCGCTCTGTCACGTACAAATTTGCTCATTGACTGCAACCCGTATTTTTTCGAGTCCATTTTTGATGCAATGATGCACAGCTTGACGGCTGATACCCAGTTGGGCAGCAATGTCCGTTTGAGACACGCCTTCAAGGTAATGCCACTCCAAACACTGGCGCTGATGGTCTGTCAATGTGCTGACATCCAAGCACTCACGGGCTTGTTCCATCACTTCACGCATACGCTCTTGTTCTTTGTGTCGAGCGTCTTCCGTGACTTCGTACAACTGCATTCGTCCGTCACCACGGTTTTGTAGGTTCAATGATATTGGTGGGTCTTTCGACTGCTGCTTGTTCCACGTAGCTATCCAACGGTGAATAGCCCATGAAGCACACTGCTTCAAGTATCCACGATGGTTGCCTCGCCCGTCCCAACGAGTCGTGCCCTCCATGAGACAGTGCATAACGTGAGCGATAGCGTCTTCGTCACGCAGCATGATGCGAGCAACAGGACCAGCGACCAACGTACCAATACATTGCTTAGCAATGCTTTCGTACTCTTCCAAACTCAGCATCTTTGCTTCAAGTTCGGGGCTAGTCTCCAAGTAGTTGTTTTCCCTCTTGTGAACATGAATGTCGTAGAGGTTAACCATAGCAATCTCCCAATCAATGTGTCTCCAAAAATAACAAACCACTGATTCGTCCAGGCTGGCTCAGTGGGAAGCCTTTATGGGAGCTATCGCCGCTGGCGTAGCTCAGTAGCCCATCAGGGTTCCGCCCCCCGTCTAACGGTTCCGAAGACCGTTGTGCTGTCTATCACACTCATGGGCCTTAATGCAACAGGTCAATCTTACCCTTGCCTAACACTTGTTTCAGGCTGGCAGTTTTACCTGGACGATAGAGCGCAGCCGGTTTGTTGTTGTCCAAATGTTCTCCTAAGCGTGGGGTGGGAACGGCAGTCTCGCACTGCTATCTGTGGCGTTTTCGTTTTCTCGAACCGCTCTCGCTACGCGGAACCTCACCCACCCAAGCAGGCCATCGAGGTTACGCTCCCCGTCTAAACGCTTAGAAGGCGCTTGTGCTGTCTATCACACTCATGGCCCGAATTACTCGAACCTGGGAAAAATGGTGTATAATATACTGAGGTTCCATTCTTTCAACAGTAGGAGATTACCGATGAAATGCCTAAATTGCCTCAAGGAAACACCAAATCCCAAGTTTTGTTCTCGTAGTTGCGCCGCTACCTACAACAATCGTAAACACCCAAAGCGCAAACCCGAGCATAAATGTACTATTTGTGGCGAACGCATAACCGCTGGTCGCTCACGATGCTCCCAACATCGTATTGGTCGTGACATGACCCTAGCGGAAGCAATCTACACCCAACATCATCGCAGCAGTGCCTTTGCGTTGGTACGTTCCAGAGCTAGAAAAGTTGCCCTGCAACTCGGTCGTACTACCTGTCAACACTGCGGTTACAATTTACATGTTGAAGTTTGTCATCGTAAACCTATTGCAGACTTTCCAGAGGACACATTATTGAGTGTTGTCAATCATCCTGACAATCTAATAGTTCTGTGTCCAAATCACCATTGGGAGTTTGACAACGGTTTATTACAACTGTAGTAGCCCTTGGGGGAATCGAACCCAACCCATCCAGGTTTCGTAGACCCGGTGCTAAATCCATTAGAAAGGCTATAGTAAATCAGAATGTTTTCGTAGAAAATGGCGACTAGGTTCGGAAAGACGGCGTATGTTGCACCAGCATTCTAGGCGGGGAATTGAACCCCGAACAATTCTTTTATAGAGAACATGTAGTCTTATCCAGGCATTCGCCAGTGGTACATCGAGGAGTCGAACCTACGCACAACTGCCTTATCAGGGCGGTTCGCACAACCGGCGCGCATGTACCATAGTACGCACAACAGGTTGCACGTACTGTATAATAAATAGTGCCTATCACAAGTTCTCGGCAAAATCCGCGAGTGACTGGAGGTTTAGTATAGCGACAGTATTTCATGTACTCCATCTGTGAACACGGTAGTGAACCGCTTCACCCGCTTTGTCCCTGTTGTTGGGCGCTACCCCTCGCAACAGCACGACACTAGAGTGACACCTGTTCTGGGGTTCTCTCAGTGTAGTTGCAAGCTACCCTTGAGTCACTCCACACAATCCTGCCACCCTCGGGCGGTAGCCGGTCTGTGTCCCTTTCGGGTTGGCGGTCTCGCCTTTCGGCTTGACCCGTAGACACTTCCAGTTGTCACACCCGCATTTTAGGGGTTACCCCCATTTCCCGAGACTTGTTTATCTATTGCATAAATAGTCTGTAATCCGGTACTTCTGATAAATACGGAAAATCCACTATTCCTTCCAGTAGTATTCCATGAAAGGCCATGACTCTTACGTTCCGGCTACTCGGGCATTTCGTGGCACCCATACCACTTATCACCCACGCTACACGTTCCGTTGCCTGGGGTGTAACCCAGCCGTCAGAAACACGCTCTCGCATATTGGTCGGCAAGCCGACCGCCGTTCGCCCCGGTTAGGCAGAACAGTTTGAAAACCCTGCGACAAAGGGTTTAGAGACAGCAGGGGGAATCGAACCCTCAAGTTACGGTGTTGCAGACCGCACGCCCGCCATGAGCATCACTGTCTTATTCTTTCAGGCAGCTTTGCTGCCCAGTACGGGTACTCGGAATTGCACCGAGACCAACAGCTTGGAAGGCTGTCGTGCTGCTATTACACCACACCCGCATATTGCCTACTTTCCAAGACCTAACACTGGATAAGGGTATTTCACCTTACCCAGGGTTTGCCCGAACATGCGTCGCTTATGTACCTTAGCGTAGAAAGTAAGAGTGGCTCCCTTCGGACTTGAACCGAAACCTAACGCCTTAAGAGGGCGCAATGCTACATTGACACCAGAGAGCCTTTGATTTTACATAAATGTTTTTTGTATACCTTTACCAATCCAGCGTGGACTTTACGATGACAGTTAGCACAAATAACTGCGCACTTTCTGATTTCATCAAACACCTTGGGGCTTTTGTTGCGTGTCATTCGAGACACGCTTTGTTCCTTTTTGGTACTGTCTAGGTGATGAAAGTCTAAACATACAGGCTCGTTCTCACCACATAAACAACAAGTATTATCTTGTTTGATGTCGTTGATTCGCTGCACAAACTTTTGCCGTTGTTTAGCAGCCCGAAGCGATGCTCTCTTGTCTTGTTTTTCCAAACGCTGATAAGAAGCGATAGCACCTTGCTTGGCACAAATTTTACAGTACGAATGTCGGCCATCTTTGGTCGAGGCATTTTTATAGAATTCCGTTAAGGGCTTGGTTGCCCCACATTTGCGGCATTGTTTTGATGTTGTCATAGTAGAATCTTCTTTCTACTATAATTATACACCAAAAATGTTAAAAGCCTCAACAAAATTCTAAGTGGACCCACTCGGAGTCGAACCGAGATACCTTGATTAAAAGTCAAGAATGTTAACCATTGACATTATAGGTCCGAGGCGGGTACAGGAGTCGAGCCTGTGGCTCAGGGTTATGAACCCTGCATGTTTACTACCTACACTAACCCGCTTCAAGTAGGTCGTCAGGGAGTCGAACCCCGCCCTTGAAACCTTATAAGAGTTTCTGGCACCACCGATGCCCACGACCCATACGCACACGCTAAACTCTACGTCCCAATGGATTACGAACGCAAAACCGTGTGCGTCGATGGCATTCGCCATCCAAAGAGTCCTGACTGGTTCGCCTTCTGTGTTTATCCCTTGCAGCAACCCATAGGTGTCGCTTCAACTGCAAGGCCCAGTATCTCTCACCGTACATCTCAGGGCTGTTGCCAACCACGTTCGTCAGCTTACACCCAGGCTTTCGAGGCCCCCATCGGAAGACTACGGACTGCCGTTTTCTGGACTCAGTGGAGCGACGGGGACTCGAACCCCGCCTCCGACCGTGCAAAGGTCAGGTCTAGCCCTCTAGCCACCCCTTTTTGCTCGTCGTACAAGGTATTATACACCGGGAATTCGGTTTGTCAACCAACTTTTTGAAGATTTTCATGGACAAACCAAGCATCCCAGCCAACTTCCCTCATCCAGGTGTATCCCTTATCCCTCAGAAAAGTGGTAATATCCTCCAAATACTTGCGGTCTCGCCCCTCATGGCAGTTGTGTTCCACGGTGATAATTCCAAACACCCAGGTCCAGTCGTAGGATTTCAGAATGTCTAGCTCCGAGCCCTCTGTGTCGATGGACAGGTAGTTAACGTAGGAAGGAGCGCCGTGTTCGGCCAGGAGGTCATGTAACGTGACGCACGGAATCTCCACTTCCCTCCCAAACTGCTGTCTTTCTTTCTGATACGGCTGGTCGAGGTCAACAAACTCTGAAATGGTGGAGCAAACACCACCAGAAAAATCAACCTCGGTGAACTTCACGGTTCCGTTGTGGGTCCACACAGCCCGCTTGTCCCTCTTGCATGTACGCCCGAACTTGTCGTATTGTTCGTCGTTTATCAACGGGTCCACGCAAATTCCTTGCCACCCCGCCTCGTCTAACAAAAACGAGTTGCTGAAATGCTCCGCATGGCTTGCGCCGACCTCCACATAGAAGCCCTCGTTCCCTACTTTCTCCAACACGAACTTGTCCTGTCCTAACTGACTAGGCATAACCCTTCTCCTTTAACCAAGGTCCAAAGGTGTCTTCAATCTGTTCTATCAACTTAGGGCTTAGAACTTCCTTGTAGTACCCAGGCACTCGCTTGGTGAAGTGTTGATGATGCAGCAAGTTCGTACTGTCATAGGTCGCGCTTGAATACTTGGAATGTTCCATGTCTTGCACAGCCCTCGCTATTGCCTGCGGTTCACACCACAAGCCCATAACTTCGGCAATACTTTCAATCAACGAAACAGGCTCTCCTATCAGAAGTCGATACTCAAACTCGAACGTAGACAGGGGCCTGTAGTATTCGTATCCCTCAACAGCGCTGTGTAATGCCCCTATTACATTGCTGGCGTTTACCCACTTCTTGAGCATGAGCGAGGCCGCAACGTCCCTCAAGTCGCGATAGCAAGTAAAAATGACCGAACCCTCTACCAACTTAGGGGTCTTGTCATGCACCTTGATTACAGCCGCCTCAAAGTTTGCGCGCCAATCTGCCTGGAAACTGGTGACGTATCCAACATGCACTGGGTCATAATGCTGCTCTGTCAACAGCCTCACGACGTTGTACAACCAAGTGCTGCCGCTTCGCGACATGCCAGCACATAGATACATTGGTTTCATAAGTACCCCGAGCAGGACTCGAACCTGCGGTCTTCGGATTAGGAATCCGCTGCGTTATCCTCTACGCCACCGGGGCGTTGGTTTTTCAGAAGTTCTTTCATCTGTCTGTCTGCTTCCAGAGACATAACAAGGTCTACCGCGCTCTGGTAGATTTCATCTCCATACGTCTTACGAAGTATGTCATGCAAAATTCCACCGGCCTTGCCGAGAAATTCGGCATGAGTCCACATACTGGTCCCGCCGTTGTTGTCGATAACATGCGTCTTAGTTACCGTCAGCGTTCCGTGTTTCGTGTGCCAAATCTGTGGTTTCATTTTGCAACATCCTGAGAATGTGGTTATACGTTGCTTCTAGTGTGAAGTATTCCGGCCACACTTCTCTCACCCTCTCTTGCTTGCGAGCAATGTCGGCGCTGGTATGACTCCTCAATATGTCAGGCAGCCTGTCAATATCATCTATGTGACATTGAACACTGAACTCGCACCAATTCAAAACGTCAGCGTAAGGAAGCCATAACACATCGTAGATGTAAACTGGTATAGCTCCGTAGGCCAGTGCCTCGCATATACGAAATGAAGTTCTTCCATATCCGCGTGGGCACAGCGCGAAAATACACTTGCCCATTCTGTGCAAGGGGTCATGCTTAGTATCTTTGATGGAGAAATCTGAGAGCCCCTTCAACGCCTCGTTCATGCGCCCCCGAACACCAGTCCGGTTGTTAGGAGGGTTTTTGATATGTCCAGCAAAGTAAGCAAATACATCTCGGTCTCCTTTAACCGGGACGGTAACGATGTTGTACGTCAGAGGAATCGGTATATCCCCTTTGCCACCAGCTCCAAAAACCAACAAGTTTTCTGGGGGCTCCTCATACAAACCATCATCGGCTTGTACTATAGTGAACGATGGTTCTGTGACCTGTTCGTTCATAAACTTTTGAAGTTCTCGACTGTACTCCTTGTTGGACCCAGGCCCAATGCCATACTTGCAGTACACATGTGTCCAAAAGATTGGTAAGTAGTGACGCCGAATGTTGTCGGGCGGATTGTTCAGCCATCGCTCGTAGAAATAGTCTTCTATCTTTGGACCCACCTTTGGGTATCCTCGACACATACGAGACAATTCACGAAATCTGCCCAATGTATCAATCATAGTAATCTCCTATAGCCGGGATTCTGTGGTAGCTACGCTACCGCTCAACATTTATCTTAGCACCTACCCGAGCATCATCGGCCTGTTCATCGCCTAGCTCTGTTTGGCTTGCACCCTCGGTAGTGCAGTCGGATGCTGGATGGCGTAACAAGAACATTTCTTTAGCAGCTTCTTCGTCGTACCCCCCTCCGAAACAATCGTCAAAAGAGTCTTCCAACATGTCAGCAAGTTTACATCTTGATAATGCCATCAGCATCCTCCTACCTTAAACAGTGGTGTCCTGAGCTTCCTGTAGGGCTACGCCCCACCGTTGAGCCAGAGATTATCTGCGTGGTTGTGCCTGTTGTCTGTACTGCCACTTCCACCATCGCGCTCTCGCATACGGTCTCCAAACTGGTGGCGCGTATGGATAGCGTGGTACTACCTGTGGTGGCACCGGCCCAGGCTGGTAGAGCCAGGGTCGAATCCACGGACGGTATGGGTATGGGGCCACGTATGGCTGCGCGTATGGCTGGCCGTAGTATGGTCCCGGCTGTGGGCCTTGCGGAGCCTGTGGCTCTTGTGCGTCAACAACGCCACATAGCCCAATGCAAAGCAGCACGGCTGCTACGATTGCTAGAATGTTTTTCATGGGTTCTTACTCCGTTCAAACTGTGTAATACAATCTTCTATTGTCGGTCCTATAAAGCTACGCACTTCTGCGCATTGATATGTGCCATCTGGTCGCCTAATAGGTTTAGGCAGATTGCGCCAGATGCGCAACATCATATCGTTTCCTTGGGTCGGTGGGTCGTAGAAGATTCCCCACGACCATCCTTTTGGTACTTGTATCTTGATACTCATAGTGTTCAGGGAGGGACTCGAACCCTCACGGCCTTGCGGCCACTAGGCCCTCAACCTAGCGCGTCTGCCAATTCCGCCACATGAACATTCACTTCGCTCTAACTAGATTGTCAATATCTCCATGTTTCCCAGGCAAAATGTAGATTACACCACGACGCCTACCAATAGCTTTGTCGTTATAATAGTGTGTGAAATTTTCTCCATAAATACCAACAACACTATCTCTGATATAGTGCCAATCTAAGCGACACTGCTTTTGTGCGCGAGGACATCTGTGTGCATCAAAGCCAAATCCACGGTATGGATTATGTATATCGTGTATTACTATAACTGAGTTGTCTTCTTTGTGCTTAGCAATCACATCTAGTTCATCTAACAAGGGCCAATCTGTTCGGTCGTGTGCGTCCAAGTAAAACAAAACAGGACGCTGGGTCTTCTCGTCAGACAAGATTTGCCCCAAAACAAATTGAGATGAGCCATGTTCAGCATTGATGTTTTTATGGCCAAGGTCGTTGAAAAACTTTTGGGCCTCACAAAAATATCCCCTGTGCTTTTCAATGGTACACACCACAGGAACCATCTTTGCTAAGGCAACTGCGGTATGTCCTTTATCAGTTCCAGTTTCAACAATAGTTTGAATATCGAACTGGCAAACTAGCTTTTCAATGCTGTATCCTATGTGTGTGTCATCTTCAAATGCCATTTTGCGGCCCTTCTTTGATTGTATAATTAGAGATTTTTGTACACGAAATAAACTCGCGAACTTGTTCTAGTGTGAGTTGGTAGTCTTTGTTGTCGAGTCTTATTGATGTATTGACGCAATGAGGACACCTACACTGACATGCTGAACACACCTCAAACTTCATGTTGGGAATAACGCACATTGCAATCTCCAATCAGTGGGCCATACTGGATTTGAACCAGCGACTTCCGCGATGTCAACGCGACACTCTAACCGGACTGAGTTAACGGCCCTACTGTACCCCTAATATACTCTTACACCATTCTTTCCCGAAATGTGACCGGCAGAAGGCTCTCAGATTAGCCCCGTCTGGGCTCTGTCGCAGCCGTCCGAGCGTTTCTTTGGCAAATGAGGGGTTAATTACCTTGGAGCCCTGCGCTTTTAATAGAAGGGCTCTGGCGCGTTCACAGTGCCAGCGTATAAAAGTGGTCAACTCGGGGTCTTTACCCCCCTCTAGCTGGGTAAGGACCAGAGCATAGTTGGTGAACTGAACCATCTTCTCAAGGTCGTGCCCGTAGCTCCGGTCGCCTCGTCGTAGCAATCCCTTCTCTTCCAGGTCAAGTATCGCAGCCACTCCGTTGGTGTACGACACCCATTCATCCAACACATACAGAGGCTCGTTGTTCCAATACTGCGTCTGTTGTCTAAGGTACAGGTTGTATCCATTCCCTCGTAGTGAAGCCGGAACCTTTCCAGCTATCTGATTCAGTGTCATCTGAGGATGCGTCAACACACAAAGACGACCCTTCAAAACGTAGAGACAGGCTTTGCCTTGGAAATACTGCCTCCATTTACTGTTCAATCCATGTGTTGTTTCGTGTGTCCAGGTAATCTGGTCGCTGTCGGTATAGATATGCCCGCGCGGCATCCGACTCTCTACGTCCCCAAGGACGGCCCCGAGATTCTCCGAAACTTTCCGGCTCGGTTCTATATTATACCAGCCCGTTTGCTTTTGTCCAGTGGCTCCTACGAAAATAAAGCCAAGTAGAACTAGGAGCAACAATGCTCCAAGATAGGTTGTACGGCGTTCTCCCATGAAAATGTCTCCGCTATGTCGATGCCCCGCTCATTGGGGGCAAGTTCTCTCTCCTGCTTTTGCCTATGTAGCTCCCTCATGTGAACTACCAACTGCTCAATCTCGGCCTCTCCTAGCTCGGCCCAGTTTCCACCACCACCCTTGAAGAATACTCCATCGAACGCTTCTTCTTTGTTGGGGGTATCTATACATCGACATACAGAGTCATCAATGAAATCCATGTGTGCTGTGTTGAACGTGGCGATAGCATTCTTGCCACACGCCAGCATTTCCAGCAACTCCAAGTTCCAACCTTCGGCGCGAGCGGGCCACACGCCCACATCAGCCTCTCGCATCTTCTTCGCTATGTCTACCTGTGTGCGTTGGCGTGGGAATATCTGAACCTTGCCAGCCCGGCCCATCTTGGACTTCATGTACATGTCTTCCCACTCTGCCGTTTGCTCCTTGGTCAGGAACGGATTGCTGGGAATCATCCACAGTCGCACTCGGTCCTTGGGTTCAAATGCCCTGTTGAAGGCGTCAATCAGAACGTCGTGTCCCTTCCGAACCTCCCACTTCCCTATATTCAAAAACACCGTGTATGAGTACGGGTTCAATTCTGCCGGGAAGAAGATGGAGCGGTCCACGCCGAGCCCAGTGGTCACCACCAACGGGCAGTCGTCGCCAAGTTCGTTGCATACCGTATCAAACGCCCAGTTAGAACACACGAACAACACATCCTGGTTACGTAGATGATGCTTCTCTTCATCGGTGAACTGGTCTAGCTCAAAGATGGGGAAGACACATCGCTTGCCAGTCCCACAGTGGTGGGCGAGGTCGTGCTGATGCCAGATTCTCAGGCTGTTGCCCTCGGGATAGAACGGTCGGTCCAAGCAGCGTTGCACCAGGGCAACGTCCTCTTGTGGGGGGTCAGTCTTGATACCATGAAAGACCGGCAAGTAAGACGGCTTCTTACCAGCCTTCACCAGTTGCTTCAAGACGTTCAGTCCAACTATGCCGTAGCCTAGCTGGTTAATCGGCGCTGTTAGGTTTATCATCGCCATCCTGCCTTGCCTCCTCTATCCTTTTGCGTGTAAAATCCAACGCCATTCGTTCTGCCAGCGACAAGCCGACAACCTCGGCCAGAATCGTGAGTTCTTCTAGCGTACTCTCTGAGTCTAATCCAAAGTCATGCATATCACCCTTGGTTATTGCTTCCTCGCCCTCACCGGCCTTGGCAGCAAACTTCTTCGGACCCTCAATGACGATACCTTGTTTGATGGCCTTCTTCTTCGCGCCTGGGCCAGTGTAACACTTGCCTTCTTTGCCCCAGCGCCAGCCACCCTCTCCGCATCTCTGTAATGGCATGTTATGCCTCCTCTTGTTTCAGTACGATTCTCTTGATGCCACCCATGTACTCAGCCACTTCGCTGAAACTACTTGGGCCTGCCAGGATGTATTGGCATCTGCTAAGCAAGTGCATTTCTACAGCGGCATCTTGAACAGGCAAATCATTGTCCGTGCGAAAGTCAGAACAGCCGTAGTGAATCACTCTGCCTGGATACTTTGCCTTGAAGCTATTAATGACGGCTGGACCGTTGGTTGCTAGGAGTATCGGTCTGTCTTCGTCTTGCAGGGCTTCGTGATACTGGTCTTCGTTTACCCATCTGTCCTTCCACTGTGGCCTACCAATATCTCCACGTCGGACATGAACCCCGACACACTCTCTGAGCGGATAGGTTTCAGCAAACCCTCTTACCTTGTCAACAATGTAGGGGTGCCACTGCATCTTGTTTTTCAAGATAGCTCCGTACTTCTTGCGGAAGTGGCGGCGCTTGCCTCCTACCTCGTCTTCGTCGCCCAGGTAACCCCAACACCAGATATTGTACACAACAACATCAACATCAACAAACTGTTCTCTCAACACGGTCGAATTGGTAATCTCTGATACGGGCCAGCCCTCATACTTCTTGGTGAAGTAATCCAAGGCCCCGTCTTTGTGTGCCGACTCGTAGACCGAGAAGCCGTTGTTGATAAACAGAGAGTTGAATGCGGCTCCCATCTTGTTGTAGCGGGTCCAGTATATGTCAAGGTAGCGGTCGAGGTCTTGTGCAATATGAATGCTGGTTGCCAGTGAACGCAAGCGATTACCCAAGCCCCCCTTTGCTACATATCCTAGAACTTTCTTCATGTGTCTTCCTCGCGATTGACAAAGAACTCTTTCACCCACTGTTTGAACGCCTGACCGTCTTTGGACAGCTTGTACAAACCGTTGGCCTTCTTCGTCAAGTCCCTTGTCGGGTCAAAGTCTAGCTCGCGAAACTTGAGTAGTCTGGTGCCATGTTGTCGAGCATCGCGAGAGCCATGATACAGGTGAAACACTTCCCCTTCAACATGGGCAAAACTGTGTCGAATGTAGCGTTGGCATTCTTCGGCCCAGGAGTAGTACATCCTACTGTGGGTGCCGCTATACTCTTGCTTGGCGTTAAGTTGTTCCTCTATCACCATCTTGGCTATCAACATATCTCCGCTGCCGATAACACACGTATCCAATAGTCCCCCTATCCGCAGAAGCACGTCTTTTCTAAACGCACAGGCATAACCTGGGTGGCCATACTCGGCATCTTGGCCATAGATGCGGTCCACATACTCTTTTATGAAGCCCTTGATTTCATCACAGTCTCCAGTGTGTGCTGGAATATCGGTCAGCCCTGGCGGCATTCGGTAGCCATAGCTATACGGTTGTACAACCATGTAGCTGTGCAATAGCTCTGACGTTTGCTCAACCCAATCATCTTGCTGGAACATCACGTCGCAGTCTACCCAACACACCTTGTCACAGTCTTCGGGTAGGTGTTGCACACCGATATTCAGCAACGCCTCTTTTTGCCAGAGTATCTCGTCGTCGTCAGTAATCTGTAAGAGGTTGTGTGGCCTAAGATACTTCTGCAAGCGAAGCTGCTCTGGTCGCCCCGCCAATTCTACAATCAGGGTATCGGGACACTGCGTAATAAACCTATCGTAGAAACGCAGGAAGTTCGTCAGTCTACTATCAAAACCCATAGGATTGAAGTAACAACTAACACCCCACAATGACCCACGGGATTCAGTCGGAATCCTTGTGGGCATCCTTGGTGTCCAATCTTTTATCGAAACAGGAGCCTCTTTGACTGGCGCTGTCTGTCGCTTTGGCTTTGGCCCACTAGGTTTCTTTGCTTTAGCTGTGATGTTCGTGATGCGCATTGGCATTGCTATATTTCTCGTATGCGCGGGTTAGTTTTTTCGGTCCTTTAAGGTCATGGATTGATACTGCGTCTACTTCTGTATCAAAGTGTTCAACGGTGTTAAAATGATGGCACCCAGGTAAGTGCGTTGGGAAAATTTCTAACTTAGACAACATATCAGACAACCAACAGTCTTCATGGAATGTGATTTCTAAAGCAGGCAGACGACGCAAAAAAGTTGTCAGCTTGTGCAAACACGAACGACTCAAAAAAACCGCCCCTCCTCCAATCCATTTGATGGGTTGGCGACTAGACCCAAAATGCTTGATGACGTTATCAATGTCTCCCATATACAAAGGCTCATCTATGTCATATTGAGACAGAGCCTTTAACATGGCGTCAACAAATAGGCATGAATCATCATCAACCTTTACAAACCACTTCTTATCACCATGATAAGCTCTCATATATTGAAGTGTCATAAAGGTCTTTATGCTTAATTGGTTCCGGTAAATCACTCCTAGATTGATGCAGTTTGGCAAATCCGAACAGTTTTCGTCCGATATGAAGTAGACATTTGACAATCCCCGTGCCCATGTGTCGCGTATAGCCAAGGCCAATTTACGTCGTTTCTTACACGTACTAACGTAGATTACAACATCGTCTATGGTTAACATTTGTTCTCCCCTCAAGCGGAAGGCAAGGGACTCGAACCCTCAACCCTTTCGGGCACCCCGGTTCCAACGGGGCTCCTAGCCAATTCGGATACCTTCCAGTTCCCGTTCGGACATATCTTACTTCTTATGGGGGGTCTAAGTGTTGCAAAATGATGCAATTTCAGACCTGATATTCCCGTTCGGGTCAATGGCAACAAGGCACCCATCAATCTCAGCACGGCGTCTGATTCCTAACAAAGAATAGATTGCCAGCAAAATCTCGATGAAATCCTGACGGCGGGTGACGGTCCACTCATAGAGTGGCTTGTGGTTACGGTCAGGGTCTCCTTCAACAGGGCCTCGAATATGCCCTATGTCGAACATCATACAACGTCTTACCACATCCTCGTCGGTCATTCGGATACGAAAAAACACTTTGTTTTTACCGATGTAACCTTCACCCTCCGCTAAACCAGCTAGCCATGCTAGATTGATGGGTGTCCAATGCTGCTTGTCAATGTGTCGATATTTCATGGCGTATTCCTCCTAGAGATTATACACCAAATGTTACCGCACAGTGACATTTCAGCTAGAACGGCACTTCGCCGTCCTTACCACCTTCACTCTTTCCGCTGGATTCGGGCTGTGAAGCTGGGGCACCACCGCCCCCGCCGCCACCGCCGCCGCCCTTTCGGTCGAGCATTTGCATACGCTCCCCGATGACTTTCAGCTTGGAGCGCTTGGCACCATCATCGGTTTCCCAAGTGTCCAGTTTGAGGCGACCCTCAATCAAAACACATGAGCCCTTTTTCAGGTACTCACCAGCAACTTCGGCTGTACGAGCCCACAATGTCACATCGACAAAGGTAACCTCGTCTTCCCATTTGTCGTTACGCTTGATGCGGTCGTTAATCGCCAAGCCCAAATCGCACACGGCGGTGCCACTTGGAATGTAACGTACTTCTGGGTCTCGGGTAACATTCCCAACCAAAACAACGCGGTTGAAACTAGCCATAACACAAACTCCTTCTTCAAAAAAGTAATGAGAGATGCAGCGCCAAGCTGCACCGAACTAAAGTAAGGACTGATTCAGTCCTTGATATACTGTGTCGCCTTTCCACGGTCTGACAAAATCGTTAGAGGAATGTTTCCCATTAGACAGGCCGCTTGGTTGAAATTGCTTTTGCCAGCAATAATTTGTTTGCACCTCGACATTATCAACAGTTCAATCATAGCGTATTCAATAGCTCCGGCATGGCGACCATATTGTTGCCCTTGGTGTTTGAGCCTCAATACTTCTCCATATTGTTTTTCAAACTCTTCAATCGCTTGGTCGCCCTCTGCAAACAACGCAATGCTGTTAGTCAAGTTGTTGTCTTCAATGTACTGAAAGTAAGTGTTGTTTGACACGAATCTACAATGATGTGGGGCTCCTGGGCGCTCTATGTCACCGCGTCTAATATGGACTGCTGTTTTGTCGGACAGGTCGTGTTCTTGGCAAAAATCATCTGCTGCTTTCCAAACATGGTAATTCCATTCTATAAGGTTGTTAGCAACATAACTGAGTTCACTACGCCATGTCTTCAACTCCTCATTTGGAAAACGCCAGGGCCACATAACTGGAAACTTGCAGTAAATTGCAGTTTCCTTAATGTCTTCCACGTTAACTCCAGGGAGTGGATTGACAATGCGATAAACACTATCTCCAAACAGCCTCTCTATTTCATCTTCTCCGTGGTTGCGGGCGGGGTTTAAGGGTTGTATCAATCTATTGGGGCAAACAACCCTTCGCATTGGAACACGACAGTGGTTGGGCTTCTCAGTCCAACAACACAAGTGCTTCAAACCATAAACATGGGCCATTCTAGCAGCAATGACCAAATGCACTACTCTTGCCCCCAATCCATCTCCACGATTGGTTATAACGTACTCTGCCATAATTCCCTCCAAGAGCGGCTACGGGGAATCGAACCCCGATGTTCGGCTTGGGAAGCCGTTGCACTGCCATTGTGCTATAGCCGCGCTAGCGCGGGCAATACGTGCAAGTGACAGAAATAGCTGCGCCATTAACACACGTTTCCCGCGTAGTTCGAGAAGTAGGCGGCGGCAGTCCCAAGTTAAGGTGGCTCACAAATAGAACCATGATAGCCTCACCGGCTTGTCGCCCGCTCAACCCTCTGCTTGTTTTTTAGGAGGTTTGCAAGCGCCTCACAGAATTCATTATCATATTCTAATAATTGTAATTACGAGCAGCTTGTACCCGTCGCGTAAACTCAAGCCCCTATTTGACGATAGGCTCTATTGTCCGTACCGCGTTCACGGCTGTCACGCAGCCTAAGCTAGCAACTACTTAGGCCCCAGCCTCTTCCACTTTACTTTGTTCTATCACGCCTTTCACGTATTGCAACATGGCTATCTTGTTAGGTACGCCCATTGTCCAATTTGCGTGGTGCATCAATATGTTGCGCGGAACATTCAACCCATGTCCTGGCTTCCATATACGTCTAGGACACCAAAATTGTTTTGCGTCAAGCAGCTTCCATCTAAACAAAGAGTTGTGATTATTAACGGCGTCTTGGTCATTGCCTTGGAAGATGCCTCTGCATTCATTAACAGCGTCTTGGTCTCCATATCTACGACCTTTGCTTCGCTCCATCAGTTCAATACACTTTTTGAAAACCTCTTTCATTGTGTCATTAGCTCGACAAATGAAAAACCCAGTACATAATGTAGAACCACTGTCTTTTTGTGCCGCAAGGTCACAATCATCTATGGCTTCCAATAGTATAGCTTTCGTGGGTCCAAAGAATTGTATGTCACAGTCTGAAAACACAAAATATCCGCCATAGTTTTCATCAATGGCGTCGAGTAGAATGTTAAACGTATGAGTGACGGTCTCTGCAAAACCAGGGGTCATAAATGTTCCGCTGCCTATTTGAGGAAACTGCTTCACGGTTAACAGATACTCATTAGGTATCAACGACGGCAAGAAGTAGTCGTACATCATTTGCCGATGAGACTCAGTGAACATAGTGTACATTCGCATTGTTATGCTTTCTCCGCAAAACCACAGGCTATCAAGGTCTCCGACAGATTGTTTCCGTTAATCCAAATCTCCCCCAATATCCTCTCAAAGCTGTGTATGTCTCCCAGTTGTAGATTGCTGCGCCCCGGCGGAACAAACAGGAGAACCTTGCCTTCGTAGGTGTCGAGTAGTTGAGTCACATGTTTGAAAGCCTTGGCGCTTATCTCTTTGTCTCTGTCGGGCACATTGCAGCCGAGCAGTCGAATCTTGACGGTGCGCTTAACTTCAACCTCAAGTGTGTCGGCATCAATTACCCGCACTACCTTTGCTTCGGTGGCTACGCCTTTTCTTGGTTCATTCATGTGTGCTTACTTTCTGTAGTTCTTCCAGGTCGCAGCCCTTGCCATACCCCCACGTTTTCTCGCCACTCTTTAAGTCTGATGGGCTAACCTTAACGTAGTGTTGTTCACAGCCAAGTCTGTCTCTGTGGGGACTATACGTTTTGAACTTAACTCGATGCACATGTGTGGCTTTGACAGTATGACATGGATTAAACAATCTCAGCCCGGCCCTATGAGCCCAGCTAGCTATCAAATTGTCGCAGCCAGGCTTGCCCAAGTAAAAGTCCGTGTTCTCCAGCAATACCGGATGGGCTGGTGCTACAAATACCCAGGCGTCTTGCGTTCGGTGTGGGTTTGGTATTCGCACCAACGGCTCGCCTTCATATTTCTCCCAGCGAGATAGACACACAAAGTAGTGGGGGTTATGAAACTGTTCTAGCTCCGCAATGGATTCGTCAAACGCTATGTCAGCATTGACAATACAACACAGCGTATTTGGTAACAGTTGCTCGGTGGCATATTGGAACAGCGTCTTAAAAGTCGGTCTCTCGTCCAACTCTTTCAACACCAGTTTTTGATGCTCACGTATCTGAGCCCCTTTATCCGCCAGCGATATAACTGCATCTATGTGGGGATTCTCCAGGTTTCGACACAGCGCCTCGGCATATTCCTCGTTGCGTTGTTCACTTGAAACACATGGCGAATTGATAATCAAGGTAATCATTTGTCGCCTGGGATACGTCCACAGTTAGGAACAACGTAGGGAACAAACTCTTTGGGTTGGTCATTCATCGGAATATCCAACGGGAACACTGGAGGGTCTGGAAGTTGGGGAAGTTTCTGCCCCGAGCCATCGCCCTCTAGTTCTGGTCCCCAGATTATGTCCATCATTCCTGGGCTGTCGCTTTGTAGCAAGTCACTTAGATGCCCGCTTCCGTTTACGCATGGGTGGTATTCCCAGCCTATACACGGGTCGAAAAGCAGCGGCCCCTTCATCGCTATGTGTCGATAGTCGTTGTCATAGTCTCGTTCCTCTGGCTCTGGCAGTTTGTCGCGCGGCTCTGTTATGGCCTTAGCCGCCGCCAGTGGAGCTAGGGCTATCCCAATCCACGTTGCCATAAATCCTCGTCTGTCCATCCTTCTCTCCCTACATTAAACAAAGCAGTAGCATTAGCACACAGCCACTACATGTTAGAAATGTGCGATACTCTACTCCTTCGGGAGCAAGTCCCTCGGGTGTAAATGCGTCTTCCGCAGCCCGATACTCTTCTATGGTACGGTACTGCTCTGGCTTTGGTGGGTTGTCGCGAATCTTCTGAGCCGCAATCTCACCCGCACTTTTCTTTTTTCTTCCAAACATTGCTTGTCCTCTCAGTGGAGCGTAAGGGAATCGAACCCTTCTGCCTTCGGTGCGAGCGAAAGCCCTAGCCCACTACGACGCCCCAGTAGTGGCGAATTTGTAGAACAGATTGCAACGCTGTCTGACGATGAACTGGTTGCGAATGGTTCTACTGGCCGAGTCACGGTTGCTATTGTATGCTTCGTCATGTGCAGGGACAATGTGAGAGCCGAGAGTCGTCGCCACTAACCATGTCTCTAGTCATCTTCCGAATGACCGTCATGCACTTTCTGCCCACATTCGTCACAGTTGTCGGGCTTGTAGAGGTAGAATTGATTCTTCCCCTTGGGTTTGCTGACTTTGCCCTCGGCGTCGTCTTCGGTTGCAGCCGCGCCTTCAATGTTCAGCTTCTTTAGTTCTTCCCACGTTGGGGGTTTCACCTTGGGGTCAAACAACCAGCTAACACCAGCCTCTTCACCCCACTTCACAAGTTCCCTAACTGGAACCACAAAGTTAAAGGTTTCACCGATGCCCTGTGTTAGCATACCCATGTACTGCGGCGTCTGATTCTTCTTCTCAGGGATAATCCAAACCCCGCCGCCTGAGCTACCGGGAAACGCTGGCACGGCAGTTTGGTCGAACACTTGTTCGTCAAGGATGCGGCCCACTTGCGACAGTGGCCCCTTGGTGATACTGTTCGCACCGATTTGACCTTGCAAAGAACCACAGTGAATCAAGTCAGTACCGGCCTCTGGAATCTTGTCTCCCAGATAGAACTCGGCGCTACCCTCACCAAAATTCTTCTTCAAAATCAACAGAACGGTAACATCCCTCTCGTTGTCTGCGTCTGAGTATTTGATGACCTTACAAATCATCTTCTGCTCACCAACAGACCGCCCATCTTCTCGTTCCTCTTTCACAAGACCAAGTTCATCGAACTCAACCACCTTGAATTCCTTCCCCTTGATGATGACAGTTCGCACATTGCGCTGGCCGTCTACAACGTGAGCGGCAGAAAGAATGAATGTGGTCGGGCGTTTCGTGCCATCCTTCATAGGGATGTCGCGCTTGATAAGAACACCAGACCCCGACCCGCTATCGGTCTTTACCATGACCGAAACCTGTTGGCAATGTACGGACGCCTCGTCGGCAACCGCCATACCCACTAGTGCTACTAGCACCAGCATTACTCCTAGCAATCTCCTCATATCAAACTCCTTGTTGAGAAAATCCAGTAACTAGTTACAGTGCCGAAGGAGAGACTCGAACTCTCACGGGATTACTCCCACCACGTTCTGAGCGTGGCGCGTCTGCCAATTCCGCCACAACGGCTACTCTTTTTTCATCACCACCCGCAAATTGGGGTCATCAAATACATCATCCGGCTTCTTCCACCGAGGGTCAAAGCCGGTTGCTTGCTTGAACGCTTTACGCACTGTGCTAACACAGTTCTCCCCCTTGAGAGAGGTGCGCATCCACCGGAAAATCGAGGCATACTTCCGGTACATAGCGCCGACCAAGGTTCGGGCATTTGTCGCCATTTTATTCCGCACTTCCGCCGGATAATAGCTGCGAAGCACAAGAATTTCGCCATAGCGATGGTAAAAAGTAGGCCAGTCCACGGTGAGTACCGCGTCTGGCCCTGCTTGTGCCTCTATTATTGTGTCATCGCCCACGAACATGGCTGCGTGATTCCAGTGACCAGGGCTGGTGTTCTTAGCCTCGTCAGCGTGTCTCGTCAGCAGTATGTCGCCTACTTCCAAACTCATAAGAGCCCCCATAGGGAATCGAACCCTATTCTCGTCCTTACCAAGGACGCATGTTAACCTTTAGCACCACAGGGGCTATTCATTTGCTTGATGGCTTGTTCAATGCTCTGCGTTGGCTTTGGTCGTTCGGCCTTTGCCATCTGCTCCATTGTCTTCTTCACCATCAACTTCCGCGCCTTCTTGAGGGCTTTCGCCGTAGGCCGGTTGGCGTTCAGCTTGCCCCACTCTTTCATGTGGCGCTCATTCTCTTTGCGCTTCTTCTTGTTTGCTTTGCTTCCCATTACAATCTCCTGGTTGAAAAAGCAAAGGGTGACGAGTAGAATGCAGGACGATGGGAACCTTCTTCCCTTACTTATGAGGAGTCGAACCTCATCAAAACAATTTGGAGTTTCATGTAGTCCTAGCTTGCATTCACCCTTTGTCTTAGTGGAGCCGAGGGGAATCGAACCCCCAGTCTGCTGGCTGCCAGCCAGATATGTTCCCGTTACACCACAGCCCCAGTTATCGCTGTTTCTTACCTCTAACCAAACTTCCTGCCATCAGCGGCATGATTTTGTTTCCTTTGCAGACTTCACAGATGACCCAAGTGTGGTCGTTATGAGGTCCGTATCCCTCTTTCACCTTTCCTCGTCCCTTACATTCCTTACAGGTACGGTCCAACGCTACAATCGCTACGCTGTGTTGAACGCGCGCCGCAAGACATGAATTACACAAATCTGCAAAGCCGTTGCCTTCACCCTTGATTGCTACTTGGTTTGTCTGCTCTTTTGATAGCAACTGTTTGCAGTCGTCACAAGTAATCTCAACTATGGTCTTCCTCATTTGAAAGCCTCGTCCAACAGTAGGTCAACTAGTCCTTTGATTTCCTTATAGACGGTACTCTGCACCGTCATGTCAAACTTCTTCGTAGCCTTTGTCTTAATCCATTCCCGAAGGTCGTTGCCAAACTCTGCACTTCGCGCGGCCCAATCACAAACCAGTTCTGCGAGATACACTCTGGGCATCTTGTGTATGCCGCCCTCCCAGTATTCAGGATGGTGCCCATTTGTGTGTATGTGCTGATAGGTCGCGCCTTCAAACGCTTTGGGATTGTTTTCCTTCACGTCGCCGTGAAGATACTCCCATTCAACTCCATGAAACTTGGAGTTGTCGTGCAACTGGCCGTTCGCAATCAGCCGATGCCCCAGTTTGAGTTCGCCTTTCTCTATCAGACGTTCACCTAGAACCTGACAGTTCTTCCTTACGTTGTCAATGTGTCTCAACAAAACCTTGCGCCGTTTCGCATACGACTCTGGTTCGTTCATTGGAATCCCTTCTACATAGGGTATCAAATCTCAAGAGCCCACGCCGAGAATCGAACTCGGAACCGTTCTTTACGGGAGAACAGTAAGTCCCAACTTTACGCGGGCAAGTGGGCCTGGAGGCGCTCGCATCCTCCTCCATGAGTGGAAGCCCTCGGAATCGAACCGAATCCTGTGGCTTTTCAGACCACCGTACAGACCACTTATACAAGACCTCCAAAGGCGGAAGTGGGGGGAATCGAACCCTAACCGACCGTTTTACCGGCGACTGTTTTCAGGACAGTTTAGCACCCAACTGCACTCACTTCCGTAGTTTGTGTGATTCAAATTTATTGAGTCGCACTTCGTTTTTGGTTGTTATCTCTGCCCGAGGGATAGAGTAACAATCTCCGTTGTCACAAAGAACAAACAGTAGGTCGCATCCATGACCAAAGGTGGTGATTTTGTTCTCTGTCTTGTTTGGTCTCACAGTCTTAACCTGAACAACATAGTGTTCATTGCGTTTATACTTGGTCGTTTTCACCTGGACGCGGAGAAACTCTTCATCCTTTTCAACTACCAAATCGTATTCCTGATTGTCAATCAGCGGGACCAGGACTGTGAAGCCCAATCTTTGGTACTGAAAGATGGCCGCAGCCATGCCAACAGCGCCTTGTTCAACCGTGGTTTTTATGTGTTCAAACATAGCAGTTTCCTTTTTACTATATTATACACCAAAAGGCGGTTTAGACTACCGTTTTCACCCTTCAAACCCACTCACTACCATCATCGCTCTTTTTGCGTTTTGGCTTTGGCTTTGGCTTACACAAACACTTTGGCAACTTTACATCAATGTCAATCTCCATATTCATTTCCAGAGATTGGGTTTGTGTGTTATATCGAAGGTTGTCATCCTTCTTTGCCATTTCTTCCAGCGTCTTAGCGCTAAAGGAATCACCAGTGCATGTCAAGACACCGGCTTTCAAAATCACAGTCCACACGTTCATGCGTTATCCTTTCTATTGAGCGGAAGATGGGGGAATCGAACCCGACCGACCGTTTTACCGGCAACTGTTTTCGAGACAGCTTAGCACCCAACTGCATTATCTTCCACAGAACCGTTTTTGATATGGATGAACGGCAACACCCTATGCGCAGCGTCTAACTTCTGCGTCTGTACTTATAGTCCAAATTGGAAATTCCATCCATTGCGGCCTCGGTATTGAAAATACCAGTTGTACCTACCGTAGTACGGATTGTAGTAATACTGGTATCTGTAGTCGTATGGTTGATACGGCATCCGGTAGTAGTACGTTGGCGGCACCACGATTGGCGGATACATATATGGCTGCGGTTGCACATGAGCGTGTGGGTTTGGACAAGGCGGTGCCTTGTGACCATGCCCAGGTTGTTGGGCAAGCGCCATCCCACTAAGGCAGACTACTAGTATCATCGCAGCTATCGCTGTAAGCAATCTCATTCGTTCTTCCTCTTATACAGACCATTGTGCCACTTGACAAACTCACTCTTCGTCATGTAGCCGCTAGTTTGCCCCTTGATTGTTTGTTGTACCTTTTCGTCCCACTGTGTCACGTAGATGGTAGGAACGTCTCCATCCCAAAGTTTGGCCTTCTTGTATGAATCGGCCACGGGCCTCTCTTTATCTATGTCCACATAGTAGACGATGTATCTTTCTCTCAGCTTCGGAAGTAGTGGAGCAATCTCTTTCTTGAGTTGCTTACACGGTGTACACCAGTCAGCAGTCAACAGAATCAGCATCGGCTTCTTCTGTTCGTAGGCCGTCGCCCACGCCTTGCCGTAACTCTCTTGTTCATTCACCTTATCCGCGCTAAGCGCTATCATAATGCCCGCAAATAAAACGAGAGCTAACCAAGTTGTAAGGCCGACCCAAAAGTTAACTCTGTTTCTCATGTTTCCCCTTTTGAAAAACGATGGCGACAAGGGGTAAAAGGACTAGTTTTACGCGCTCTGCCAGTTAAGCTACCCCCTGTCGAAGTCAGGGGAGTGGGACTCGGACCCACATCTTCGGGTTATCAAGACCATGTAATCCTAAACGTCATTCGCCGTCGTTTGGTTCGTATCGGTAATCGGGGTCGTCACTTGGATAGCGTAGTTCTATCACCCTGCGACCCTCACGAAGTTTTTTCAGCAACGTCGCAATAGTTGCCTGGGCCACTGGTCCAAGTCCTACTTCTGCTTCCTCTGCCAAATCATCCAACAGTCTCGTATCAATCGCAACGTGCAACTCTTCAAACTCGGGACCAGTCCCGTCGTCTGGAAGGTCCACAATATCCCATTCCAGGTTGTTGTGGTCTACCATGCTCTTGACTTGATTCCTTCCTTCAAGCACCGCATGGTGCCGACTATGCACCATGAACGATGTAGCGAAAGGAAACAGTCTGATACGATACATGTTCTTACCTCCAAGGGGTGACCGAGGGGATTTGAACCCCGCTCTTGCTGATTCACAGTCAGCCGTGCAACCGTTACACTACGGCCACCATATTTAACACTTAGCGTTTACCCATCGTTCACCTGGCCAATCCCCAATATCTATGCCGTCTGCCTCTGGATTCATCCACAAACTAAACACACTCAAGTTCGACGCCGCGCGAATTATCATACGACACTTGCTCAATGCGTAAGCATCAGCCAAACACTCTACTCCATGTCGATGTTTGTCGAGGCGGTCGTCGTAGTGTAGACCTATTGGCGACGAAAGACCTTCATTATTTCGCTGTACATTTAACGCCTGCACTTTTGACCCATATATCTGTTGTAATTGACTTAGAGCCTCCAGGCTGTCAGACGCCACAAATATGTTGTCATAGTTATCTATGACTTTATCAATCTCAGCGATATATCTCTTCATGTGCGGGTTGAAGGCTATCTTGTCAGTAAATCTTATGTGTACACCCAATGTGTTGTTTAGATTCAACTGTCTTAGACAAGTCTGAATGTAGTCATTAACTTTGGGTTGCAAAGTCACGTTTTCTTTGTAAAGAGTCCTCATTACTTTGCGGTTGACTTCTTGCATCCCATCCCAACCATAAAATCGTGGACGCCCAGGATTAACATGCTCAAAATCTATCCCAGTATAGATTGGTTTGAAGAACTGCTCCCAGCCATTTGGGGTGTGCTTATCCCAGTATTGAAACCCACCACGCCAAAAAGGAACTGGCATCAAGTTTTCACGTCTTGCACACTGAATTCCGTTTAATACAGAGTGCAGTTCTGAAAAAAAGCCTGATTGACGATTGGTGATAAACACTGGTTGCATGGCTTCCCCCCACAAGCATACGCCCGATGAATCGAACCCCGCCACGGAGATTTGGAGTCTCTGTCGCCTGCCTTGGAACATTGGCGTATGTAAAACGTCGTTTGCTTGCATTCGCAGATTTGTTTTTGCCCCAGGTTTTTCGTGGTCTGCTTTCTTACTATTTTCGTTTGTGTTTTGCGCGGTCGTCGTCCCACACGTTGCCGTCGTGAATTACCAGATGGCAGTTGGCGCACACTACGTCGCACTTATCAATCTCTGTTTGGATGCGCTGAATAGATGACCTGTTGTTGACTAAGTGACTAATTTTGTCGTCTTTCTTAGAAGCATCCCGATGATGAAACTGCAAACATTGCCAGCGACCTTCGCCGCACTGCGTACACTTCACATCATCGCGCTGTTTGTAGGACCGCACATATTGTCTGTTGCGTTCCAATCTGGCCTTGTCACGGGCCTTGTACTCAGCTTTGTTGGCATCATAATGACGCCGTTGGGCACTCTTCTGCTCATTTTTGTTTTTGAATGGCATGGCATATTCCTCCAAGAGATTATACACCAAATTCAGGATTGAGCGGCAGAAAATCGCTCAAACCTACGAGACCGAGGGGATTTGAACCCCCACTAAAGGATAGACAGTCCATCGTGCTACCATTACACTACGGCCCCAATTTACCAATCCAAGTAGCGAGAGTGGGACTCGAACCCACAGCATCCCAGTGTTTGAAACTAGGTGGTCTGCCGTTGCCTATCTCGCCGTGGGCAGGATTACAAGTCCTGCCGTGTCTGCTTATACAGGAGGTTCTTCCTCAATAGCAATCTGCACCAAGTCAGCTTCAACTTGCGTCAACTCTGCCTCCGCTTTCAACTGCTCTCTAGCCTTCTGGCTTTCAAGGTTGCGAATATGAGCCTCAAGTTGGGCTTTGCGAGTTGTTAGTTGTTCAGCGCTAACATAGCGAATATCGCCATCGTCAGCCGTAACCTTCCACTTGCCGTGTTCTGGTCGTTCATCAACCCAAACGTCTGCCATAGTAATCTCTCTCTCTGTTACGAATTTGGAAATTGCAATTCACCAGTAGCGTCGGTGAGACTCGAACTCACAGCATTCCTGGGTTTAAGCCTGGATGGTCTGCCATTGCCTACGACGCCGCAAAGTAGTGAGGATGGGACTCGAACCCACACTGTCTAGTTCCTAAGACTAGTGCCTCCTGCCAATTGGGCTACCTCACCGTGCGACCAGCGCGCGCAGTACCATACCGTGGCGGGAATCGAACCCGCTTTTACTGGTCAAGTCGGGGAGGTCAGATTTGAACTGACGATTTCCTGCTCCCAAAGCAGGCGGGATACCAGACTTCCCCACACCCCGATTATACACCGCATTGAGGATAATGCAACTCAGCATGACAATTCTTGCATACTAAATCACACTTATCCAACTCCCTTAGTATTGTTTCAAACTTTCTATGTCTCAGCAATTTCCAGTCAGGGTCTTTCTTTTGCGGGTCACGATGATGAAAGTCCAACGCCGCGATATTCTTGTTGTAGCCGCAATGAATACACTCGCCCCCTTTGTATTCGATAGCCTTTTGCTTATAGCTAATGTATCTATCAACCTGTCTGCGAGACCGGCATTTCTTACAAGAAGTAAATCTACCCGCACTAAACTTGGATTTTCTGGTTTCTCCACAGTGTCGGCATTGATACTTCTTGCGTGTTGTTAACTCAAACTTATTGAGCCAATACCTAATAGTCGTTTGTGAAACGCCGAGAGTTTGTGCAATTTGTCTCTGTGTTAAACCCTCTTCTACTAGTTGAGCCAACGTATCTTTGTGCATAACATAGCTCCTTTCTACTATATTATACACCATATTTCATTTGGAAATCAAGTAAATTTTCCAAAATGAGCTAAAACGCCACTGTTTGCGGCAAGTGGCCAGCCGTCCTTGTCGATGCCTCCTGCACAGAGGCTACTGCTTACGCAGTATGTGGCTTACGCCAATGTCTTTATCGGACCACCAGACTACCTCGGTCCCTTCGGCAACAAACACCCACCATTCCCTTGGCTTGTCCCACTTCTTAATCTTCCATCCATAGATGGGACGGCGAACCGTGTAATACTCCGTGGTAGTCTTTCGTTTATTCCCACTGCCCTTTCGGACCTTACGTTCTTTTACAACGACCTTCCAACCAGTAATCGTATAGACTTTCTGATAGGTTTGGACTCGTTTCTCACGATGGCCTAGTGACCGGACTCGATGTGGGATATTGTGTTCTTCTAGGTAGTCTTCCAAAAGCTGTTCGTCTTCGCGAAACCTCCAACTCCATCGTGGCCAAGGGCGAACCGGAAACACCATTCGGTGTTTCTTGCCTCGACCGCCGCAGCGGTATTGTTTTGCTCGTTTCACCTTCCAGGTCTTCTGGTGACAGCATGGGTAGTCGTCCCAAGGGTCAGGAAGCATCGCTGGGCGGCGTCTGCCGCGAACGTAGGGAAGATGCTCGGGGTCGCTGTTTGCCCGGCGTTCGGGCGTGGTCTTAACCCCTCTGTACCACTTCTGAAACTTCGTTTTGTCGCGCATGTTTCCTCCACAAGTAAGGTTTTGTTAGAACATACTAACGCCTGTTACTTGTGGAAATAATGGATTGACTGGTCATGCTTTCGCTCCAGACTATGGTGGTAGTACCAACTTCTTCGACGGCTTGACGATTTGTTTCTCGCCCCAGCACCGTTCTTTGTACCCCTTCGCTAGTCCCTCTTTGGCCGTTGCCACGTACAGCACCTTGTCAGCGCCGATAGTCACTTGGTCTTCCTCGGTCAGTGCGATGAAGTCTATCAGGCCGCATTCCCCAGATTGTGGATTCACGAATACAATCTGTGGTTTGATAAGCGTGATAGAGTCGTCAGCATCCGAGGGGTCAACTTTGGCAATGACCTCTTCGCCGCTCACCAGCTTGACAATCGCTATAAATGGTTCCGCCACGATTACATCCTCTCTGCTGTCTTTCCTCATTGATTTTGTTTCGACCAATATCCGCGCGGTGGCTTGTTTATACCATACGTCTTACACCACTTTTCAATCGCCTTATCACTCACACCCAAGTTTTTAGCTAGTTGAGATGTGGGTCTTTGCCACACTAATTTTTCCAGTTCTTGTTTAGTTGGTCTATCAACTTTTCTGGTGTTTGGTCTTGGTTTAGAAGAAATCCTTTTGCCAAGTTCTTGTGGAGTCTTTTTGGTTGCGTAGTCAGTAAAATTTAGAAAATCTTCATACCACCAAAAGGAACATGCGTTATCAGGAATTGTTGTTTGTAGTGTTATTCCGCCCAGAAGTATTGACGGATATGCTACTTTGTCTACTGTTGGTAAATATACAGCATAATAATCAAAATCATTACTATTGTATGTATATTTGCCTTTGCGGGTCATAGAATAATTTCTCACAATGCCATTGCTAGCGTATTTTACCTGTAATCTCCACACTGTTTCTTGTAAGCATAATAAGTCTGCCTTGGGGTGGTCGTTAATTGGCAAGTATACTTCATAATGTTTGCCAATCAAGTCAGCAATCACTTTTGCTAATGCAATGTCGCCCTTGGTATTTGTGTCGTTCATTTGAACCTACCTTTCTGTATACATTATACACCAAAGTAAGTTCGAGAGCGCCTAGAGGAAATCGAATCCTTCTCTTCAACCATGGCAAGGTTGCGTGCGACCATCACACTGTAGGCGCTTATAGTCCAAGGAATGATAGCAGTCCAAAGATTTTCAACAATACTATCAGGCTAAATAATGCACCTAAGCCAGAAGTAATCGTCCGTATCAATTCCATAAAATGATTGTGCTTATCTAACCATAGTTCTGTTCGGCTTCGTCTTCGTTGCATGATAGACTACTCCGAAGCGGAAGAGGGGGGAATCGAACCCAAACCGTCCCGATTTTACGGGAACTGCATTAGCGGTGCAGCAGGGCTACCAACAGCCGTGACTCTTCCGAATCAAATGTATGAAGTTTAGTGGGCGAACAGGGAATCGAACCCCGGTTTGTTGGGTGTAAACCAACTGCACTGGCCATTGTACTACACGCCCGTGGTGAGACCCGACCGGGAGTTGAACCCGGCTCTAGCCACCATGTTGTAATAGACGGACTCGAACCGCCTGCTAGGGGGAGCTACCCCATCTCCAAGCAAGTCTCAAGTGGGGAGCGGGGGAATCGAACCGCCACGGCGTCCTCCATGTTTGTATTATGCCAACAAGGGTACTATGGCGCGCTTGCCTTGTCACATGGAACACACCCCATTCTCAAGTGGGAGATAAGGGAATTGAACCCCCTGGCCGACCACCTAGCATCTTATAAGGCCATCTGATTTACAGTCAGACGCTAGGAATACCTCCCGTTTTATATTGTTGATACTTCTTGCCTAGATTGATGCGATTTACACATTTTACAATACTTGTCGGTATTGAATATGAATCACCATTATCACATAAAACAAAAAGTAGGTCAACTTGTTTTGGGTTGAACTTCTTGACTACTCCACCCCAACTTTGATTGCCTCCGCAGACCCTCAAGCCCGCTGAGTATACTCCGTATGGAGTTTGTGATGCCGTAGACTTGACTTGCACCTTGTTAAGTTTCTTACCGTCGTCAACAATCAAGTCATAGTCTTGGCTATCAGTGAGAGGAATACACACTGTATAACCTTGTTGGGTGTAGTATGCAATCGCAGCACCTAACCCAACGTCACCTTGCTGCTTACTGTTTTTGGTATTCTCAAACATAGTAGTTTCCTCCTACTATATTATACACCAAACAGCGGAGTAATACACTCTTCTAGGTGGACACGTCGGGACTCGAACCCGTCATTCTCGGTGCAAACGAGACATGCTCCCATTACATCAACGGCCCATCGTAGCCCGTAACGTGGGCTAATCGGGGGACGACTCAAGAGCCGCCTTCACCACCAACTTTTGACAGAAGTTGGAAACTGGGAGGGTAGCCGAAGCCACTCCCACCGCCACCAGTTCTTTATGGAAACTGGAAACCAGCGACCCTAGCGGGAATTGAACCCGCGTCGAGAGGTTGAAAGCCTCACATCCTAGTCCACTAGAAGATAGGGCCATGTTTTGGATGGTAGCCCTTTCAATGCTACTTTTAGGGTACGGCCTCACGGCAGGCACATCCAAGCACCGGGTAGAGGACTCGAACCTCAAACTAGCGGTTTAACAGACAGCCGTGCTACCTATTACACCAGCCCGGTATGTTTTTTCACTCTGTCAATCAATTTCTGAGGGACTTCCACTATACCCTCTTCAACTTCCGCATGGTAGTTGCTACAGACTAAGATGCACTTCCTAGCTTCTGCTAATGCTCTGTCCCAACCTCGGGTCTGCCCTCCCATTGACAATCCAAACTCTTTTGTCTCTGGAAAAACGTGATGAAACCCCAACGCCCGCTCACATTTATCATAGCCACATAGTTCGCATTGTCCCCCAAAGTGTTTAACCAGCTTCGGCTTGAGATTCTTGCGATACCGAGCAACCTTTTCCACCCGACACTTCTTGCAACGAAAGGTGCTTCCCTCTGCCACATGCTCAGTCAGGCCGTGCTTCTTACATTGGAAAAAAGGCGACAAGTTAGTTGGCCGACATTTCTTGATATTTGGAATCATGTAGTCGTGCCTTGCATTCGCCGTTATATTATAGCCTGAGAATTGGTTTTGTCAACCACCTTCTCAGAATTTTTTCACCATTCGCTTGGTGCATACTAGATTATACACCGCAAATCGCTGTTGTCAACCCAAAAAAAACGGGCGGTCGGAAATTTCTCCCGCCGCCCGTGAATAGTGGTCGTTCTAAACGAGGATTCGTCCTCTTACTGCACTATTGGGGGTTGCGGTCGAACAGCGTTCTCGCTGGCTTCGCCTGGGGATACGCCACCGGCACCATCAGGAGTGATACCATCACCAACTGGTACGGATGGGGTAGACACGTCACGCAAGCGGTCTTCGGTGAAGAACGCATTGTATGGATGGTCTAGCCACTCATACACTGGAATGCTGGCGCTTGGGTTGTAGCCCGTAAAGTCTTCTGGCTTCAACAGGAAGTCAGGAGCCTTCGCTAGTTCCAAGTCGGCATTGAACAGTTCCACAGCCATCAAACGATAGGCTTCGCGGAACGGTTTCTTCATTTCGGTCGCGCTAACGGTCGTCCAGTCGTTTGTCCAGGTATTGGCTTCGGCCATCTGAACCAGATTGCCAAGACCATACAAGTACAACTCAATCCAACGCTTGCACCAGCGGTTCTTCACGTCGAAGTAACGCACTGGGTAACGTCGGAACTTACGTCGAACCGGCGTAATGTGAGCGAAGTCCAATCGACTCTCATTGTCTTCTTTCGTTCGTGCGTCGATGAAACGATTCAATCGCACAAACATGTTGTGATGCGCCTTGACACAATCAATACTTGGTGGATTGTGTACGAAGAAATCGCGCATGTTGGACAGAGTAAGCATGTGACGGTTCACTGTCTCAAACAGTTCTGCCATAGCAGCGTTCTCTGTTTCCACGTTATCACCCAGGTTTACAATCGCCCAGGTAATGCCCTCGTATGGGTAAGGCAAAATTGCATCATGCAATGCGATACCTGGGGCAACTACTACACTCTCAGCCATAACACTCTCTCCTACTAGTAAAAAAACAGGTTAACCTTTGTCTTATTGTCTGCGTGGTTCACCCAAAATCTGCCGCACCAACTGAGGTACGCAGCTAAATCGTGCATCGTCTGGATGCCTCTTTGCAACTTCATCGACTGCATTCAACACTGCTTGGGCGTCGTACAGGCGACCTGGAAATTCTGGAGGCACCGGGCCTTGACCTTGTTTAGGGTCATAATTCGCCATAACGTATGCTATTGGCATAGGCTCTATTGGCGGTGGCGGCTGTCGATAATCAGGATGCATTATTGGTGTCGGCTCTGGGGTTGGCACCGGCACTGGCGCTGGCTCACTGGTTGGTAGTGGCGGTGGAGTTGCTTTATGTTCTGGGAATCTCTTGTTAAAGAGCCCCACCAGAATGGCCTCAACCTTCTCTGCAATGTCGCGAGCCGCGTCACCATCGAGGCCAGCCTTGTCGGATGCTCCCTCGATTACGTCTTGAACTTTGTCAATCTTGGCCTTGCCTCGACGCTTGTACCAACATCGTCCTACATAAGATAATACACCGATTCCCAGGATTCCGAGCAGTCCAGTGGCCACATTTCTATGATTTGTGACCGTTTTGGTCTTCAATTCTAGCTTATTCTTGGCTAAAATGACCACTCTAGCCTTGTCAACAATTTCTTCCATGTCCTTGCTTTGCTTGGTCACCAGACCCTTGAATTTGTCAACCAAGGCTCCAGATTCGGCCAATTTGCTCTGGGTCGCATTGAACTCGCCAACCAACACGTCGTATTGTTGACGGGCCTCCATAAGTTTCTTATGCGATTCGCCGTACTTGTCTTTCCACTCAAGGGAATTCTCATACTTCTTAGCCAAGTCTTCAATCTCAGCCTTCAAAAGCATCAGTACAAACGCTTGTGCCTTAACCTTTCTCAAAGCCTCGTCGCGTTCCTCAATAGTTGACTGCAATTCTGCTTCCAGATTGGGATTGGCATACGGAGGCAATGTCTCTGGTGTTGGCTCTGGGGTTGTCTCGGGTTCTGGGTCCACTGGTCCAGGGATTGGCAGTGGCGCTGGATTGTCTGGCACTGGTAACTGCGGGTCTGGTCTTGGTGGAGCCGGTGTCGGCGTCTTGTCGTCTGGCAATGGTATTGGAATTGGCGCTGGCCCTGGTATGTTGGGCTGCGGCGCGGGCGCGGGCGCGGGCGCGGGCGCTGGCCCTGGATTAAACGGTCGAATTGGGTCGCAAGGATACGGGTTGCGTGGTCCTGGTTGACAATAGGGCCGCACAGGAACGAGTGGTCGTCTTGGTGCGTGCCTGGGAATTATGACGCCTGGACGGGCCTGCCAGATACGGCGCAAGAACCAACACTTAATCGTGGTGCCCACTGGCACGTTAACAGAGCCGTCAAGATTCTTGAGGTAAAATCTACCGTCCCCACCCAACACATACGCATCCAAGAATGGTCTACCATCTGGGGCACATAGTTTGTCGGCGTTTGCTGGCAAACATACGTTGCAGTTCATAAAGTTGCTTGGGATGGCGCGTGGTCGATAAGGCTTCCCGGCCATAACCGTTCTAATCACCTTAATTGGAATAACCCCACCCAAGACATACTTCTTGGACTGCTTGTTCATAGAAATACGCCAAGTGATGATGCCTCCAACCCTAGTTTGTAGTTCGCCCTGCCTGTCTCTTACGTTAATCAACACCCCACTTCCGCTCTGACCCGGCAACACTTCTGAAATGTAGAAGCGCCAGTTCTCGGTGGCATACACGCGGCCTTTTCTTACCAGAGCATCGAGCCCCATTGGGCAAGTCCCGGTCATAAAGAACGTGTCTCTCTTTATCTCTGCATTCTCATCTGCTAAGGGAATTATGCGAGGCTTGAAGTACCCAAGGTCTTTCTTCGGCACGGTAAGCAAAGCAAAGTCTACGTTGGTATTTGGAGTGAAACTCTTCCATACTAGCGTGGCGTTTGTGCCCTTGCTACGGTATCCGTTGCGGAAGAAGTACGTCTTGAACGCACGGTTGTTGTTTACAACATGACCATTGGTAAATATCCAATACTTATCTGGGTCATCAGCAATACAAGTACCAGTCCCGGTAGACCACTTACCATCTGGCCTCTGGGCCGCAACTCGACAGGTTCCCTCCAAGACTTGCTCCATCGTCAATGGCTTAGCGTTTACAGCCGTAGCCACTGCAAAAATCAGGCACAAGGCCATAAGTAAGCGTTTCATATTACCACCTTTGATTTGGTTCTCTCTCTACTATATTATACACCAAAAAAAGTCACCATATAAGGAAGGAAATGGCAACTTTAGGCAAGTGGTCGGACCTGGAAGGTGTCTCGAATCATCAGAATGAAGTCTTCGTGAAGCCCTCGGGCCTCTGCTTCCAGCGATGCCATAACAGGATAGTCAGGCAAGAACATAAGAACAGCGGCTAGATTTTCAGCCGCTTCATGTTTACCACTTCTCTCAAAATCCCTGATAGCCGCTCTTATCCCTTTGATAATCTTGCGTCCATCAACACACGAACAGGCCACGGTTGTGTCTCCCTGTTTAATGTAGCCCTTGCCTCCGCAAAATGGGCAGTTCATAGTCTCTCTCTTTGAGGTAGGAGTCAGTGGACGGCGCGGGAATTGAACCCGCGTCCTGCGATACCTCCAAAGCAAACGTCTACGTGTGTAGTTTGTTGTTAGGCTGCACAACAAACAAAGCTGTCTCGATGGTGGATATGCCTCTTGTTTTTTTAGGCACAAGAATAAGCCGTCCCGCGCTTGCCGTTAGGCTGCGCAGGCCAGAATGCCGTTATACTCGGCAGTTAAATTTGGTAGTCGATTTTTTATACACGATTCGCTTTTAAGTATTGGATTGCATTTTGTAGCAGGGCAATATCGTCCTGTAAAAAACCAATCCCGCGATTGCATTTGTTACACAACAGACCTCGTATTTGTCCAGTCTGGTGGCAATGGTCTATTGCTAGTTTGCAATCTTTACCATGTCCAACTTCAACTCCACAGATTTGACATTGTTCACCGAATTTTGAAACAAGTTCTTCATATTGCGCAAGCGACTGAGCATCTAAGTGTATGCAATGATTACATTGATACTTGCCGTTGCTCAATAATTGTGGAAAGTTTGACAATGGTAATAGTTTGCCACAGTTTTTACATGTGGCCTTGCCGTTTTTTGTATTCTTGGTTTTCGGTTTGTGCAAACCAAGATTAACGGCTTTGTAACGCAAGGTGGTATAGTTCATGCCAAGCTGACGAGCAGCTTTTCTTAAAGACATTCCACTTTTCACCAAGTTTACAATCTGTTGTTCAACTTCGGTCATTGGTGTTTCCTCCCTATTATTATACACCAGAACTGACCAAAATCGACCAATGCTTAAAAGCGAATCGTGTAACCGTGGCCCTTCGACCAACCACGACACGCGGTTCACAGCATCAGCACCCAGTCGAAACCTAAATGCCGCCCTAAACACTGTCTAACAAAGCAGCGACTTCCTCAACTGTCGCCTCGGCTCCTGTATGTAAGATTGCGTCAACAACCTTGCCTCCATGTAGTCTAAACTCACGGAAGCCCATTTCTCGCCTAACACGACGAGCTAACGCCCGCTTCTCCAACCATGTTGGATTTTGTGCCATGAAAGATACCTCTTCTGAGGACTTACGGCAGCGGTCGCGAATCAGTGGAATCAAACCAATAGCAACTTCGGTAAGCAATAGCAAGAGCGCGGCGCTCAGTGCCACATTTTGCTCACCCGGTAGATTCAGAACTGTTCTCTCAGCAAAGTCTTCTGGTGTCATTGCTCTCTCTCTTTCTTTTCTAAACAGTCGGAATGACAGGATTTGAACCTGCGGCCTTCCGCCCCCCAGACGGACGCGCTACCAAGCTGCGCTACATTCCGTTATAATCTATATGCAGACGCCCACTTACAAAGTTTGGTCTGAACCTCCTACTATTATTATACACCGCGACTGCTAATCCTTCTGGATTTCGCTGCCGATTTCCTTTACTTCATCCTCGACTTCCTTGAACCCCTTCTTGAAGGAGGGTATCGCCTGCCCCACTGAACGGGCAACTTTTGGAAGCTGCGAGCCGAACAAGAGGACGGCCACGATGCCGATAATGACAAGTTCAAAGGGTCCAGGGGTGAAAAAAGCAAACAGACTACTCATTGGATACCTCCCAATCGGGAACATAGTTCATGGACTCTTCGACGGTGACCTTTGGCACCATTTGAGTATAATCGAAGAACATCCAACGTCTTAATGTATCGCACTCTGGTGCTGTGTGTACCAAGTATAGATACGTCTTGATTTCATCCCAACTACCAAAAAGGTGGCAGTGTGGAAATGTCCCAACCAACCAGTCGGGAACTTGTTTCTTTCCTCCCTCAATATGAATCAGCGTCGGGTTCTTTAAGCGATTGCCCCAGAACGCTTCTTCATACGTACCACAGGCATGAACCTCAGGGTCAATGTTGACTATCAGGAAGTCAGACATATCCACCATGCGAAGGTCTACAACTCGTAGTAACTTGATTTCTTTAGCAAGTGTTTCCCACTGGCCTATTTCCTTTAGGTGCCGCCTACGGTTTCTGTCCTCAATTCCCTCAAGTCCAATACTAATAGGCTTTCTGGTTGGGTCTAAAACCACAATACCCAACTTATCCAAAAAAGGTGTTATGTCTCGTCGCCATCCTACGCCGTGGTCAAGAGCCCGGTCCATTGCTCCGATGAGGTAGCAGCGCATCCCCCAAAGTCTGTGATTCATCTTACAACTCCCGAAAGGCTTTTTTCAACGCTGTCCAAAAGACGCTGAACCTACTTGGTCCTGTACATTTCCCAATTTCTTCATAAATACGCTTCGGACAGTCTGGGGTACACCCTCTGTATTGAGTGCTACAACCGCTAGCGTGAAATCTCCAAAACTTGTATGGAACACGCCACTTCATACAACGTCATCCTTTCTTTCTAAATGGGTAATTCGGTCTTCTAGCTTCTCCCACAGGGTAATAAGCTGGTTTACGGTGTCCGTACACTCTGCATATCGTCGGCGCATAAACTGTATGACCAACATCGCGTCCGTGATACGGCCCTCAAGCCGATTTATCCGGTCTCGATAGCCCTGTAGATAGGCATGGAGTACCTCCATTTGACTATCACTGAGCATCAGGCCCAGATTTTCAAGTTCTTCTGGTCCCATTGTATTATAGCACACGAATTGAGTTTGTCAACCTCGTTAGTCTCTTATTCCCATCCTTCGTAGCGGAGCATATGGGATGGCTTCGCGTTTTCCGCAGAAACCTATAACCGATTTGGGGTTAAGGTCGCCTGGCACAAGAGGAATCTCTGCCAACACATGGTTCAAATCCCAGGCTCCGGTTTTGAGATAGTAAACTACCAGATTAGTCTTCACGTTCTCCAAAATAGCAAACGAACACTCATTGGTTTTTTCTACAAGTAGGTCAACATCAATGTTGCTAACCACTTCCTCATGCCAACTCTCTATCAATCGTCGTCGTAAATCTTCGGTTGGCAAGTCAAAGTGTATAACCTCGTCAATGCGACCAGGACGTTTGAACGCTGGGTCGAGATTTTGAATGTCTTCATTGGTGGTGAAGATGCGAACCACCGCGCCCTTATTCTCCCCTATGCCATCGAGCGCCGATAGCAACGCGCAGGCCATGCGTCCATCGCCCCCTGCTTTGCGATTCAGGTAGGCTGTGTCAATATCATCGAAGAAAAGTACATCAGCCGAGTTAACCACGTACTGTAAACTGTCTCCAGAAAAACCTTCTTCCAAAGCCGATGCTGACACGGTATCGTAGGTCTTGTTGTGTAATCCACACAAGCCCTTGATGTAGTTACACAACATCGTCTTACCGTTCCCAGGAGGCCCAGTAAATAATAGCCCGCGCCCCGCCCTAACAGCATATTGCTTTAAGCGGCGGCGGTTTTGTAGGAAGCGGATTGAATTGTCCAACGCGGTCTCCAACACCCCATCTGCCAAAACGGGTTTGAGTATGTTCGCCTTGACATACTGCTGACGTGACAGTTGATGATGCTTGATTATCGCCCTGAGTTTGCCTCGCTTGTAGACCAGAAATGTGTATAGGTAGTTGTAACCCGTTGGGTCGAGCAGAGTGACTATCAAGTATTGGGCTTCGCCTGCCTGATACTTGGCCACTCCAAAAATCTTAGTCCCCTGCTTCATAATCGGCAAGTCTCCCAACTGAGTGATTGAAACACGCCGGTCGTTGTAGTTCTCTGTCCTGTTGTGTTTGTAATAGTCGGAACCCAACCAGTCACTAGTTCGGTCGGGAGTCATAAGGATACACAAGTCTTCTTCCTTACATTCCAACTCTTGGGCAAACTGGGGTAAGTATTCATTCAGTCGTATCTTGTGTTCCATTTTGTTCATGGTCAGTCTCCTGTTGAACCAAATCCACCTATTCCGCGTTCGGTTTCATCTAAGGAAGTGACTTCTTGGATTTGTACGATTGGCACCGGGACAACAATACCCTGTACGATTTTGTCACCGCGTTCTATGACGCGACCGTTCTGGTCGAGGTTAATCAAACACACCTTCCACTCGCCTCGATAATCACAGTCAATGACTCCCGCAATGACATGTAGACCACCAGTAACGGCCATACCGCTCCGGTCGCAAAGCAACACTCCAAACCCCGGTGTGATTGCTGTCTCAATGCCAAGTGAAATGAGTTCTCGCTTGCGCGGCCAGATTTTCTTGGTCTCGGCGGCAAAGAAGTCGATACCAAAATCGTTCTCATGCGCCTTCACTGGTAACTTACTGTGTTCCCACAGTCGTTTCACTTTCATATCTACAAGCATCAAAGACTCCTGATAAATGTTAGCGTTTCAGTAAAGTCTGCGTATTGCTTTTTCAACCGCTTTGCTTTGTTTTCAACGCTGGCTACGTTGACATTCAACTCCCATTCTTTGATGAGATTTCTCAACTGGTCGTTAGAAAGGTAAGTACATCGCAAACGAATTTCCCCATCATCAAACATTAGTTCAGCAGAGGCGTCACCTTCTGACCATATCTGATAGTTACCGTAGAAGTGGCCACACGAACTTACGTCAAAAAGTTTGGCGATGGCATCACACTTTGAATCGTTAAGATGAGTGTTTGCTTCAAAAGTGGTAACCATATTGGTGTGTTCTGCTAGATTCCACACCAACACCTTGAATATACCACGTTCTTTTGCTAGGGCTGCGCGTATGTTATTCCTGCGCTGTATCACCGTTGCTTGTTCGGCATAAAGTTGTTCCTGCTTCTTCTCTATGTCTATAAGTTGGATGTTCCTGAGCCCAAGTTCTTCCTCCAAGTGCATGTCAAAACTCCTCAAAGATTTCGTCTTTGTCCATTTCTTCCCAACATCTATGTCCACACACTTCACAGTTGTCAGGACACATGATATGCTTCCGGCGCTTGTCTACTTTGACGCCAGCCGAGGCTACTCGCAGCCGCGTTCGCGGCCTGGGTATCGACGGGTCGATAGATTCGCGGATACTGACGTTGGGTAGCCCGTTGAGTCGATATAAGGCCCCTACGAGGTCCACACTGCGCGTTGTGGTGCGGAATAGGACTTCGGGGCAGGCTCGCGCGATTCTAAACCACTTGTTGACGTATGGCTCAGAGTAGAAGTCCCCGCTCACATGAATACGAAAGTAGCGAACGCCACTCTTCTTGATTTCAGCTATCATGCGGGTTTCAAAGTCGCTTTGCTTGCTTGCCTCGTACCGGCGCTCGAAAGATGCTACGACATTGGGCCACGTTAGCCGCCCACGTAACGCATAGCAGCGAGGCTTACCAGCTTTGCCCTTCAAACACCACTTGGACGGCCTACAAGTCTTGACTGGCGGCAGACTAAACGTAGCGACGTTCGGCCCCATTTTCTGGTTGCCGATTCCAATGAGTTTGTTTGACATGACTTCCTCTCATAAAAAAGACCCTACGGCATCAACCACAGACACCGTAGGGCCGTTCTCCGAACCTCATCACGGGAGATTACCATGCGCAACCACGGTGTTCACCTATGCTTCAAAAAAACGATGTTTCTCAAAATCCAACTGACCACTTTTAGTTGTCGGCTTCATGGTGTAGTTTGGCGTGGCAGTTTAAGCAGTACACGTCACACTTCGCTATCTCAGCAAGGATACGTTCGATGCTGAAACACCTATTTACCATTACTGCGATTCCCATTTCCTTTTGAGCCGGGTCTCGATGGTGAAAGCACAAGCACGCTGGATGGTTTTCGCCACATTCCTTACATTGCTTGTCTTTCTTGTATTCTCTCAACCACGCCCACTTCTTTTTCCTCAGTTTGGCTTTATTGGTGGCGTAGTTGGTCTTGTTGGCCTCATAGTGCTTCTTGCTTAATTCTCGGCGCTTCTCAGGGTCTTTGTATGGCATCGGAGCCTCCTGATTTGGGGTACACTACATTATACACCAAATCAGACTGCAAAGAAGTCTTGAACCCCTAAGTTTCTAAAAAGGCCCGCCGAAAGGGTGTCGAACCCCTCACCACGACTCGCGCGTTGTGGTGGTGTGTCCACGCTACACTCGACGGTTGTGACACTAGGGAAGACGTGCGCCCGCCTCCCCTAGTGTTTGATTCACTGCGCTTGTCCAGCTATTCCAAAAAAAGCGATTCAATTACGCAAAGCATTAAAGACGACAAAACGATGCTGGGAAGTGTGCTTAAACCTCCTTCGGTTTTGCTGGATTCGCGACTCTTTTCGTCATTTGCATGTAATCCCAACTACATTCGCCTGCCCGCTACCCTGGTCGGCTTGAATCTACCGGCCAGGGCGACAATATGCGGGCGATTAGTCTCCTGAGTAGTTTTCCACGATGGAAACAAAGTCTTCGCCGCTTTCACGGTTGAAGAAGTCGTCCATCACGGTGAATACGGCATCGCTGAAACCACCCACGTTCAACACAACGCCTTCGCGTTCTGGTGTCTGCGTGGTAGTGTTTGGCGTAATGTCGATGTTCACCAACTTACTCTTTGGGTTTCTACTGTGGAACTCAGTCCACTCTTGGGCCGTACCGCCTCGACCACCATGACGACCAAACCAACTTTCGTTGTCCGATACGTAGATGATGTTCTCAGCCTTGGCTCTTGTGTTGTTCAAGTGTCGTAGTGGAACCGAGCAGTCGGTTCCCCCACCACCAAAGCTGCGCAAGGTCTGCGCATTGGTCATAACACTGTCAAACGGGTTCAAGTGTGCATTGTACAAACGGTTGTCGAATGGCATGATGCTGGCGTTCTTGTTTTGACGGAGTACGCACACTGCGAACAGGGCGGCTACGTCAACACACTTGGTAACGCTGTACGAACCAGTACGACGGCCCATTGCAACCCAACTCATTGAGCTTGACACGTCCACACCAACCACAGTGCGGCCTCGGAAGGTCGGCACGTTTTCCGTAGCAATTTCCATAGCTTCCTGCAAGGCGTTACTGATACGGCTGTCGATGGTCACGTTTTGGTACGTGGTCAACAGTTGGTATGGGAAGACGTTGCACTGGCGAACCAATTCTGGATTGGCCAACTTCGCGGCCACTTCGTCCACAAATGCGCTGCTACCGAACACACCACGCTTTTCGAGCATGTTCAAGTTCATACGCAAAGTGTTCCAGGGCATGTTGCGAGCAATGTCACGCCATGCGTTGACACCCAACTTCAAGTTCGTCAAAGCGCGAAATGGAACGTCTGGGATTTCGTACTCATCTGGCACGTCACCCATTTCCTTCAACGCTTCAAACTGTTGAATGTCTTCTGGTAGGTACTGGTAGTTTTCGTCGCTCAACTTACCAATCAAGTACGAGAACATAGCTTGCTGTTCTCTACCCACTGGACGTGGGTGTACCATCTTGATAGCATCGGCAAGCGACGGGTTGCTGTGACCTACGCTGGCGATGTACAGCTTGTACGCACTGCGGTCTTGCAGCCATCGCTGGATGCAACGCTTTACGGCAGTACCAAAGCTACGTCGGCCAACGGCACCACTACGAATCAAGTGCATGAAGTTCAACAGCATCTTGCTGTTGTTACACACACGATTGAAGATGGTCTTGACCAACTCGGTTTCGCCTCTGGCGGCTAGAGTAGCCAACAGGTAAGCAGGAACGTCCTTCATTCGACCAACCTCACGGCTGTAGACCGCTAGCTTGGCCAAAAACTCTGACGAACATTCGTTTGCCAGCGCTTGGATTTCCTTGACTTGTTCACCGGCGCTGACATAGAAGGTGTTGCTGAACGTACCAGTTACGGCGTACTGTGCCAGGGCATGTTCGTTGGTCTTGCTGTACGCAAGGCCACCAGCGTGATTTCGCGTGTCTGGACGAGGCGTGTTACGCGAACGACAACGGTTTCTGAAAAGATTCTTGTTCATAGGATTTCTCCCTTCATTCAGCAAAAGTCTGACAAAATTTCCTGGGCCTAAAAGCCCAACATTATAGTATACACCGAGCAGAGCCGTTTGTCAACTTACCGGCCAGTAATATCGTCCAAATAGTTCCGCTGCCACTTGTGACCCCAGTAAGTGGAGCTTTTTGAGGGATTTTCCTGCTCATCTTTTTCCTCTTCACGTACTTTCAGCCATCCGAGGACGACTCCGACCGCGATTACGAGTAGAAAAACGATGTAGGCTCCGTATCCAAGTTGAGGGTCCATGTTACACCTGTGTGGTTACTAAGTGTTTGATAAACTCGTCCATGTCCCCACCGAAAGCGCCATCATGGAGCGCCCGCTTGATTTTCTTCACGGCTTCCGGCTTTTTGAAGCCCAGGCCCATCAGGGCGTCGATTGCGGGCTCAAATTCGACCAAATCGGCCTTTTTTGGAGCCACTGGCGCAACTACGGCGACCGGAACGGCCTTCGGCGCGGCCTTGGCCTCTTTTTTGTAGACTACCTTGCCTTTGATACACTCAATGAGGTCAAAATCCAAGATTTGTCCACATTCACACACGCCTTTGTCAATAATTTGAACTTCTCGCATCGACCGCCACGTTTCAGCGTTGCATTTTGGGCAGAAGTAGACAAAATCGTGTTCAACTCGCTTTGGTTTAAGTCCCACTAGTCCGACTCCTGTTCAGCAACCTTCTTTTTCTGTTGTTCTTCCAATCGGGTCTTCGCATTCTGCTGCCTCCACCAAATCATGTACTTGATGGCGGCTGGCAGTGTTCTAAACCGATGCCGACCGGGACATAAATCCCAACTGCCGTCCCTACATTTCATCATCAGTGCGTATGGCGGTGATTGAGGGTTAATCCCCATGAAGGTCTCACCGTGCCGAATGCGGAAGTTCCCACAAGTGCTGTCCCACGACTCGGATTCGAGGCCATAGTATTTTTCTCGGCTTTGAATCTCCACAGGGTCAGTACACTCTGAGATAAACTGCATCAGATACGGCAAATTCTCGGATTTTGCAGAGATAGACCGGGCTTCTTTGGGTGAGACAAGGGTAGCAGGGTTAATGTCAGGATAGGCTATGCCTTGAATGATGAAACCAGCACCACATGCTGGGCAATGTCTTGACCTGGGGCCTACAGCGTGCCCACATTTCTTACAGTTTTTGTGTCCTTTTGGCATGCTAAATAAGCTCAAAAAGTGGCAAATTCCTATCAGGACTAATTCTCGCAAAGGTCGTCCAAATACCCATCCAGCATCGGCTAAAAGCGGTCTACTGGGTTCTATATTCGGTTCTTTGACTGTTGTATCTTACGTACATGGTGGATGTTTGTGTCGTTGTGCTTGTGGTCAAGACAAAATTGTAACACCAGCAAGGTTGTTGAATGGTAGTTACAAATCTTGTGGATGTGCCAAATTTCGACGTGGCCCTGACAGCCCACAATGGAAAGGTTACAAAACTATTCCCAAACAATACTTTCTATCTCTCAAACACGATGCAGCACGTCGCAAACTGTTGTTTGAAATTACCATTGAAGATATTGGAAACCTACTAGAAAACCAACAATATACATGTTGCCTTTCTGGTGTATCAATTTCGATGGAAGAAAAAACCGCATCACTAGACCGAATAAACTCTTCTAGTGGATACGAGGTAGACAACATTCAGTGGGTTCACAAAATTGTTAATGAAATGAAGTGGGACTATAACCAACAAGAGTTCATTGAATGGTGCAATCATATAGCCAACCATGTTGGCAAAACCAGGGCGGCGGGCTGCTTGGCATCCTACCGCCCCGGTTAGGAGGGAGACTATTTCTAGTATGGGAAGTCGTCGTCGTCTTCCTCATAGTCGTAGTCGTCGTAATCGTCAGCCTCGTCACAGTAGCAATCCCCAGCGGGTTCGCCACAGTCAGGGCGGGGGTCTTCCTCTTCCTCATAATCTGGCTCTGACAAGTCACTGGCCAAATTCCAGTGGTCGGCGGTGTCGTGGTCGAACTGGCCACCTTCGCGAACCTCGGTCGGCTCAACCTTGCGGCCCTGAGCGGTGTAGAGACCACCTTCCATAACACCAAAGTTTTCCCGGCCTTCCATGTCGCGGATAACCTCGTAGGTGTTGACACGAACCTTTCCGGCGTCAACGTGCGGAACACATACGATGTCGGCGGGGTCTACCTTGCAGACGATGTAGCGGTCACTGGCGTCGCCGAAACCCTCAACAAACTGTTTGGTTCCAACGTGGTAGCCATAGCTGCAAGCATCTTGCGGGTCATCGTCCACCTTGTTGCGAGACATGAAGGGCTTCGCGCCAACGTGGTTATCCACCTTTCCACTGCGCTTGTCGGTGTAGTCGTCGCGCACGGCCTTGTAGCACAGGACAAAACCCTCGGGCGTGATGGGCAGACTGTTATCCGCCACAAACTTGTAGGCTTGCTCCGTGCTGCGCTTCGACGGGTTTGCCATCAGGCGGTCACAGAACTTGACGAACGCCTTGAAGCCTTCGCTGCCGTAACCATCCCGCATGAGGTCGCGCATCCGGTCCCGTAGCGAGGCTGGCAGTTCCTCGTCGCCGTAGCGAATCAGGCCAGTCTCGGGGTTGACGGTAATCTTGCCGTCCGAATACGGCTCAATGACCTGGACGATTTCCTCGGTCACCGCTTCCTCGGAACTGAGGCCCATCAGACGCCGGATTTCATTGGCATCCTGTTCGGGCTTCCGAAGGTGTCTCAGCAAAAGCCGGTGGTTGTAGTGCCCACAAGGCACCGTATGGGTGTTCCCATTCATTACGAGGTTGATAACCCCGCTTCTTGAAACGATAAAAGCAATCTTACTCATGGTATTCTCCCCATTGTGATGATTGGAGTTTGTGTGGTTGAGCCTCACACGTAGTTGTGGTTTATCCGCCGAAGATGCCCGCGATGCCAGCACCACCCAATTCGGCAACGATTTCCGGTACGTCGGCGTTGGGCACTTCCTCGCCGTTTCTCAAGACCGTTTGTTGGCCCCGATTGTCCATTTCGATATGGAGGGTTTTGTCACCGATACGGGCGTCGATTTCCCCAACGACCTTACGCTCTGGCATCCTGATAACGAGTTCGCCCGTTTCTGCGTCGAAAGCCACGCGGGCCGAGCGCAGGTTCGACATGATGTTGAGGTAATAGTAAGCGAGGTCTTCGCCTTCGGCTTCATTGATGGCATCGACAATCTCTTGACGAGCCTTGACGAAGTTGACGCGAGTTTCCTCCATCGGGCCTTCGTCGGACACCGGGAGACCGAGCATACGCATCATGTCACGCACACTGGGGTCGTCGGCAATTTCCGGTAGACACGGCGATTCGCAGTCGCACGCGACCTCGGCGGGAACGGGAACCGGGGCTTCCTCAACAACCTGCACGGCCTGTGCGTTGTCGGGCTTGTATTGACGATAGTTGTTGTCTTCGGGTTGGTTCAGGTCGTAACCATGAACTCTGCCATCCTCAACCTTGTCCACCTTCACGTTGCGGTAGCCAGGGGTATGGGGGGTGCTGCCCCCTCGGTAGAGGAAGCGAATCTCTTGCCCAGGTTGGGCGTCGGTCAAAGTGTTGAGTGGTCTCATTCTGAGAACCTCCTGTAAAAAAAGTGATTGTTCACATAGTATAGCACGAAATCAGGGTTTGTCAACCCACTTTTCTGGATTTTTTCTAAACTGGTCCTGCGCCGTGCTTGTCTACCAATTTGATGTACTGAACAACAGCCGGGGTTTCCTTCCTAGAAATATCGTCACTGCTATAATGGTTCTCTTTGGAGGCAATGAATGACTCCCAGAAGGGATAGTCCTTCTTGATTGCTTTTTCCAAAGCTACTAGGTCATGGTCACGCTTGCCAGCCGTCAGCTTGTAGTTGACCAGACCGGCCAAGTCAGTGTAAGCTGAATAGTTCGGGGTTTTCTTACCCGAGTCCCGTACTTGCTTCAACTTGTCCAGAAAAGCCTTCATCACAGACGTGGGGTCAGTAATCTTGTCAATTAGTAGCGTGTAATATGCACGTCGCCCAAATCGGTTCATTTCCTCCGCATTGGAAATATGGCGGGCAAGGTCGCGCTTCACAGCGTCGGCCCGCAGCACTTCCTTCGCATAGGTCCAAATGTCAACCCAATCGTCGCTCTTGCGGAACTTCTTGGCTACGCCAGGGCGCACACCGATAACCTCTGGCACTTCGTACCCACAGGCTTTTAGTCGGCTCATAATCTGACCCACTTCACGCGGGTGGATGATGCGACCATCGCGCCGTGCTTGATAGCGACAAATCTCACAGTAGACACCACCATCGGCAAGGTCAACCGCATCCTCAGACCAGTAGTCATAGAAGCGGTCCAGGTAATCCGTCGAACCATCGTGCGAAAACACTTGCGACGTGCAACTGTGAAACACACCACGGTTGGCAGGAAGCTTCGGCAAGGTCGAGGTCGGCGTTAGTTCGCTGCCGTCCATGCCCATCTTTTCCAAGAAGGACGCTTTGGCTTCGGCAGTCTCGAACTTCACCAGACATACTCGCCTTACTTTTCGTTCTTCCAGTAATGCCCGGCATCGCGAGAAGCTACCGCGAGGAATGTCAACCTCGTAGAACCCAACATTCCGGTTCGTCGGAGCAAACTGTTGAACCTTGTGCTTTTTGATGGTGCCCTTGCGGTCGATTTCATCTTCGGTGTACCAGCTATGGCGGCGGGATTCACGCTTGTATTCCCATGCTTCGATACCACCGATTTCCGAGAATGCCTGGATGGGCGTACCAATCGGAGTGCCCTGCCATTCCAGCAGCGGAACGTCGGCCAATCGACCGAGCGTACCCAACTTGGCACTGTTACCCAGGTACATATCGTTGGCGAGACACCGGGCTTCCCACAGCGTTTTGCATTCGACAAACTGCTTCTCAACCTCTGCGTTGACCTCCACCAGAATCTCTTCCAGTTTGGCCACGATGGCAGCCTGAGTCGCTTTACCGTAGGACAGTTGTTCACGCGATGGCGTAATGTCCAGGGCACCAACCGGGAACTTGATTTCAATGTCGTTCTTCAACAGGCGAGAACACTTGTCGGACAAGTCTTTGATTTTGCTACCATTCAATGGGTAACAGATATTCCCCATGATGGCCTTGGCACCGCTATACTGAGGCTCAGACGAGTAGATGCCCCAATCACCCTTTTGCAGGATGAACGTGGTGTTCGGAATGGTCAGTTCCTTGCCAGTGAACTCAGGGCGGTGTGAGAAGTGTCGGTAGACCTGGGCAATCTTCTGTTGGAACTCATTGCAATCATAGCTTCGCACGGCAAATTTTACGAACAGACCGTTCGGTTCATCCGTTTCTTCATCCTGGTCTTTCAGGTGGTCAACTTCGGGCAGGCGTTCCTCGTTCAAGAAACACAGGTAGTGCCGCTTGATGCCGTTGAAGTAGGACACAACAGTGAACGTGTCCGTTACCGCCAGTGGTGACTTGGAACCCAGACCAAGCTGGCCAACGAAGTCATTGGACTTGGTTTTGGTTGACAGGAAATAGGTCGTGTAGATTGTGTGTACCTCGTCTACGACTTTCACTGACTCGGGACAGCCACGAGACTTCCAGTACACTTCACATTCGTCCAGTTGAGCCGGGCCGTAGACTACATTGCTGTAATCGGGGGCAATCTTATCACCCTCATATACGATGTATCCAAGGCCGGGGCCAAAGTCACGACCGCTGAACCAAGGTTCACTGCTGGTGGGAACGTGGACGATAGGTGGTTTGTGAAGAGTGTTCGCCGCCACATGGGCGTCGTACATATTGGTGCCTAACTCACGGGCAGCCGCAGTAGGCTTGTCCGAATAAAGTCCATCGCTCAAAATTCTAAAGGCTTCCGCTGTAGCCATTATATCAAAACCAGTTGATTCGCCTAGACCAGATTTCCTTACTGATACTTTATCAACAGTCGCAACAGCCATTTAATCTTCCTCCAAATAATCAATAAGTTTTTGCAATATATCACTATCATCATTACAATGACCCAGTGTTACATTACATCTAAAACAGAGCAAGCCTCTTATTTTACCAGTTTGGTGTGAATGGTCCACAGCAAATCTTGTTCGATTGTTACCTGGATTATTGGCCCCACAACATGCACATTTGCCATTTTGCCGTTTTAACAGATTTTCGTACTCTCGTAGGGTAATGCCAAATTCATGTTGTAATTGTATATCCGTCTTACAATCTTTACAACAAGCATGAAGACCATCTTTGGTATATCTATCCTTACCAAACATATCCACCGTTTTCATTTCAAGACACCTAGAACATTTTTTGAAACCATTACTTGCCAAAGTTCCTTTTCTAAATCTAACTTTGACCAGCTTCTTCAATAAACATCCACATGATTGAATTCTTCCTTGTTTGACTTCATAACAACCAAGTTCTTTTAGATTACCACATTCACATCGAAACATGGCATGTTGTAATCTCCGATTGGTGTCCTTGTATCTCACATAAAATGGTTCACCTTCTACTGTAAGCATTCCAAACTTGTCGCCGGGGTGTACTGACCATCGTTCTTTCGGTATAGGTTCTGACATGAAAAAATCTCCTCAACTTTGATGTTAATACTGACTAATGTATTATACACCAAAATTTAGAAGATTATCAGAAAAAATCTATTTTCGTCCAAAATACGAAAGTCATATCTCCATCCTTCCGACTAGAGTTCGGAATGGGGCGAGCAGCCGAAAAACAGACAGGGGTGGCCACTCGCCCCTAAGTCAAAAATTCTGGGCGAATCAAGTCGCCCGCCTGCAATGAGTCCTTAGTATAGCACGGCGTTTGAAAAAGTCAAGCTGGTTTTCGAGAAATTCTTTCGCGGTTTTCGTCCCACTCTCGCTTAGTATACCCGAGCCCCACCATCGTGGCATTCAACGCTTTGACACACTTGGCCTTCGTCTGTTCATCTTCCCAGTGTTCAATCGACGGATACTTCCGTATTCCTGGCGCGTTGCGTTTGAACTCTGTGATGGCGTCGTCAAGGTCGCGCCGGTCGGCCATGCCCCACTCTGGTTCTTTCAGGAACAGATGGAGCAGCCAACCAAAGGCGGTTCGTTTGCCGTCCTTCTCATAGTTGTCGGAGTCAATCAGAATATGGTCCTGCTTGAACACCGGCACCGTGGCAGGCCAGCTATTCCTCGTCTTCTTCTTCTTTGCCATCATCCCTTCTCTTACTGGTCTTCCAGGAACAGTTGTAATTATAAACATCCATGCTGATTACCTCGATTGGTTTGCCTCGGTAGGTCACCGTAAACTCAAGGTCTTCGGCCAGGGTTTCTTGCGGCCCTGCGTCTGTCTCGAAACACTCAAGATGTACATGAAGACAGGCTTCGTTGACGGTATCCTTACGACCAAGGGCACGTCGAGTAATGTCTTTGATAGTGCTGCCATCGGCTTTATCATCATTTGCCCGCTCAACAATCTCTTCCAATAACTCTGTCATAACTGCTTTAGTTGGCATGTGTTTTTTCCAACTGATGTTTCAGGTGGGCTTTGCCACGGTACACCCGCGACAACACCGTACCCAAGGGTATGTTCAATCTGTCTGCTGTCTCCTGATGCGTGTAGCCATCGACCACAACCGACCACACGCACTCCCTTATTTCTGGTGTTAAAGCGTCCAGAGCCGCCTTCATGTCGTCCCCATACGGCTCTCGCGGCACATGAACCACGGCGACGTAGTGTCTATCCATTTCGCCGGTCGCCGTCGTCTTCTCCCTTACGTTATATGGCTTTCGCCAGTAGTCAACCCAGCGACGATACACCACCTTTTGCACGAATGCCCGCCACACCGTCCCATCAATCTTGGTAGGAACTCTTATCAGAGATAGCATTGCGTCCTGAGCTAGGTCTTCCGCCAACTGGACTCGGCCTTTGGTCAGGCCCAAGGCATATTGATATGCGTATACACGCATCTGCTCCCATTGTTCTTCACTTGTCATTTTTCCACTTTTTGTAAAGCTCCACCAGCTTCTCGGTAGCATCACATTGATATTCTACTGTGAATGGTTTCCCATGTACTGGATAGCATGTTATCACGGTGTTGTCTGCGGGCTCATACTCTTCCCCACACTCAGAGTTGTAATGGTCCCAGTATTCTCTCTGGTGATGATACGTACCAATGAAGGCCCAATAGTCAATCCTTGCTCTCTCGCTGTGTTGTCGCAACTCGACAGTGGCCCACTTAGTTTCTGTGGCTCCATGTGCATACCACTCGCCGTTCTCATTGTGCAAGTCAAACTCTTGATAGTCTGACATGCCTTCTCGAACACACGTTTCGGACTTGCTAGGCTGTGCTAGTAGGACGGCCATTGCCAGTATTGCTACGTTCATTTACTTCCTCCAAAACTAAAAGGCTACTTTCCTGCCCGTTCATTTCGTACAGCCAATCAATGTACTTGTCTGCTTTGTCTTCCGGCAACACAAGGTCACAACCGTTTGTATCTTTGATGTAGCTGGTGCTACCACCGCGTCCATGTCGCACAATTCGGAAGAGTTGCATACGTACCTCCATTACGAAAAAGGTCTCACTTCCAATTCGTCAGTCAACCCATAGATTTGGATAACTAACTCCGCATCTTCCTCTGTCTTATACACAGCAAAACTGCTGTATATCAGTTCTTGTTCTCCAGTCAAGTCCCCAATGCGCATCCACGCACCAAGTCTCTTATGCCATAGGCCGTAATCGTTAGACATATTTGTACCACAGTATCAAGTAGATGCCGCTCAGCATTGCAACGCCGAGTCCAGCATAGGGATTTCCGATTGTAATGAAGATGGTAACTCCTGCAAGTAGCAGCGGAACCGACCATCGTTCGTTTAATACGTGTCTCATACCGTCACCAACTCCTGTCGCAAGGCTTCACCTTCTTCGGTCAAGAAGAACACGGCTTCACGGGCGTCGTGGGGGTCAGGTTCATAATCCACGATTCCTTCTTCGGCCATCAGAGCCAAGTCGTCACAATATACCCTTGTTCCATCTTCAAAGGTGGCCCACTCGCTTAGTGTTTCAACTAATCGTTGACCGTCACCCAGTTTGGTGATTACATCCTGCCACGGTTGCGGTAATTCTTTAGCATTCATGTTGCTGTAATACCTCATTGATTCGTGGGATGATACAATCTGCGCCGAGAATGGGCAGTGCCGGTTTGGGCTCAGCAGCCCAGAAAAAGTCGTTCTGAACGTCAACAATCATAAATGCTGTATTGTAGGGAAGGGCAATGTGGGAAGGGATGTCGCCAGAGTGTTGAACGTGAGCCCCTTTACTCATCAGTTCGTTGAGGATTGGATACACTTTCTCTTGGTCGGCTGCAAAGCAGCAGTCCAGTATGATGATGGGTGTCAGTTCGTTTTTCAGTGCGTCAATCACAGTTTCTCTAACACAGAATTCCAAACACACACCCATGATTACCAAGTCTGTAATCTGATAGTCGTGGAGTAGCTCCAACAGGTCGTCGTCTTCAAATGCGGAGAAGCCATCTGTGTCGAGTCTGTGGCCCTTGTGGACATACCGAGCGCCTTTAGCTCTGTATAGGTCTGGTCTCAACTGTGCCCCCCAACTGTCAGCAACGCAGTGTTCGGAGAACTTGTCGAACGATGGGTGGCCGGGCCGATGCTCGTCCATTGTGTAGATGGTCATACTCATTTCTTTCGTTTCCTTTTTATTGAAGCGTCGTAGCCCATGAGTATCAACTGCCAGATTACCCAAACGAGAATCACCATCTTAAAGACGACGGCAAGGGCTCGCCAACAACTAATCATCTTCGCCTCCAAGCCAATCGAGAACCAGCAGGAGCCCGGCTACCAGGGCGAGCCCGGCCCACCAGAGCCCGTTGTCCAACTGTATGTCTTCGCAAAGAAACCGCCCGTATAGAACGGACCCGACAATTACGGTGATGCCTGCGATGGCGATACACAATCTTCGCATTTGGATTCTCCTACTTTAGTATAGCACAGAAATCGAAACTGTCAAGAGCGCCGTCCTGATTTCGCCCAGGCTCGTAGGTCAACAAGCGGGTGGTCAAGCGGGTTGCGAGTTCCAGAGGTCATAATCAAGTTCTCCTACGAGAACCTCAATCATCTTTGCAATCAATTCTCTCATGGCTTCTCCTTCTTTCCATGCCAGTAAAGTCCACATACCTTGCACTCGGTCTCAGAATCGTTGTTACCCGAGGCGTCGGGGTGAAACACTGTCAAAGGATGGTTACAGGTCTTTTGTAACGCGCGCATTTCCTCTTCTTTCGTTTGTATGGCCTTGGCTGAATATGTTCTCAAGTCATCAATCTCTTTCAGCAAAGCTTTGCGCGCTTTGATAATGTCTAAGTAGCTATCAATCTTAGCTATTAGACCTTCATCGCCAATTAGTTTTCGCAGCAGTTGTCTGTCAAGTTCGGTACTCATGTGTACAAATCCTCTTCTAGTATCTCGTCAATGTACTTCTGGAAGTTGGCGACGGCCAACGCCGCTCTGTCTTCAATCTCTCTTTTGTCCATTAGGTAGACGCCTATCTTCACGGTTACATCGTGGAAGTTAAACACCAGCTTGCCAATGTGGCCTTCCTCGCCTTCGGTGCGTATTGCAGGCGGGCCGTGGAACCACAGTTGCTTGCGGAACCATAGCTTCTCTGCTATATCAATCGGTCTTATCCACTCCATCTTCATCGTCTTTATCCTTTTCCAGTCCCGGCCATCGCACTCCAAGGTACTTGTTACACAGCCACTCCCAGTTTTTCTCAACTCTCTTCATTTGCTTCTCATTTTTGTCCCACCATCCAATCCTCTCAGCCCATGCCACCAGCTTATTAGCCAACCGCATGAACTCAAGGTCTTCACACCACAAGACAGTCTGAGGGTCGTACACAGAAGGGTCGCCCTCAATCAACAACTGTCCACCTGGGAAGTATTCCTCATTCTTCCACACTTGCCGAGCGCGAAATATCAACTCATCCATCGTGAAGAAGCGACTCGATTCCTCTCCCTTGTCGTATGCCCCAAAGCTACCAGGACGAACATTATCTAACTTGTTTATCCTGGCAGCCTGCGAAGCGGTCATAGGGTACTTGAGTTCTTTGCGTACCTTGCCGCATTGCAAGTGGGCATAGTAGTGTGTAGCCCCGATGGACATTCCCACCCAGCTTCGTATGTCGAGAAAGACGGTCTTCATGGCGATTTCTCAGGGTGGTTAAGGTGATACAGGTATCCTGCCCGGCTCGGGAAGAACAAAACCGCTGTTGCCATTCCATCCTTTTGGAATCATGTTCTGAAAGTTTGCTCCTGGGTCTTCGGCTTCACACAGGGCGGTTGCACAAAACAGCTTGCCACCTTTCAGTGCAACGTCTGGTGAGAAACCACCTTCCTCGCGGTGTATACCAGCGGTCTCATGGTTGGCACATGATTTGTTGAACTTACACGCCACCATACACACGGCAGAGCCGCTTTCCAAATTGGCAACCTCAAGTCTACGGAGTGGAGCAACGTGTTGCACCGGCACAGGCTCGTTGAAGAGGCCATAGACGTTGTAGCCCTTGGCCCAGTCTTCGTACAACTGCATGTCGGTTACATCCAGTTCCAACTTGATGGTCTTCAACTGTGCGAAGATTTCGGGGGCGGCGCTGACCTTCATGTAATCACGGCCACCATCAATAAAGATGCTGCCACAAGTACAACCATGAAAGTCATGGCGAGCCCGACTGTAAATGGTATCACCACACTTGGGACAACAGATTGCATTAACAGTAAGCATGGGCTTCTTTCCTTTCATAAAAATCTGTCGTGCTTCTTCCGACATTTCGTTAAATGTGGCAACCTTACACGTCCTACCGTTGCCACCTTGCACAATGTCGTCTGGTTGTGGGTTTTCAAACACTACTCGTTCCCCCGAATTCCTCTATGAGTCTAAGTAACGTGTCTCCGTGACACGCCTTCGGTTTGCACCAACAACCTAGAACTTTACCCTTGAGAGTATGAAGCTGTGCCAACAGCTTCGGTTGTTTGCGAATCCACGCCTCATGTTTCTCAATGACTTCTTCTCTCGTTCCATCTTTCCCAATGTGGAATTTGTTGTACCAAATGCTCGTCTTGCCTGTCCGAGGACACTTACCTCGACCTATGTACACGTCATACGGTTCTCGTTTGCAGTGGACAACTTTACCTTTTTGTGCGCTTCGCGTGTCCGGTAATGGCCGGGTTGTGTCCGGTACCATTTCGTTAGAGCCTATACGTATAACTTCGCAATCATTAGCACCGTGGTCATGTTTTTGTCCGGTGGTGTCCTGCTTTATTGCCGTTTTATGTTTTGCAATCAGGTCATCCAGCGGCTCAATTCTGTCGGGCTTGCACCACCCAATCAGGTTACTGAACCTCTGTCCACGAAAACTGCTTCGCACAATGGGAGCGCCATCCCTGATGATGCCGTCAACATCAACCTCCACCATGCCGGTGAATATCCGACAGCTTACCCAGTATTTGGTCACTGTACCTTAATCTCAATCTTCTGTGTCATCAATTCAAAATAGGCATCGTCACCGAGCCGGTCGCCCTTACTATCGGAGCGCGACTTGATGACTTTACCTATGTCGTTGTCATCCAACAAGTAGTGGGTGGCGTCGGCTAACATTTGTGCGCCGTCTTTCGGCAAGCACTCGTCGTTGGACACGGTTACGGTTAGCATTTGGTATTCCCCATTGTTATGTGCTGCATGAAGTATCCTTCCCGCAACGGTTTCAATCCTAGTTGTACCCGCACTGCCATTAGTTCCGGCGACCATGCGTCGAAGAACTAGTAGACGCTGGCACGTTGTAGAGTATCATCGTAGGCGACCTCGATTAGTTCTCCATCGCGAGGCTTCAACGTCCACAACTCAGGAACAGGCATGTCTTCCTTCTCTAGGCGAAGCACTGTAACGTGCGGGTCGTATCGTTGTGGTTGTATGTCCCACGCCTTTGGGGGCGAGCGCCATCTTCAACCGACGTATCTCCAACCACGCCTCACGCGGCTGCATATAGGCCACCACCCACCTACTGTGGTACTTTATCCTCGCTTGTGCTAGTTGTAGACCCATCTTGACACCAACAAATGAACTTCCAAAACAGGCTGGTCACGAAGGCCCCGAGGCCGATGCCTCAACTGGCGAAAACAATCCAGAACGCTACTTCCCACATTATATCACACATATCGGACCTGTCAAGTTGAGGGTCAGTAAAACTTCCACATTTTCTTCTTGAACTCTTTGGCGACCGACTCCATCCTTCGATAGAACGCCCGACTAGCGGGATGGTGTGGGAACACCTTAATGGTCTTGGTATTGACACGCCGACACGCAAGGCGAAAGAGACCGCGACCCAGGCCGCGATTCCGATACCTGATGTTGATGAACACGTAGAACGTAGTGGTGGTACGGTTCTCTCGTAACAGAGCCCATCCTACTATCTCCCCATCATCCAACGCCAATAGTATCCTATCTCTACCTTCTTGGTAGTCGAGATAGTCTTCCCGTATGTAGTCAGACCCACGCCAACTCAGCGACATTAGCTGCCGCTTCTGGTGGGTGGTTAGCTTACGCTTTGTTGTTGTTCTGTAGCTTATCATCATTCTATCTCTAAAATGGTTTCCTTAAACCACCACCATCCATCTTCCACTAGCCCTTGGAGCCTCATCCAATAATGCTCCAACACATTGGCAACCCTGCCAAATCTGGACGGCTGGTTAGGCATCATGTAATACCAAGTCACCGGCCACAACTCCATATCCCACTCGCGCTCACTATCCTTGTAATGGAAGTACACCTTGTAGTCATGCTTGGGGTCGTAGTTTAGCACGGTCAGCCGCACGTCTTTGTAACAGAACGTAAAGCCATCGTCACAGTACCAAAGTTCCTCGGCCTCTTCAATGCGCCACCATTCCAGAAATTTCTCCCATACGTCGTTGGGTATCTTGCGTTGCCAGTAAATGGCCTTGAGGATACAGCCTAGAGCAAAGTAGGTGTACCCATCTACATCACCCCACACGTAGAGTTTCTCGGGATTACTGGTGCTGCGTATGTATGACATGGCTAGTCTCCGTACTTGAACAACGCCCAGAATGCAAGGGCGGCGGCAAAGGCAATGCCAACAACAGCAAAAGCCTCGGGCCAACTTATGGTTTCAGCGAGTAGTAAATTTATCATTTCTTCTTATCTCTTTCTATCGCCTTCTTGTAAAGCCTATCCACGTCTTGTGGCGACAACGCTCCATAGGGCATTGGAGCCGGTTTGGTTTCTCTAGGTTCTGGCGGGTCAATCCCTTCATACGTTGATTCTACCAACCAGTGAAGACCGTTTAGAGGGGCAAAG